AACTTCCAGTACTTCGTCCACATGCTGCGCGTGGTGGAGGGATTGAGCGCCGGCCTGAACACCGTGCTCTCCCGCCCCGTGACCTTGAAGGAGAACTGACATGGCGATCATCGGTTTGCAGCTGTCCCAGGCGGAATCGGGCCGGATCCGGCTCGGCATGAAGGTCGCGTCGGGCCGCGGTACCCGGCCGGCGAAACTCGACCGGTTCCGTTTCACCTCTCCCCGGAAGAACCTGATCGAGAAGATCGCCGAGCTGTACGGCGGGGCGGTCGAGGAGTGGCAGCCGCCGCGTGGTGCCGGGCAGTGGCAGGTGATCACGAACGCCACGGACATTCCGGTGGTGGTGCCGCCGCAGGACCCGGCGGAGTCGCAGTGGCTTGAGCTGTGGTCGGCGGGTGGCTGCCAGCGTCGCTGTGACGGGCAGACGGAGAAGATTTCCGGGCAGGCCTGCATGTGCGACCCGGACCCCGCGCGGCGGGACTGCAAGATGCACACCCGGCTGCGAGTGATGCTCGAGGACGTTCCCGGTCTGGGGGCGTGGCGGGTCGACACCGGCTCCTACTACGCGGCGACCGAACTGCCGGGTATCGCGCAGCTCCTCGCCCAGGCGCAGGGCGCCATCCCCGGCCGGCTGGTACTGGATCAGCGGACGGTGGTGCGGGACGGCAAGACCAAAAACTTCGTGGTGCCGGTCTTGGACTGCACTGAGCTCACCCCGAAGGAGTTAATGTCCGGCCGGGTGCAGGAGTTGATGGCGGCCCGCGCGCAGGTCGCGATCGACGGGCGGCTCCAGCAGGCGGCGATCACCGCTGGTGCAACGAAGGACTATCCGTCGCTGATCGATGCGGCGAAGACCCGTGAGGCGCTGGTGGACCTGCACAAGCAGGCACAGCAGGACTTCCAGGGTCAGGTCCCGGAGGCTCTGCTGGCGCTGTTCACCAGCCGTGCCGAGGCGATCAAGCAGCCCGAGCCGTCGCAGCCGGCCGCGTCACCTGTTCCCGTTCCGGCAACCTCGGACGACCCGATCGGGGAGCTGTGGACGCAGATCCTCGAGGAGTCGCCATGGGACAACGCGGAGCAGCTTGAGCAGCACTTCTGTGAGCTGGTCGGCCATTCGTCGGATGAGGCGTCGGAGCAGGACATGCGCAAGTTCCTGGACGCGATCCGGCAGGCCAAGACCGCGGGGGTGGCGGCATGACCGCCGGTTTTGGTCCGCCGTCGGAGCAGCGTCCCGAGGATTTCCTCACCGTCACCGACTCGCACGGCGCGTCCATCGTCTTCGAGCGTGACCCGGACGACGGCGTGGTGAGCGTGTGGATCGCGCCGCCCGGCGAGAGCGACGGCTACTCGGTGCTCCTTGGCGAGGGCTCCCGTGAGCAGATCGCCGGGTTCCTGGCGGGCGGCAACCGATGACTGACCAGTTGGATCCGCAGGTCGACAACCCGGTCTCGGCGGAGCAGCGCATCCAGTTCTGCATCGACAACATCGAGAAGGCGCCGTGGGTCATCAAGGAACGCTTGAAGGCGTACCAGGAGGCGAAGCGGATCCTCGACCAGAAAATGGCCCGCACTGCGGCCGGCACCGAGGGTTCGGATGCGGCGAAGCGCCGGGCGGCAATCCTGGCGTGCGCGGACGAGCAGCAAGAACGCGACGACGCGTACGAGGCGTTGCAGTACGCGAAGGAGCGGTTCAAGGCGTTGCGTGAGGAACTGTCCGGGTTGCAGACGATCAACCGGTCGGTGTCGGACGCGTACAACACGGCTGGGCGGCGCTGGTGAAGAGGTCGCCGGCTCCGAAGAGGAAGACGTCGCTCAAGACCCTTCCCAGCCTTGAGCGGAAGGTGGGTTGGAGCGTGCCGGAGCGGGCGCGTTCCACCCTCCACAACCAGGCTGCACGGCAGTCCCGGACGAAGCGCCCGACGGCTTCCCGCCCGACGATCCCGGCCACCGTCCGGGCTGCTCTGGCCGCCCGGTCCGATGGTATCTGCGAGATGGCGCTGCCTGCCTGCACCGGCCTGGCCGTTGACCCGGCTCACCGGATCCGGACGGGCATGGGTGGCCGTAAGCGTGAGGCGAAGATCGCCCATGACGTGCTCTCCAACTTGATCCACTCGTGTCGTTCTTGCCACAGATGGACGCATTCCGAGCCGACCGCGTCCGACGGTATGGGCCTGATCGTCCGCGACGGTTCGGACCCGCTGAAGCGGCCCGTCTTGTACCGCGGTTCCTGGCGCCTGCTCGACGACTGCGGCTCCGTGACCCCCACCGACAAGCCTGAGGAGGCTGCTGCATGACCACGCCCGTGATTCCCCTGCTCGCCGACGAAGACGTGCAGCTGGTCGACGTCGACACTGCTCTGATCCTCGACACCGTCCTTGACCTGCAGCCCGTGGACTGGAACGACGAGGACCAGTACGACCGGGACGGGGCTGCCTGATGGGCTACCTGAACCCCCACACCCACAACCTGGATGGCCACCGCCCGCTGGTGGTGACGATCTGCGGCTCAACCCGCTTCCGCACCGAGATGGCCGAGGCCAACCGGGTGCTGACCCTGGCCGGCCACATCGTGCTGGCGCCGGGCGTGTTCGCCCACGACGGCGATGAGATCACCGAGGAGCAGAAGCGCGAGCTGGACGACCTGCACTTCGCCAAGATCCGCATGTCGGACGGCGTCTACATCGTCAACGTCGGCGGCTACGTGGGCGAGTCGACCGGTCGGGAGATCGAGTATGCCCGGCAGCTGGGCAAGCTGATCACGCATCTGGTTCCGGTCGGGGCTGCGGCGTGATGGGCGACTTCCTGATCCGGCTCATGTGGGCCGCCGTCGTCGCCCTGGTCGTGAAGGGTGGGGTGGCGCTGCTCGGCAGCACAGCCCCGTGGTGGCTCGCCGCTGGGCTCGGCGGGGTGCTGCTGTTCCTGATCGTTCCGTGGTGGAGTCGCAGCGCTGGGGCAGGCGTCCGGTGACAGCCATGACCATCACCCGAAGCTGGCAGCTCACCATTCCCGCCCCGGCGATCTGGCTGAACGCGAACCAGCGCACCGACCTGCGACGGCAGACCCCGGACCGTCGGGCGTGGCGTGACGCCGGCCGGGTGTATGCGATGCAGGCGAAGCTACCCAAGCTTCAGCGGGCGCACATCCTCGCCGAGTTGTGCTTTGCGGATGCGCGCCGCCGGGATGTCCACAACCTGTATCCGACGATCAAAGCGCTGGTCGACGGCCTGATCGATTTCGGGCTCCTCCCCGATGACGACCACCTGCACCTGGTCGGCCCGGACCTGCGTTATGGGCCGCGGATCGCCAAGCGGGTGGGTGGCGTGTCCGGTGAGGTTCGTCTGACCGTCACTGACCTGAGCGGTGAGCAGCCATGACTGGCCTGCTGTGTCGCTCGGTGCCCGCCGAGTACTTCGACACGGGCGACGCCGGCAACAGTCTCGCGGTGCGGATCTGTGCCCGCTGCACAGGCTGCCCCGACGACGACCCGGAACCGCACGGTGTGATCCGCCACGGCGTGGCCTACTCGGACGCGGGCAAGCCGCTGCCGCCGTGCTCGAACTGCGGCAACCCGAACGTCACGTTCAGCGGCGGAGACCCGTCCACGAAACGGTGCGCCAACTGCGCGGACCCGCAGATCAGCATTCCGGACGCGCGCCTGTCGCGGCAGCGGTGGGTCGGGAAGCTAGCCCGGCGCGGGTTCACCACTGAACAGATCGCCGCCGAGGCCGGTGTGGGGGTGCGCAACGCCGAACGGCTGCGTGCCGCCGCTAACCGGGCCGCACTGCTGGGAGCGGCGGCATGAGACTCCTGACCGCGCATGTCCCGTACGGCACTGACTTGGGTCGCCTCGACGCCACCTGCCCTGCCGACAAGCACGGCACCTATACCGCGTACGCCCGCGGATGTCGCTGTCCGCACGCCCGCGAAGCGGAACGTCTGTACCGCAAGCGCCGTCGGTTCGGTGTGCAGCCGGCTGGCCTGGTCGATGCTTGCGGCACCCGCCGCCGGATCGAGGCGTTACACGCGATTGGGCACACCGGGGCGGACATCGCCGCGAAAATGGGCCCGCCTTACGACGCGGCTTGGCTGCGTAAGGTCCGCAGCCGCAACTCGTCGGTGACGATCCGTTCGCATCATGCGGTGAAGGCGGCGTACGCCACGCTGGCGTCGGTGCCGGGTAGCTCTGCGGTCACTCGCAGGCGAGCGGCGGCGAGTGGTTTCCCGACTCCCGGCCAGTGGGGTGCCGACATCGACGACCCGAAGGCTGTTCCGGATCTGGGTGAACCTGACCTGTTGGACCCGGCGGACCTGTCGGTGGTTGACGAGCAGGTGGTGGAACGTGCCCTTGCCGGGGAGCGGGTTTTCCTGACGGACGTCGAGTTGGTCGTCGCCCTGCGCATGGGCACGGCCCGCGGCGGTTCAGTGTCGGCGGTGTCTGCCCTGCTCGGCTTGAACCATGTGGCGGCGAAGCGGCTGCTGGCGGGCGAGTCCACGCCGAGCCGGGCGCGGTGGTCGCTGATCGCCGCCGAGTTATGCCGGGACCCAAACGTGCAGGCCGGCGCTTTAGCTGCCCGTCTCGGTGTCCGTGTTTCCGCTGTCGCCGGCGTGCGTGACCGGCTGCGTTCCCGTCTGTCTTTGGCCAGTTAGTTGCGGGCGCGGCTGCCGGGTCGCGCCCGCCCAACCCTTGGAGGGTCCATGTCTCACGTTCAAGTCGTGTTTGACGTGTCGTTGCGGTTCAACGTCCACGACCAGGGTGCTGCTGCCGACCTTGCGGCGAAGTTGGCCCGGATCGCGGTCGGGTTTGCGGGTGAGCCTGGCGTGTTGGGTTCGACGATCGACGTGGACACGTACGAGCAGGTGTGTCACCACGAGCACGAGCATGACGGGGTTGAGCCGTGACCGGCCGCTGCCCGATCGACCCCGACTGCGACCGGCATGTCTTCCCCGCGCCGCCGCCTGAGGCTCGGTTGCGGGAGTTCGTGGAGTTGGTGGCCCGCCTGGACGAGCCGGGTGTGCCGCCGTTCGGCGACCGGGGCATCACCTCGCATGATCTGGCTGCCGCGGCGCGGGAGGTTCTCGGATGAGGACCTTCAACCTGTTGGCTGAACCGCGCCGGATCGCCTTCGCCGGCGACTGGCACATGAACGTCCGCTGGGCCGAGCGTGCGATCCGGTGCGCCGTAGACCAAGACGCTGACGTGATCGTTCACGTCGGCGACTACGGCTACGACTTCCATCCCGGCTTCGTGCGCAAGGTTGAGGAGGCGCTGACCCGGGCCGGTATTCCGCTGCTGTTCGTCGACGGCAACCACGAGGACTTCACCCTGCTGCTTCAGCAGCCGGTCGGCGGGGACGGTCTGCGCCGGATCAGCGGGCATGTGGCGCACTTGCCGCGCGGTTTCCGCTGGGAGTGGGCTGGCGTGCACTTCCTCGCCATGGGCGGTGCGCATTCGGTTGACCGGCCGTACCGGGTGCCTGGTGTGTCGTGGTGGCCGGAGGAGACGATCACGGCCCGGCAGGTGTATGAGGCCGCGGAGCCCGGCACCACGGATGTTCTGATCTCGCACGACTGCCCGCACGGTGTTGTCATCCCCGGCATCGACGACCGCACCAGCCCGCCACCGTTCTCGCCGGCCGAGATCGAACGGTCCAACGAGCATCGGAAGTTGCTGCGGGTGCTGGTGGAGCAGGTGCAGCCGTCGGTGATCTGGCACGGCCACTACCACGTCGGCTATCAGGCGGTCGCTGACCTCGGGTACGGCCCGGTTGTGGTGAACGGCCTGGACTGTGACGAGACGACGCTGGACGCGAACGTCCGGGTAGTTGATGTGGCTGACCTACTGGTACGCCCGGGAGGTGGGCTGTGACCGCCCTCGGCCCAAACGACCTTCAGGCCTGCCCGTCGCTGGGCCGCCTGAAGTCGCACCGCGCCCATGGGATCACGTGCTTCGAGTGTGAGCCGGATTTGCGGCAGGACGTGCGCTGCCCGCTGTGCCTGGACATGGTGCCCGCGGTCGGTGCGGTGATCGAGCCGCACGACGTTGAAGGGCGCGGGCGCGGGTTTCCGGGTTTCGAGTGCCCCGGTTCGGGTGCGGTCGTGGAGCTGCCGGTCCCGGTCGAGCAGCCGTTGCGCCTGTCGAGGGCCGCCGCATGATCGTCCGCACTCTCGATGAGATCCGCGCCGAGCGTCCACCGTTGGTGATCCGGTGACCGCCCGCCAACTCGCCCAGGCATGGCATGACGAGCAGACCGTCGCGGATGCCGTGCATGCGGAGGCGTATTCGTCGTGCTGGTGTTGCTGTACGGCCTGCGACCCAGATTGGGTTGAGGGTGGCGGCAACCCGCATTTCGTGGCCGCCTCGGCGGAGGATGTGTCCGGTCAGCCGGGTTCGGGGTCGGCCTCGTGAGCCAGATTCCTTACGGCTGGGCCGCCGACGTGGACTTCGAGTGCTGCATCGTGTCGCCCACCAACGCGCATCGCATGCTGTGCGGCCGGTGGGTGGCGTACGCGCCGACGGTGCCGCCGCAGTTCCCGCACGCCGTGCACGACGAGTGCCGGCGCCTGTGGACGGAAGGCGGGCACAAGCCGGTTGAGGTGCTGGATGTGTACGGCATCTGCCCGGACTGCGCAGGTGAGACGCCGCTAAAGGGCGGCCTGGTCGGGGCACATGCGGCGTGGCGGATGGGCAGGCATGGGCTGTATCCGTCGGCGGAGGCGTGTACCGGTGAGGGCAAGGCACCGGAGCCGGAGGGCGAGCGGTGAGGCGGCTACTCGGCCGTGTCCCCGGCCTTCTCGACGAGCGAAGCGACGTACTCGCGTGTGTATCCGGCTCGGCGCCCGACTTCGGACTTCGACATGCCTGACCGTACGGCTGCCACGATCGCGGCGTGCAGCGCAGCCCGCTGCTTTTCGAGCTGGGCTTCGACGCGTTGGAAGGACTTCGCCGCTTCGTCGAGGGAGAGCGCCTCGGGGGTTTTGGTGAGGCGTGGAGTCCTGGGCATGGTCGGGATTGTCGCATGACGGTGATCGCGAAGCGAGGTAGCGGACATGGTTATCGGCCTTCCGGGGACTTGATAGTGAGAACTGACTCCGCAATACTAGTTCGCGTACCTAGCTGACGTGAAGAGACCGTCGGCACCTCTTCAAAGGAGTTCCAGATGCCCAAGCACGCAGACGACGAGCTGGTCCTGTTCGGCTACAGCAGCGACTTCAATGTCGGCTTCGAGGATCGCCACGGCGATGACCGGGGGGTGACTTGGGGCGAGTGGCGTCAGATGAACTCGACCGAACGCGAACGGGTCATGCAGGAGTACGTCAACGAGCTGGTTGAGGTCTTCGTCGTGGACGGAGAGAACTGATGAGCACCACCAGCAAGATCGAATGGACCGAGAAGACGTGGAACCCCACCACCGGATGTGACCGCATCTCCCCCGGGTGCGACAACTGCTACGCCCTCACCCTCGCCAAGCGACTCAAGGGCATGGGCCAGGCCAAATACCAGAACGACGGAGACCCGCGAACCTCCGGCCCTGGCTTCGGCCTGAGCGTCCACCCCGACTCCCTGAGCGAGCCGCTGCGCTGGCGCAAGCCCACCGTCGTGTTCGTCAACTCCATGTCCGACCTGTTCCACGCCCGAGTCCCCCGCGAGTTCATCGCGCAGGTCTGGGACGTCATGGCCCGAACGCCGCAGCACACCTACCAGGTGCTCACGAAACGGCCCGAGCGCTTGCCCCGAGTGCTCGCTGACCTGCCCGAGCTACCGAACGTGTGGCTCGGCACGTCGATCGAGTCCGACGATTTCACCCGTCGCGCAGACTCCCTTCGTGCTGCGCCGGCCGCCGTCCGGTTCATCTCCGCCGAACCGCTGCTCGGCCCGCTCCCGTCGCTCGACCTGAGTGGGATCGACTGGCTGATCCTCGGCGGCGAGTCCGGCCCCGGCTCCCGGCCGCTCGACCTGGGCTGGTTCCGCGAGCTAATCGCTATGGCCCGAGATTCGGGTACCGCCGTGTTCGTCAAGCAACTCGGCTCTGTCTGGGGGCGTGGCGCTGGCGCCGACAACAAGGGCGGCAACTGGTCCCTGTGGTCTGACTGGCTCCGAGTCCGGGAGTACCCGCGCATTGCCGAGGCGGTGGCCCGATGACTCACTTCCACGCCTGCGACGCGACCTGCGCGATCCAGTCCGACGTCGTCGACAAGGCCGAGTTCGACGCCTGGGTGAACAACCTGCTGAAGCGCACCCCTGAGTCGTGGGACGGCGACGCGAGCGCCGAGTACATCGTCGGCGAATACCTGCACGAGCTTGAGCGACGCGTCCTTGCTTTCGGCGGCTCGCTTGAGAAGCACCCTGAGGACGCATCGTGACCGGTTGGGGCGAGCTGGAACGCGGTGACCTCGCTGCCGGGGTCACCCGCCACCCGCTGCGCAAAAGCATCGCCGTGACAGTCCGTCGTGGCACAACCGTCTACACCGCCGCGTACTGCCGCAACGAGGAAGAAGCTGACCGACTGTGGGCGGCCCTGGTCGAGCTGTCCGGCGCCGAACGGGAGGTGTCGTGACCGCCCCTGACGTCCGAACCACCCCTGACGGCCTGTGCAAGGGCGGTGAGTGGGTGTGGGCAGGTGACCGGAAACTCGGGCGGATCTTCCCCCGGATCGTGGCCGCCCCGTCCGGTGAGTGGTGGGGCAAACGGTTCGGGGTGGACGCCCACAAATGCGACAGCCGGCAGGAAGCACTCGACTTCGTGACCAGGACAGCCCGACTCGCATCCGGAGAGACGACATGACCACCGAATGGCCGCTCGAATCCAAGCGCCTCGAAGCGCTCAAGGAAGCCGTCCGGTACGCCAAGCAGCGCGCCGATGATCTGCACGTCAGTGACCCGGAGGATGCCGCCGAGTGGGCGATGGTCGCCGACATCGTCAGCACCGAGGGAGGCGCGATTCAGGGCCGTGACCTGTGGCCGACAATCCGCGACCACCACGCCCGCCTCGCCGCCCAGAACGACACGGAGGACTCCTGACATGGCCGACACCGCCGCGATCGTCCGGCTCATGACCCACGCAGCCGACCGCCTCGCCGAAGAGGAACCGCACGACATCGTCCCGCCCGGCGCGCGCATCGACTACCGGGAACGCGCCGTGTCCGCTGCCGCTGCCATGACCTACGCCGAGGCCATCCTGCGGACTGTCGCGGCCGTGCTCAGCGAGACCGAGGAGCAGCCGTGACCCGCTACCGAGTCGGCGGCAGTTGGCGCCGGCACACGATCGTCCTCGAAGGCGCCCAGTCAGCCGACGAGAATGGGCGCCGCGCTGACGACCAGGTGGTGGCGTTCGTGGACAGCGCAGCACCCGAAGGGCTCGCCGCACGGATCTGCGACCTGCTCAATGACAGCGTCGGGCCCTGCTCGTCGTCGCTGCCGCATCTCCACGACAGCGAATTCGGCACCTTCTGCGAGCTGCGCCACGGTCACGCCGGCGACCACGAGGCAGGCCCGACGCGCTGGCGGGAGGTCCAGCCGTGACCGACCTGCGCGACCAGATCCCCACGGATAACTGCGTGATCCGCATCGTCAACGGCAACCACCTCGGCCCTGCCCTGCGTGACATCCGCCGGGGTGCCGGCCTCACCCAGGCAGACCTCAGTGCGCTCGCCGGCATCAAGCAGCCCAGCGTCAGCGCCCACGAGCGCAGCTGCACCACACCCGACGTTCGGACACTGCTGCGGGTGGTCAACGCCCTCGGCTACGACCTGGCCCTGGTGAAAAAGCGGTGACCGCGGCAAGGATCGCCGTCCATCCGTCGACGCTGACCGTCGAGTTCGACTGCGAACGCGGCTGCCAGGTCGAGCTGGACCTGTCCGACATGCACATCCGGATGACGCTCGGGATGATGCAGCAGCGTGCGGAGCATGCGCATAAGGCCGCCCATGAGGCGGAGCCGGTGAAGGTGTTTGCCTTCCGGTCGGGTGTCAACTGCTCGCTGGTCCGGGCGGGAGTGCTGCGGTGAGCGGGGCCGACGACCTCTACGCCGAACTCCTCCGGGAACGGTTCGGCGCCGGCGTCCCCTACCGCGAACGCACCAACAAGCCGACCAGCGAACACCCCGAAGACAACGACCTCGTCAAGGCCCAACGCAGGCGCGAACTCAACGACGCGATGGAAGACGTGCACCCGCGCTACCGGCGCGGCTACCACGCTGCTTGACCCCCTGAACGACGACATAGAGCAGGAGGCACGGATGCCTAGAGTGAGTGTTGGTAAGGCCGAACTTGAAACCCGGCCGCACATCCTCTACCGGTTCTACGACCGGACCGGAGTGCTCCTGTACGTCGGCATCACCGTCGACCTGGCGGTTCGCATGGCGACCCACGCCAAGGAGAAGACCTGGTGGCTCCGAGTGGACCGTAGTGCCACTCGGATCGAGTACTACGACAGCCGGCGCGCAGCACTGGATGCCGAACGCGATGCGATCAAGACCGAGAAGCCGTTGGAGAACGACCAGCATAACGAGTGGGCAGAAATTGAGCCCGATGGCGAGGGCGATCAAGCGCACGCGCTCGCACGAGAGATCATCTCGTTTCTTGAATCACGCGACCGAGAGGCGGTCTTGAAGCGAGCGTCCGTCGGCTGGGATGACGAGCCAATTTCCGACCGCGATCGCGACCTAGAAGCAGCCACGGGTGCCGTTTCACTGCTGTGGGGTAAGCGGTTCGACTTGGCGACGATGATCGATGAGTTGCTCGACCTGATTCCGGATGGTGAAGGGATGGCCTATCGCGATTATGCGCGCGCAGAGTACCGGGAGAGCGGACAGGCGGACGAATCCATCACGGCGATTTCCGAGCGTGCATTGCGAAAGTTGATTATGGCCAAGGCGGATGCTGTGTTGAGGGTGTTGCCCATCGAAGAAGCCAGAGAGTGGGTTGCGTCCGGTGCAGTCCTCCTCCCAGGTCAGGAGCACATCGACCACGTCGTCTTTGGAGCACGGTATTGCTCACTGTTCAAGCAACGTGGGGTCACCTTCCGCAGACTATGCAACGGTCCCGGCCGACATGTGGCTCGATGCGCGAGCAAGGCGAATGTCAAGACCTATTTCGAGCTTTGCGACACGTGTCCTGCCGGGCATCCGTGTGAAGGGCATACGCGCTGGTGCTCTCGACACGCTGTTGAAGCTGAGCAGGGCAAGCTTTCCGTCGTAGACGGAAACTCCGTTGCACTCCTTCCCATTGCTAGGTCAACCCCTCTCCCTTCCGACTCCGACCCTTGGCCGTTCTGATGGCCTGGGGACGCATGGACGACGGCTTCGACGACCACCCAAAGGTGGTTGCGCTCCTCGACGAGGACGACTTGGTGACTGCCGGGGTGGCGATCGGCCTCTGGACGCTGTGCTGGACGTGGGCGCACCGCAACACCCGCAAGCGCGGCAAGACGCCCGGCCTGATTCCTGCTGGGCTGCCACGCCGTTTCTTTGGACCGGCCGGGAAGGACGCCGCGCAGCTACTCGTTAAGCACCGCTTGTGGGATTCGGCTGACGACGGCGGGTGGTTCATCCACGACTTCGAGGACTTCCTGCCGACCGAGGAGACCCGCGAGGCGCGCGCGGAGGCTGGCCGGCGTGGAGCCGCTAAGCGCTGGGCCGGTCACCAGAAAGCCGCAGAAGCGGACGAAGAGTCTGCCGAGGATGGCAATTTGCCATCGGCTTGCCATGACGCTGATAGCAACGCGGTGGCAAGCGATGGCTCGCGCGCGCCGGCGCGCTGGGATTCCCACTCCCATACCCAATCCCAAACCCAAGAAGAAGATCTACCTTCGGTAGATCTGTTTGGGGCGGCTGCGCCTGCCAAGAACGATACGAAGCAGAAGCCCGCAAAGGCGGCACCGAAGACGGCGACGCGTATCCCCGATGACTTCTCTGTCTCGGAGCCGATGAAGGCTTGGGCGGCCGAGAATGCCAAGCTCGTCGACTGGCCTGCCGAGACTGAACACTTCGTCGACTATTGGCGGGCACGGGCAAAGGACGACACTAAGAAAGACTGGGCAGCAGCGTGGCGTACTTGGCTGCGCAATGCCCAGAAGGACCTCGAAGGACGTGGCGTCACCCGGCGATGGCAGGCCGGCACAGAAAACCAAGGACGCGCCGGCCCTGAATTGGGTCGCCGGTCCGGAGGCGTCCCGAGTCAGCACAAGCCCTTCAAGAACCCACCCATCGACGCCTACCACGGAGAACTGTGATGACCCACCCGACCAGTTTCAGCCGCGAGTTCGACCAGGTGATGTCTCCGCGTCAGCGCGCCGAGGCCGAGTTGGACTCAAGCTGCACCCGCCATCCGGAGCATGCGTTCGTCGGTTGTCCTCGGTGCAAGGTTGAAGAGCGCATCGAGGAGAAGCGGGAGATCGCCGCGGCTGCTGCGGAGAAGTGCCGGGAGCGTTTCCCGTTGCGCTACCGGGACGCCGAGGTGCAGAACTCGACGGTGGACGAGTGGGTGCGGCAGTTCCAGAACGATTACCGGCATGCGCCGTCGCTGCTGCTGATGGGCCCGACGGGGACGGGGAAGACGCATGCTGGCTACGCGGCGCTGCGGATGGCGGTGTCGGTGGCGTGGGTGGCGCCGTCGGGTGCGATCCGGTCGCCGAATTGGCAGGCGATGACGTACGCGGACCTGTGCGCTTCGCTGCGCCCTCGGGGCCGTGACTACGACACGGAGGCGGTGCTTAAGACGTACCGGGACACGAGCCTGCTGTTCATCGACGACTTGGGTGCCGGGAAGGTGTCGGAGGCGGTGGAGGAGGTCACATACCGCCTGGTGAATGACCGGTACAACGACATGCGCCCGTCGATCTTCACCACGAACCTGTCGTTGCAGGCGCTCAAGGACGCAGTCGGCGACCGGATCGCGTCGCGGCTGGCGGAGACGTGCACGCGGGTTGTTCTCGACGGTCCTGACCGCCGCCGGCAGGTTCGAGCTGCCTGACCTGCGCGGGGACCTGCCTGATCAAAGCAAGCAGGTCCCCGCGCCCCCATCCTGCCCCACTACCCGAACGGAGATCCACATGACTGGCGAGCCGATGGCCGTCGTCAAGTACGAGTACGCGATGCCTGGCGTCCCCGTAAGCCCCGAGCAGGATGCCTTGAACCGAGCGATCCGGGAGATCGGAAACCGGGCCGTCGCCGGAATCGGACGCTGGATGAACGCCACCCCTGAGCAGCGTGCCGAATGGGTGCGAGAACGCGAGCTGCGGGAGGCTGAAGCTGCCTGTGTACGCGCCGGAGAGCGCGCCGCTACCGCCACGGTGCCAGCGACCGTGGCGGCACTGATCGCGAAGATGGGCTGGTGTCGTGAGTACGCCGAGCACCTGGTGCAGCCGTACTGCGAATGCGGCGACGACATTGACGGGTGGTCGTACTGCGAACACGCGCAGGATCTGGGGCTGGCGCCGTGACTGACTGGAACCCGCAGCCCGGCGACTGGGTGACCATCACCGGCAAGATCGTGGAACTGCACCCGAACCAGATCGACTTGGGCGTCGAGGTGTTCTCGAAGACGGACCAGTACACGGCGTTCGTCCGCCGCGACCTGTGCGCGCCGACCGCGAAGCCGATTCCAGATGAACCCGACGAAGGGTCGGTGGCCATGGTCAATGACGTCGCCCACCAGCGTCTCGGTGACGGCCACTGGTATTCGGCAGGCGAGGTAGGCCGTGCTGATGGCCTGACGTGGGCCCAGCTGCACATGCTCGGCGACGTCGAGGTGATCCACCATGCCTGACTTCGTGGTGGCCGGCACTGGCCCACGGAGCATCAAGACCGCCGACGCCCGGACGCGCGGGCAGGCGTGGGATTTGCTCATCGACCGTTTGGACCACCTGCGCGCCGTCCACCGAGACGACCTGGTGGTGATGAGTGGCTTCGCGGAGGGCTGGGACGAGGCCGTCGCCAAGGCTGCGATCAAGCTGAACCTGCGCCTGTGGGCTGCTGTGCCGAATCGCGGCTACGGCCGCTGGTACTGGTCGGCCGAGCACAGCCAGACCCACACGAACCGCCTCGGGGGGTTCGCTGATCTTCTCGGCCGGGCGTGGCGGGTCACGTACGTCATGGAGGACGTGCACCGCACCACCGCGCTGAAGCTGGGTGGCAAGCATGCGAACTCGTGGCGCAACGACTTCATGGTGACGGGCGGCTTGGACTTTCCCGGCGCCGATGACTTCGTCGTGCTCGGGCCGGTGAAGCCGGGCAGCGGCACCGCGCACTGCGTCGCGGCGATCCGGCGGGCCGGGAAGTGGCGCGACGACATGGTGCTGTCGGCCGCTTCGATTCAGACGGCGCTGCCGTGACGGGCACGAACCAGGCGCCGGCCGACGAACTACAGCGCTGTTCTTCGCTCGTTCGTCTTGCTGCTGACCTGCACTGGAGTGATCGTTGATGTTGCCGGGGTCGCCCGGTCCGCGGAAGCAATGGACCTCTCAAGGTGATCGTCCACCCACCGGCGGGCGGCCCGGCACACTCCGGGATACACCCTGGAACCATGCCGCAGCCCGCTGAGAGCGCCGTACGCCGCCGATGTAGGCGTTGTCGTCGGTGGGTGCACCCCGACCGGTTGCGGGGCGGATACGGCCCCGAATGCGCCCGGGTCCTCGGTCTTACCGGCAGCACCCTCGACATCGGCCACGAAGGCCCCGACCTCCTCGACCTGCTCGACACCACCCCCGAGATCCCCTAACGGGTGGCCGGACCTGCACAAACCCGACCCCGGCTGATACAACAACGCCGTGAGCATCGAAACCCTCGCCTGGCGCAAATCCAGCCGCTGCGGCTCAGCCACCTGCGTCGAAGTCGCCCCCGCCGGCGAACAGGTGCTGATGCGGGACTCCAAAAACCCCGACCAGCCGCCAATCGCCGTCAGCGCAGCCGACTGGGCCGGGTTCCTTGAGGCGGTACGCGCCGATGACTACCCCGCCTGACCTGTCCTGGCATCGGTCCACGCGGTGCACCGCCAGCTCGTGTGTTGAAGTGGCCGCCACCCGCACAACGGTGTATGTCCGCGACACGAAAGACCCCGACCGGGAGCCGCTCGAATTCACCCACGACCAGTGGGAAGACTTCACCGAAGGCGTTCGTCGTGGGGACTTCCCCGACTGAGCAGAAGGGCGCCGAACCCCTCCGACCCGGCGCCCCACCCCAACCGCGAACCCGCAGATCATCAACGGTCCGAGCCCGAGGTTAACCCACAGGCCGGAAGGTGATCCACCATGCTGCCCGACACCACCCCAGACGGCTACTGCAACAGCGGGCCAGCATGCAAGTTGCACGACGGCCGCACCGCGCACCCCACCACGGAACCGCTGTGCGAAACCTGCCTCGAACGAGCCGGCCAAGACATCCGGGCACTCACCTACGACTACCTCGACCTCGCCCAGCTGCACGAGCCGGCCATGTCGCAGGCCATCAGCGAGAAAGCGTCCGGCAGCAAAGACAAGCCCATTCCGATCAACCAGCACGTCGAGGAACTCCAAGCCGAAATCCTGCACGTCACCGCCGTCTGGGAGTACGAACTGCGGGTGGCCTGCCGACTGTCCGACCCGTACGTGTCCGCCCCGGTCGCCGACTGGCACACCACCCTGACCAAACCCACCCCGCTGGCCCTCGTCCGGCCCGGCGCCGCCGTCCAACGCGCGGTTGGGATCATCGGCAACCGGGTGCGGCACCTGTCCCGCATCCCCGCCACCAACGTCCTGCCCACCGGCGTTGAGGACGCCCCGCAAGACATGCACGGCTGGGAAGCGGTCCTGCAACTGTCTGCCCTGCACGGACGGGCCAGGGCGATGCTCGGGCGGACTACCCGCCGGTTCTGGATCCCCGGCGAGTGCTGGGCATGCAAAGCCCACCCTGTTCGCGGTGTCGACGGGCCGCTCTACCGGTCCGAGCCGCGCGACTTTGAAGACCCCATGCAGGTCAACTGCGACAAATGCTCGGCCTACCGGGCGTATCCCGAATACGAGACGTACATGGCCACCCTGCTATGGCCGGAACTCCAGGAGGCGGCGTGAGTGCAGGCGGAACACGCGAATGGTGGATGCACCGACTCACCTGGTCGGACGGTCGGGTTGAAAGATCCCGGCTCCGCGAGGGACGCCCCGGGCAGGCGTGCTTCGCTGGCGCCTCTCAACTGGTCGCCCGCAAGCGCGACCCCGGCGCCACCGTCGAGCACGTCGTTTTCGCTCGCGTCGAGGTGGTGGCGTGAACGACCAGCCCTGCCCTACCTGCGAAGGTGCCACCCGCGAAACCACCGACATGATCTGCCGGACCTGTCTGCGCAGCTACAGCCCCGAATCGTGGGCATGGTGGTCCATCGCCGGCGACGAACTGATGAAACTGCTTTACCGGGTCCAGCGGGGCGAAGACCCCGGCCTCACCTACACCGAGGCGTACGTCAACTCCGACCACGAAGACCACTGGCTGTGAACCCCGACCTCGACCGGCAACCCCGCCGCGGCGCCTGGCCCAACCCCGTCGACACCGCCCTCGACCGGGCACGCAGGATCGCCGGCATGTACCGCGCCCACCTGCGGATGCTCGACCGTGACGCCTGCAACACCCTCGACGACACCATGACCGCGTTCGGGGAGACGTGGATGCTCGACAAGCCGGACCTTGTCGACGGCGACCGCGAGCTCACCACCCTCGAGGCCGCCGAACTGATCAACGTGCCGATCCGCAGGATCCGGGACTGGGCTCAAGCCACCCACCCCGAAGACCGAAACCGGCCACTACTGCCCCGCTTCAAGATGCGCGGACGGGAACGCACGTTCCTCGCTCAGCACGTCCTCGAGGCCGCCGCAGCGATGGCCCGATACCGACACGCCAACGGCGGTGGGTAGCAGGACGTGACGGTCGGCTGCTATGTTCGCCGAGACGCAATGCGTCCACTGCCCGCTGAGCCTTCCGGCCTGGCGGGCTTTTCGCATGTCCGGAAGTGATCAGGCGAGGGCGGGCACGATGTCCAGCCGGCGCCGCGTCCACATCCACCGGGCAGCAACCGTCGTCTGCGTCCTACTCGCCATTCCGGGCATTCTGTGGTGGAAGACAAGCATTCTCTTCGTGATCATGCTTTCTCTTGCGACCCAGGCCTACACCAGCTGGTCCAGCGCCGAGGCCGCCGACGATCGCGAACTCTGCGACCGCCTCGACCGCATCGAAGCCCTCCTCGAGCAGCGGGAGGTCGAGCGGTGACCGACCAGGAAATGCCGTTCAGCCTCGAATGGCTGGTTGGTGCGGCGGGCCGGCCAGCGGAAGTGCTGTCGGTCTGTGATGACGGGCATCTGGTCGTCCATGGCAGGACTCACTACCAACCGACCCGCCTCTCCGCCGATTTGCATGCGCTGTGGATGCGCTGGGTCGACCACCCTGACGACGAGTAGACCGGGAGGTGTTCGATGCCCGCGACGCCCCAGCACTTCACCCTCGCAGCGGACACCGAAAAGATCTTCACCTTGGACCGCAACTGCGGCATGGTGCGTATCGTCGTCGTCGCCAACCCGGCCGTCATCTACTTCAACACCAAAAACACGGCCGTACCCGCCGTCGCCTCCTCCCAGGACGGCCACCAAGTCATCCCCGCAGTGATCACCGCCGTTGAGGTCGAAGACGAAACCTCCGGCACCGAAACCATCATCCGCATGCGCTCAGCCGGCACCCCCACCGTCATGGTCACCGGGTGGTGACCTGATGGGCTACGAATTCCTCGCCGGCGGCATCACCGACCCCGCCACCCTCACCGGAAGTGCGGGCGGACCCGGACTCGGCCTGTACCCGCCGCCGCGCATGGTGTTTCCCCGCCTCCAAGACAAAGTGATCTCCGCGTTTCAGGCCGCCCATGGCTGGACCCTGTCCGGCACTACCGGCACCACCTACGCCGACGACACCAGCGACTACCTGCTCGGCTCCCAGTCGATCCGGCTCACGACCGGCGGCACCGGCGGCACCCATGAGATCCGATCCCCCGCGCTGAGCCTCGACCTGAGCACGTCGAACCTGGTGTTCGCCGTGAAAATCGACGACTACGCGCGGTACTCGGACCTGCAAATCCGGCTGTCATCCAACGGGTTCACCGACTTCGCCTACTGCAAGCCTTTGGCCACCGGCGTCTCGCAACGCTGGGTCGAAGCCGGCCAGTGGCAGATCATCACCATCTCCCGGGCTGAGATCGTCTCCGGGATCTCGTGGGGCAACGGCGGCATCCAATACTCCGGTGTCAAAGCCAACGTGAACTGGTCGGCGATCACCGGGATCAGGTTCAAAGTCACCGACGACGCCGCCGGCCCCATCACCGTCCGGCTCAACCTGCTCGGCCATTTTCCGCAGCCGACGAAGCCACTCCTGTCGATCGTGTTCGACGACGGACGGTCCACCCACTGGACTGTCGCCAAGGCATACATGGACCGGTATCGGCTGCCCGGCACGTCCGCGGTCATCGTTGACAGCCTCGACTCCGGCTCCCCGTACATGACCACCGCCCAGGTCAAAGAGCTGCAGGACAAGTCGAAATGGTCGATCGTCTGCCACGCCAACGAAAACACTGTCGGCAGCCAAGCCCACCAGCTCGGCTATGACGGCATCAGCTATCCCGCCGGTGAAGCGGACATCCTGCGGATCAAAAACTGGCTGCACCGCAACGGCCTGACCGGCGGGAACGGGCTGTGCTACCCGCACGGCACCTACTCTGTTGGCGGCGTCAACACCAGTGTGGTGCCGATGGTCCGCAAATATTTTGACTGGGCCAGAACCACCTACGCGTCAACCCTCGAAACGTTCCCGCCGGCAGATCCGTGGCGGCTGCGGTCCTGGTCGGTCAGCAACACCGACACCGCCCAGCAGCTCCTTGACGTCGTCGACCAGGGCATCGCCTCCAAAGCGTGGACGATCATGCAGTGGCACAACCTGGTCAGCCCGGCCAGCAACAACTCAGACTCCACCCCTGCCGTGTTCCAGGCGTTCATCGACGGCGTCAACACCCGCGTCCTGGCCGGCACCATCGCCGTGCGCACCATCCACGAAGTCATCCAGTACGGGGCGGTGTGACGTGGACGTACAGCTCATCCCCGCCCCGAACGCCTGCTGCAGCAACCTCTCCGGGGCAGACGCCTACATCGGCGCCACGGTGCACCACCGGGACCCGAACGACGACACCAGCCACGAACTGCACGTGTACTGGCGCGACACCCCGCCAGGCAGGCAGACCGTCGACCTGGCGACGTTCGAACCGCTGGTCATCGACGGCGAGCTGGCCTGCCCGTGCGGTTGGACCGGCACCATCCACGGCTGACCGGTGCGGCAACCCCACCCGTGAGCACCGCAGTCACCCTCGCGTTCGCCGCCCTGTTCGCGCTCGCCTTCACCGCCGCCTGGCCGCTCCTCGGCCACCTCGACAACCGGCTGGAGGAACCCATGACCAGCCTCAAGCAGCACCTGCGCACGTACCTCGGTATCGCGGGCCTGCACCACCACATTGACGAACTGGAGAGCAACATGGCTGACTGGAACACCGTCCTCAACGGCCTCGTCGAGCAGACCACCGCTACGAGCGCCGCCCAGGCCACCTCGTTCAGCAACCTGCAGAACGGCCTCAACGCGCAGGGCGACCAGATCCGCGAGCTGCGCCAGCTCCTGGACGACGCCATCGCGAATCAGGGAACCGTCACGCCGGAGATGCAGGCCAAGGTCGACGAAATCTCCCAGTCCCTGACCACCATGAAGGACGCCGCCGACTCCGCCGACAACGGCTTCGAGCCGGTCGAGCCGGTCGAGCCGGAGCAGCCCACCGTGCCGGTCACCCCGGACGACACCACCCCTGCCGGGAACACTTCCCGGCGCTGACGCGTGCGTGGGCCGCGTGGGGTTCGACTCCCTGCGCGGCCCGACTTCAACACAGAGTAATCACTGATGATCTTCAAGCCCGGCCTGAGACCGCCATTGTGACAATGCGTAGATGATCGGCGGTGAAAGCGTGTGCCTCCTCGCCTACCCGACGACAAACGCGCCGCGATCCTCGCCGACATCCAGGCAGCCCGAAAGAGCCGCGCCCAGATCGGACGCGACCACGGCGTAAGCGCCTGGACGGTCGGCAACATCGCCAAGGAAGCGCAGATCGATGGTGCGTTCTCTCGGGAGAAGACCCAAAACGCGACCGCCGCGGCGGTGGCTGACAGTCGGGCGATGCGAGCGGCCGAGGCGATGGCGGCAATGGCCGCCGCGCCGCAACTGCGTTTGAATGTGCTGGCGTCGGAGACTGGGCGCGACGCTCAAGGTTGGGCAGTCGCTTACGGAATCATGATCGACAAGCACGCGATGCTGGAGAAGCACGACTCCGGCAGCAGTGACGCGGCGACTTCGCTGCTTGACGCTGTTGCGAATGGGTTGCAGGCCGCGTTCGACGCAACCACGGCCGCAAGTGATCAAGGCGCGGAAAAGGTAGAATCAGAGCAATAAAGGGCCCGGCGGGTGCGCTAACACCCCCGGGCTGTGGCCGATCCTCTTCAGAAGGAACGACGTGCCTGACGATACCTGCTGCGTGCAGGAATGTACGCGACCCATCAAGGTCAAGAGCCGCAAACTCTGCGGCATGCACGACATGCGCCGACGCCGTACTGGCGATCTTCAACCCAACCGGCCATGCCGCCACGACCGCCGCGCGGACGGGCACCTCTGGTGTTCACGCTGCGAGACCCACAAGGAACCCAGCGGCTTCTACCGCAACCGGGCAACCAAGACGGGCCACGACGGTGTTTGCATTGCATGCACCGTCCAGCGACGGGCCGAAACTTCGGTTGGCCGCTCCGTCACTCGGAAGGCATGGCTGAGTCGGCCAGGCGTGCATGATCGAGTTAAGGCCAACAAACGGCGCTACTACCAGTCGGCGGACCGGGAACGTTCGACTGAGATCAAGCGCATGTGGCGGAAGAACAACCCCGAGCGCCTGAGACTTCAGATTCGTGCCCAGAACGCCGCTCGATACGCCCGGTTCAAAAACGCACCGGGCAGGGCCAATGCGACCCAGATCGCGGCCCGATGGGACTACTACGGCGGGCGGTGCTGGATATGCGGCGCCTCAGCCACCGACACGGACCACGTCAAGCCGCTCGCGGCGGGTGGCTCGAACTGGCCTGCGAACCTGCGTCCCTCGTGCAGTCCATGCAATCGCAGCAAGTCGGATGCATGGCCCTATGAACCCCGCACCCACGCTCGCGCTCTCGCCGAAGCAGATCGCCTCGATTGTCCAGTCGCGGCATAGCCGCATTGCCCTGTGGTCTGGGGCAGTCCGCTCGGGAAAACGATCGCCTCTCTGATCGCCTTCGTGCTTGCGGTCAGAGAGGCCCCCCACTCGGGCCTGATCATCATTGCGGGGAGAACCCTGCAGACGATCGAGCGAAACCTGCTTGACCCGCTTCAGGACCTCGCGCTGTTCGGCGCTGTCGCAGACACGGTCCAGCACACCCGAGGATCGAACGTTGCCGTCATCCTCGGCCGCACCGTGCACCTCATCGGCGCGAACGACTCGCGTAGCGAAGGCCGTCTTCGAGGACTCACTGCCTGCCTCGGCATGATTGACGAGGCCACGCTGGTACCGAAGGCCTTCTTCACGCAGTTCCTGGCCCGGCTCTCCGTTCCCGGTGCACGCCTACTCCTTACAACCAACCCTGATTCACCTGCGCATTGGCTGCGCAAGGAATTCATCCAGCGGGCCGGCGAACTCGACCTTGCCCACTTCCACTTCACTCTCGACGACAACCCGTCCCTGGCCCCTGAGTACGTCGCCGCCATCAAGGCCGAGTTCACCGGCATGTGGTTCAAGCGAATGGTCCTTGGACTCTGGGTTTCCGCCGAGGGCGCCGTCTACGACATGTGGGATTCGGACCGCCACGTCATCGACATCATCCCGCCGATCTGGCGGTGGATCTGCGCCTCCGTCGACTATGGGACGTCAAATCCGCTGCATGCGCTCCTGCTCGGCATCGACGCCTCCCAGACGATCTACGTGGCGTCGGAGTGGCGCCACAGTGCTCGGGATACCCGGCGTTCCCTGACGGACGCCGAATACTCGGCCGAACTGAAGAAGTGGCTCGCCGACTACCGGCAGCCCGGACTTCAGGCGACCGGAGTGACGCCCGAGGCGATCGTGGTGGACCCGTCCGCCGCATCGTTCATCGAGCAACTGTGGCGCGACCGGATGACCCCCACGCCAGCCGACAACAGCGTGGCCGACGGCATCCGCCTCGTCTCCTCGGTGCTCGGCGCCGGGAAGTTGAAAGTCCACCGCTCATGCAAGGCGCTCATCGATGAGTTCCCCGGCTACTCGTGGGACGACAAGAAGGCGCTGCGCGGCGTGGACGCGCCGATCAAGGTTGATGACCACGGGCTGGACGCGCTGAGGTACGGCGTAAAGACCACCGAGAGTGCCTGGCGCCGACCGAACGGCTTCCAGATGCCACATACGCCCCGCCCGTTCGACGAGGTCGACCTTATGGGCGCCGCTATGTAGTCGAGGCGGTGGTCTTCCGTGACCGCACCGACCTCCGTCAAGGGCTATGTCGACCCGTATGCGCTGGGCAACAGTTGGGGTTCGCTGTACAGCGATCTGCTCGAGCATGTCCCAGACCTGACGTTCCCCATGTCCATTCCGGTGTATTCGCGGATGCGGCGTGACCCGAAACTGTCCTCGATCAATCAGGGCTGGACGCTCAACCTGCGGCGCTGCCAGTGGCAGCTAGATCCGGCCGGCTGCCGGCCCGAGGTCGTGGGCCTGGTCGCTGACGGCATGGGCCTGGCGATCAAGGGTGCGGACAAGCCCGGCGCTGCCCGCCTGCGTGGTGTCTCCTGGGGTGACCATCTCGCTGCGGCGCTGCGGATGGTGCCGTTCGGCTTCGCCGCGTTCGAGATCGAAGCTGAGGCCGGCGACAAGGCTCAACTGTCCGGGCTGTGGGAGCGCCCGCAGTGGACGATCTCCCACCTGCACGTCAACGGGAAGACCGGCCTGCTTGAAGGCGTCACCCAGGATCAGGCGGGCAAGCTTGAATCGCCGCAGATCCTGGCGAAGAACATGGCGTTCTACGTGCGGGAGCGCGAAGGCAGTAACTGGGCGGGTACAAGCCTGCTGCGAGCTTCATATGCTTCCTGGCTGATCAAGGAAGAGGTCCGGCGAGCCTACGGGGTCGCAAACGTCCGCTGGTCTGCCGGTGTGCCGGTAATGGAAGCACTGCCCGGGACCAACCCGACACCCGCCCAGATGGGTGAGGCTGCGCAGATGGCGCAGGCCTCCCGGGCGGGAATCGCCGCGGGTGCCGCATCGCCGCCAGGATTCACTCTGCGGATCAAAGGCATCGAGGGTGGCCTGCCGAACTCGCAGGAGTTTCTTCGCTACCTCGATCAGCAGATGACAGCGTCCACGCTGATGGGCGCATTCGACCTGGGTGATACCCCGAACGGGTCGCGGGCGCTCGGGCAAGTGTTCATGGACTCGTTCCTGCTTGCCCTGGAGTCCGAGGCCGAACTGGTCGCCGACGTCGCTACCCGGCAGATCGCTGCCCGAATCGTGGACTGGAACTACGGCGAAGACGAACCTGTCCCGCGTGTGGTGGCGTCCGGTGTCGGTTCTCGCCGTGAGGTGACCGCCGAGTCCCTGCAGCTGCTCCTGTCATCTGGGGCTCTCGCGGCCGACCCTCGCCTTGAGGCGTGGGTGCGCCGCGAATACCGGCTACCCGAACGTGACGGTATGGCTTTGCCGAAGGTGACCGCTCCGGGAGTTGAGCTCAAGCCCGACGAAGACGAGCCGGCCACCGACACGGACCCGGACGACCTGCCTGCTGATGTCGCAGCACGGCAGGCCGACCTGGACTGGGGCCTGTTCGGCGGGGCCAAAGCCGACCAGCCGGAACAGCCGTCACTGTTCGACGACGACGAAGCCGTTGATCTCGGGGCCTTCGCCCCGGCCTGACCGTGCGGGGGTGCTGTGGCCGCCCGCAAGTTCGACCCGGCACGACACCCGAGGGACCGGTTCGGCCGCTTCACAAAATCCCGGACGGTCAAAGCGTCGGCGAAGGACAAGGCCGCGGCCCGGGAGGTTGCCGAAGGCTTCCAGCCGCAGGCGGTCGGCCGCCAGGAACGTGCCGCCTACCTGCAGCGGATTGCCGGCAGTCAGCCCACCGACGCGTTCGGGGATGTGCTCGAGGCGAACAAGGCGCTGCGTTCGGGTAAGGACTCGGACGCTGCCGAACGGCTCAAGGCCGCTGCGGTTGAACTTCCGGACGACATGCTGCTGTCCCGGGCGGTCCCCCTGTCGGTGTTTGGTCGCACTGACCCGCAGTCGCTGCAGGGCATGAAGGTCCGCGACGCAGGGTTCGCACCGGCGCAGCTCGGCACCGTCCGGCCCGTCGCCGACCACGTGCGCATGCACATGGCGGTTCCTGCGGGCACGCGTGCCGTGGTGAACCCGGAGACAGGCGAGATTGCCCTCGACCACGACACCGAGATGGTCGTGGCGAAGGTCGCGGTAAACGATGCAGGCGGCGTCGACATGTGGCTGACTGTCCTGCCGAAGCAAAGCGTGCAGCGATCCGAGGACGACGGTGAGGGAGGCGACAAAACCAGCCCCACCGCAGACGGTGAGGCTGTCGAAGCGGACGACGCAGGACGCGCCGAGCTGATGAAGCTGAAGTTGCCTGAGCTGCGTGAACGGATGCGGGAACGTGGGCTGAAGCCGGGCCGTATGCGTAAATCCCAGATGGTCGACGCGCTCGTAGCTGACGAAACTGGCAACGACGAGCCGGCAGGCGACACGCCCCCAGAACCCGAACCGCAGGCCGCACCGGATCCGGGGCCGGCCTCGGTCCCGGGCGACCAGACCGCAGCGCCGGCCACGGATGCCCGATCGTTCGACGAACGAATCAAAGCCGCCGCCAAGGGCCGTAAAGCCCTCGACGCGATGCCGCTGTCGCTGCTACCCCGCAGCCGCGGCAACCCGGACCTGACACCGGAACGCGCGAAGATCCTCCGGAGTCACCTGGTCGGTGAGACCGGGGATATCGACAGGGCACTCCAGAAGGGCGGCGACACCCCGAAGGCCACCGCCGACCGTGTCGCCGTTTTCGACGGCATCATGCAGGCATCGCCGCTCGGGCAGGACGCCGTCTACTACCGGGGCGCATCCACAACCCGCGGCATCTTCGGCGACGCAGCGACAGGGGATCTGACCGGCCACGAGTGGGTGGAGCACCGCTTCGCCGAGGTTTCCCCCTCTGACCAGACAGCACAAAACATGGCCGGGGGGCGCGGAGCGGTCCTGCGGATCCTCGCCCCTCAGGGCACTGGTGCTGCCGCCATTTCCGGTGGCGCTTCCCAGGAAGTGCTGCTGGACCGCGGGCACACATGGCGGGTCGTCAAGGATTCGGGGCCCCGACAGAACGCGCCGCGCCTGATCGACGTGGAAATCGTCCCGAAGACCGGTGATGAACCAGCCCGGATCAAGCCGGTCGAAGTCGAGGTCACCACGGCCGACAATCCACTGTCGGCAGAGCAGGTGGCGGCACTGCCGGACACCCCGCTAGGCCGCAGTATCGCCTCTGGTGTCGCTTCGTCGAAGACCCTGTCGGGTGGCGCCGTCGGTGATGTGCGGCTGGTGACGTTCGGCGACGGCAGTAAAGCCATCCAAAAGATCGCCAAGGCCGACTTTGCCGGCTCGTCGCAAACCGACCTGACCGACGGTGAAGTTCTCGCAGGTCGGCTGGGGCGGGCAATCGGCGCCCCCGTGCCGGAGGTTGTTCACACCCGCCAGTACGAGATTTTCATGGAGTACGTGCCGGCCGCGAAACCCGGCATGGCCGTCCTGAACAGGTACACGGACCTGGTGGAGCGTGCCGGCAAGTGGGAAGAGTTCGTCGACTCCCGCGACGGACGGCTGCTCGGTGTCCTCGACCTGGTCACGGCGAACGCTGACCGGCATGCCGGTAACTGGCTGGTCCGTAAGGACGGCACGATCACCGGTATCGACCACGGCCTGGTGTGGTCGAAGCGGCTGACTGGTGCTCCGGATGTGCGCTCCTCCAACCCGGAGTTCGACAGCCCGTTCGCCGGAAGGTTCTTCGGCGACAACTTCTCGGAGCGGCGCGGCTGGCAACCGAACGATCTGAGCCCGGCGGACGTTTTGTGGATGCGCCGGCAGGCCGAAGGGTTGCGGGAAGAGTTTGACCGGCGTGGGCGTGGCGACTGGCTGGACTTCACCCTGACCCGCATTGATCAGCTCGGCGAGTATGCGCGCGGAACGACGGACAGGGTGGCGACGTGAACGGCCGGTTCGAGCTGGTTGACGCCGAAACGGGCGATGTCCTGGACCTGGTGACGTTCACCGACGGTGAGGTTACCTACGAGTCGGGGCTGGCCGAGTCGATTGTCGGCACCCGCCGCCGGCTCATCCCTGCCACCGGTGAGCTGCTGGCGTCGTTTGACGGCTGGTCCAACGGCTACCTGATCACCCGCCTTATTGGCGGTGAAGTTCAGGCAGCTGCGGGCGACACGGACGCCGAACGGATTCAGGCGCAGTGGGATGCGGCGAAAGCCCGTCTGCTGCGGCGCTGGCCGAAACTCGCGAAGCCGATGGTCGACGAACTCGCATCGCAAGCGGAAGGCCTGGTCGAGACGGGGGATCTGGCCCGGCTCGGTGAGCTGCAGGCCTCCGCCGGCGTGGTCGCCGCGGTTGCCGTGCCACTACGTCAGTCCGGCACGGACCTTGCAGCCGAGGCGGCTGCGGGCGTGGTGGAGGAAGCCGCCGTGCAAGACGTGTCGATCGCCGCCCCGGACGCGCCTGGTGTTGAGCGGGTGCGGCAGCACGCCGACGTGGTCGCCCGGATCATCGCGAACGGCTACGCCTCGGGTGCGGCACGAACGGCCCTGCAGCTGTCGGGCGCCGGGCCGCAGGAAGTCCGCGACGAGGTCGAACGGCACCTGACCGAACTCGGGCAGTCCACGAACGGTCTCGTCGGTACCGAGATCGGCGGGCTGCTGTCGGCGGCCCAGCACGCCGGACGGCTCGCGGTGCTCGAGCAAGAACCCGGTAACACCGTGCAGGCGATAGAGATCAACGACCTCAATCGGTGTGAACCCTGCAGCGAGGACTCGAACCGCGTCTTCCCTGATCTACGAGCCGCACTTCAGGTGTACGTCGTGGCCGGCAACCGGCATTGTCTCGGAAGATCGCGTTGTCGCGGGTACCTCCGCATGATCTGGCGCTGATCTGAGCGCTCCCTCGACCCGAAAGGAGGTCGAGGTGGAGCAGAAGCCCAGCGTCGGCCGCATCGTTCGATACGTCGGCAAGCACGGAGTGAACGCCGTACGGCCCGCCATCGTCACCGTCGACACCAGCACCTACGTCGAGCACGACGAGGGCGTACCTCTCGACTCCGACCAGCACGTGCACCTGTGGGTGTTCACCACCAAGACCCGCACCGTCCACGAGGTGCACGGCAACGCGGACCCCGGACTGCCCGGCTTCCACGAAATGAACATCCCGCACGACGCTGACAAGGCACCCGGCACGTGGCATTGGCCGGCACGGTCGTGAGGCGGGTGAGCGATGCCTGACGTCGAACTCGCGCGCCGTGAAGGCGTAGAGCTTGTGAACTCCGGTTCGTGGCAGCTCCTCTCCGGCAGCTGGAACCCGAACAGCAAAGACATCGCCGACGCTGTTGAAGCGTCCAAATGCCCCGCCGTACGCCGTCCCCGACTCAAACTGGGACACCTGGACGAGCGGTTCAATCCCGCAGACAATGCGGTCCTCGACGGCACACCGGCGCTCGGTTGGTTCGACAACCTGCGCGCCAGCGCCGACGGCAACACCCTTGTCGGGGATCAGGTGGCGCTGCCATGGCTGTCAGCCGTCCAGCCTGCCGCATGGCCCGACCGGTCGATTGAGGGCAAGTATCAGTCGCAGTGCGCTTTGGGCCATACCCACCCGTTTGTGGTGACGGCGGTGTCGCTGCTAGGTGAAACCCCGCCGGGCATCCCGACACTGAAGTCCATCAAGACTCTCGACGATCTGCCCGCCGCCCTTGGTGTGGCGGCCTCCGGCGAAGCGTCCGAGGGCGGCGAAAGCGTCCAGGCGATCATCCGTGCTTCCGTCGAGGTGCACACCGGCACGATGGTGGCGCTGATCCCCACCGCCGAGGATGCGGCACGGCTAGCGGTCGGCGGGGGCGAGCCGGCCGACGAGCTGCACTGCACCTTGGCCTACCTGGGTGACGCCGCAGCCCTGGGCGCCGGTGGCCGCCAGGATGTCCTCGACGGCGTGACCCGTGCGGCGAACGGCCTGCCCGAGATCGAGGCGGACGCTTTCAGCCTGAACGTTTTCAACCCCGGAACGGCCAGCGACCGGGACACGTGCATTGTGCTCGGCCTGTCCGGCGATCCGATCGACGCCGTTCACGATCTGGTGTCGGAGGCGCTGCGGGAAGCCCTGTGGGATCGGCTGCTGGAACTGCCGCCCCCGCACCGCCCTTGGCACGCGCACATGACCTTGGAGTACACCGAGGACCTGGCGCGTCTGACCGCCCTCACCGACCGGATCGGCCCGGTCCGGTTCGACCGGATCCGGATCGCGTTCGGCGGTGAACGCATCGACATTCCGCTGATCCCGCCCAGCGAGGACGAGACGGTGGCCGCGTCGGCTGCCATCCGGGACCGCATCGCACCGATCCGCGAGCGACTGGCCCGGCTCGAAACCGTCGCCGCTGCGGCAAGCCCCACCTCTGATCTCCCGGCCGCCGAGCCGGAGCAAGAAATCAACCCCGAACCGATTGAGGAGGACTTTGTGTCCACCGAACTGAGCGGTCTCCGCTCACGGCTCGGCCTGCCCGACGACGCCGACCTTGCCGCCATTGAGGCGAAGGTCGACGCGATCAAGGCGGACGCCGAGAAGACCCCCGAGCCGACCCCCGAGATGGTCGCTGCTTCCGCCGCCGCCGTCGAGCAGGCCACCAAGGCTGAGGCGGAGAAGGACGAGCTCCGCAAGGAAGTCCAGGTCCTTGCCTCGCAGATGCAGCAGGTCACCACGGAGCTGTCCGCGGCGAAGGCAGCCCAGGCTGCCACCGTCAAGGCCAGCGTGTTCGACGCTGCGATCAAGGACGGCAAGCTGAAGCCCGCCGACCGCGAGCAGTGGGAGAAGGACTACGACGAGGCGCCGGGCGCGATCACCCGCGTCCTGGCGTCCATCGCTGTCGGCACCGCCGTTCCGGTGATGGCGTCCGGCACCGTCGGTGACCCGGAGCCGCAAGGCTCCGACGACGACTGGGACGCCATCGTTTCCCGCCTCGACAGCCCGAAGGCGGTCTGATCATGGGTGCCTACGAACCGCAGTTCCTGTACGGCGATGTCATCACCGGCACCGCCTCGGCGACGATCGTCGGCGGGCAGACCCTGATCGTGTCCGGCAACGGCACCGTCGGCCCCGCCACGGCCACTTCCCCGGCCGTCATCGGTGTCGCCGCGTATGACGCCGCGAACACCGAGGACGTGTCGTACTTCCCCCGCGGGAAAGTCCACATCTCCACCGCGTCGGGCTCCATCACCGCTGGTGCCCGCGTCGACTCCGGTGCCGCCGGCACGGTCGCCTCGGGCGCGGCGTCGGTGAACAACATCGGGATCGCCCTGACCACCGCCGCGGACACCGCGCTGGTGACGTGGATGGAGATCTGACCCGCACCACCGTGGCGGCGCCCTTCCTGACGGGCGGGCGCCGCACTTTCTGAACATCGTCTTTCCAGGCCCCACGCATCGCGTGCGGGTCTTTTCGTCATGCCCGGATACCGGGCGCAAGAAAGGACTACCACCGTGCCCGGTGCCTACCCCCCAAGCGGCCCGTCGCTGACGGGTGACCTGCTCTCCGTCCACCGCCTCCTGCAGAACCCCACCTACCTGCAGCGCCGGCTGCGCGGCATCCCGGACCTGCGGTTCATCGCCGACCGTGTCCTGACGCAGCGGCTGCGGACCTCCGGCGGTGCGGTGGCGTACGAGATCGGTGAGCCGATCGTGAACGCCCGCCCGATCCGGGCGGTGTCGCCGGGTGCCGAGTACCCGCGTGACAGCCCGGCCGACGGCACTGCCGCCCTGGCGAAGGTGTCGAAGTGGGGCGAGGCGGTCCCGCTGACCGACGAGAAGCTGAAGCGGTCGGTGTACATGGGTGACGAGGTGAACCGCACCCTGCGCAAGGCGGCGAACACCATCATCAGCAAGGTCGACAAGCTGACCACGACCGCCGCGGCTTCGGCGATCACGGCGACGTCGGCTGCGGCGCAGACGTGGGACAACGCGTCGGCGCTGCTGTTCCGTGACGTGGAGAAGGCCGCGGCGAAGATCGTCGACGCGAACCAGGGCTACCGCCCCAACACGATCATGATGTCGACGACGAAGTACGCGATGCTCGTCACCGACCCGGCGATCGCCGCCCTCCGCAAGCGGGAGGACTCGACGAACCCGATCTACGGCGGGTCGATCGAGTCTCTCGGCAAGTACAACATCGTGGCGACGGCGCTGGCGAACCTGCCCTCCGACGACGTGTGGATCTTCGACGACAACGAGCTCGGCGGCATGGCCGACGAGAACGAGGTCGACCCGGGCTACGCGACGATGGACAACAACCTGCAGTTCAAGGTCATCCGGAAGGAGTCCCGCGATGCGTGGGACATCCAGTGCCGGCGGATCACCGTCCCGGTCGTGCTGGAGCCGGCCGCCGGTGTGAAGATCACCGGTACTGGGGCGCTGGGCTGATGAGCGTCTACCAGGTGGTCGCTGAGTGCGCCCACGTCACCATGGATGGCCCGACTGGTCGGGCGGTGAACCTGCTGATGAAGGGTGCGCACGTCCCGGCGGACGCCCCGGAACTGAAGCGGCTGCTGGCGGACAAGTTCGTTGCCGAGGTCGGTAAGGACGACACCGGTGGTGTGGACGCCTATGGAATCCCGGCGGGTGCTTACGGGGCGGATGTCCCGGCGAACCTGACGACGACTCCGCTGGAGAAGTCCGAGGAGCAGCGCAAGGCCGAGGCGGAAGCCGAGGCCAACTACCGCGCCGCCGCCGACCTGGCGGAGAAGCGTCAGGCGGCGAAGGCGAAGCTGCCCGAGGACGGTTCGGAGCCGGATGGCCGCGCCGGCCAGGACGTCTGGGTGGAGTACCTCGTCGCCCGCGGAAGCATGTACGAGGACGTGAAGGACGCGTCGAAGGCTGATCTGCGGAAGCTCGCCGAGCAGCAGTCGTAGCAGTCGTGGGGGTGCCGGCTCCGGACGGCCGGCATCCCCGCCCACCTTCGGGGGTGTTGCGTGCAGCCTTCACGTCTGCAGGAGCAGGACATGATCGCCCGGCAGTTGGCGCAGCAGGCCAAGGACATGGCGGCGCAGAGTGTGGCGGGCATGGCTGCTGTCACCCCGTCGTTCGGGACGGCGCTGCTGGCTGTCGGCGCGGGCGCCGTCGTGCAGGTACTCGCGTTCCGGGTGTAGCCCGAGCCCCTTCTTTCCGTTTCGTGAAGCCGCTCCGGGCGGCCTTTTGCCATGCCCGAAGGAGCCGCGATGCGCAGCCCGATCCTGCTCGAGCCACCCGTCACCCGATGGGAATGCGGCTCCTGCTCCTACAAGGACGTCACGCGCACCCACGGCCCTCACTCGCGCTTCCATCCGTGCGCCGGCCTGGGTGGGCTGACCGCGCCGATGGTCCCCGAAGGCGAAAGCCGGAAGGTCACCACGCTGGAGCGCGAGGACTACATCGGCGGTGAAGACGTCCAGTACGCCAACGGACGGCCTGTGATGCAAACCGTGACCGAGCACGACGACGGGCACACCGACGTGATCGTGTACGCGCCCACCGCGCATTCAAGGAGCGTGGGATGACCAGCAGCAACGGCGTCGGCGCATACAACGCGACCGTACGGGCAGCCGAACCGCACCACATCGTTCAGGCTGCCCGCGAGCAGCGGGTGACAGACGCGGCGGCTGCGGTTACACACCTCGAAGAGAAGATCGCCTCCGTCGAAGCCGACTGTGAAGCGGACCCGAAGTGGCGTAAGACGCGACTGGCCGCACTGAACACCAATCTTGAGACAGCTACGGCCGAGGCCGATAACGCGCGCTGCGAGGCGCAGGAAGGTGCGGAGTAATGGCATTCGGCAGCACTAGCTCGGTGTTCCGTGAGTGGAACGTCATGATGCTCAACAACTCGGGTACCTCGTACACCGGAATCGACAGTGACACGATCTTGGCGGCGTTGTTCAACAACTCCGTCACTCCCGACAAAGACGCCGTGGTTGGCTCGACCGGCTACAACACCGGCACGTGGGTGACCGCCAACGAGCTGACGGACGCCAACTGGGCTGCGAAGGGCCGGGCGCTCGCGTCCAAGACGATCACCACCCCGACGACGGGTGTTGTCATGTTCGACGCGGCGGACACGGCCGGCGCGGGCAACGTCACCATCTCCAACGCGTACGGGGTGTTGGTTTTGGACGACAGCGTCACGGGAGGCAGCGTGGTGGATCAAGGGATCTGCTTCAACGCCTTCGGTGGTGCGGCATCGGTCACGGCCGGTTCGTTCACGGTGGCCTGGAATGCCAACGGCGTTGCTCGTTGGACCTCCTCCTGATCAGCGGTTCCTACTGACGGGAGGTGAGCCATGGCTACCGGATCAATCTTGCTCACGCCTGGCGCCGCGATCCTGCCGGACGGGTCGGCGTCGAATGCGGCCCCCGGTCTCGCTCGAGTGAAGTCCTCGGCAACCGCGCCGGGTATCTACTTCCTGCATTTGCTGTTCGACACCACGACGGAAGAGTGGTGTACCTGGCAGTTCCGGATGCCCGCCGACTATGCGTCAGCCCCCGTGGCGGTGGTGCAGTACAAGATGGCGTCGGCCACATCGGGTGGCGTGGCGTGGGATGTGCGGGTCGCGGCGGTGTCGGATGGCGACAGTGTTGACGTGGACGCGAAGGGCTTCGGATCCGCGAACACCGGCACCGCAACAGTGCCGGGGACGGCGGGCTACCTCGACGAGGTGTCGGTGACTCTGTCTAACGCGGACAGTGTGGCAGCCGGGGACTTCGTGGTGATCCGGCTGGCGCGGGCGGTCGCGAACGGGGCCGACACGGCCTCCGGTGACGCCGAATGCGTAGGGATTTCCGTTCAGTACACGACCACCTAGCAGGGGGTCGGTGTGGCACGTAACTTCAACGGGTCCTCCTACCTCGACTTCTCGGCCGGCGGCGCACCGCCGAACAATCATTTCACTTGGGCGGCCCTGTACCGCCCTACCGTGGTCACCGGCACTAAGACTCTGCTCGCGATTGGCTTCTCCTCGCCAGGCGGAAACCTAAGAATTCTTTCCGGCGCTCTGACTGCATCCATCGGTGGCACTGCCATTGCGCCTGCGGTGTCCATTCCGATCACATTGTCGGACGGTTGGTGCATTGCCGCACTGACCAAGCCACTGTCCGGATCAGCCCCGTTCCGTTTCCACCTGTACAAGTACGACACTGACACGTGGCTGCGGGAAGACAGCGCGACGACCACGGGTGGATCGGGTGCCGCCCGCTCCGAGATTCGAATCGGCGACTCGACCAGCGGCGGCGAGCGGTTCACCGGCGACATGGCAGCCGTCGGAATGTTCGACACGGCCCTCAGTGATGACCAGCTCTCTACTCTGCCGTATTCGCTGAACGCTTGGCTGTCGGCTCGTCCGACCGTCATGTTCGTCTTCGACCAGCATGCGACCACGCAGACGGTCCGGGACTGGACGGGTGGCGGAGCAAACCAGACTGGGATCACCGGAACCACGGTTTCGACCGTCAGTGTTCCGATCCTGACCTACGGCCACCCGGTCATCCTGCCCACCCGCACGGGTGGCGCACCGGCCGCAGTGCCCATCTCTACAGTGTCGGACAACTTCGACGACAACGCCGTTGACCCGACTCTGTGGTCGGGTGACTCCGGCACTGTCGGCGAGTCCGGCGGCGTAGCGACGATCACCGCCGACACTGGCTACAACGCCAAGCGCACCGGGTCCGTCTACACGTTTGACGACGCCTACTCCAAGGTCAACCCGTTTCCGGCAGGCACCTCGACTGGTGCCGCCATGGACTGGGGTGTCGCTTCGGCTGCGGAGGCGGCCGGCACCGACCTGGTCTTCTACCTCGACGTCGTCGCTGGAACCCTGTACTTCGCGAACCGGGTCGGCTACACCGACGGCGGCGCAACGTCGGTCACCTACAACTCGACCAGCCACGCGTGGTGGCGGCTCCAGCGCAGCGCCGGGAACGTACTCTGGCAGACCAGCCCGGACGGCGCCACCTGGACGACACAGCGCACCCTCACCGAGCCATCGTGGGTGTCGGCGAACCCGGCCGACATTTCGTTCCACTCGGAAGCGCACCGCAACGACGGCTCCGGCGGCGGCGCCACCCTCGACAACTTCAACGTTGCCCCGGCTGCAACGACAGCGAATGCTGGCCAGGCTGCGGTCGGCGTTGACGCCCACAACGCAACGACCGCCACTGCGGTCACCGCCACGGCAGGCGTTGCGCAGGTCGGCGTCAACGGCTACAACCCGGCGCCGGTTCTCACCTCCACGGCGACCGCCGGGCAGGCCGACGTCACGGCAACGGGGCATGACCCCGCTGCGGTCACGACTTCTCAGACCACCGCCAACGCCGGTACCGCCGACGTGGGCGTGGACGCCTACAGCGCCAGCGCGGTCATCGCGGTCACTGCCGACGCCGGGCATGCGGCAGTCCAGGCCGACGGGCACAACCCGACGGCGGTCACCGTCCCCACGGTCGTCGCCGATGCGGGTGTCGCCCTCGTCGGGGTGGACGGCCTCAATCCGACGGCAACCACTTCGGCCAGCGTCACAGCTGGAACCGCGGAGGTCACCGCTGCCGCCCACAGCGTCATGGCAGTCATGGCCGGAACGCCAGACGCCGGTACTGCTGCTGTCGGGGTCGACGCGTACAACCCGGCCGCCCTGGTCACCTACACCGCCGACGCCGGAACAGCCACGGTCGGAACGGACGCCCACAACGCGACCACCGCACTGGCCAGCATCGCCACGGCAGGTAACGCCCTAGTGGATGTGTCGGCCATCAACCCGACCGTCTCCACGTCCTCGTCGGTCACCGTCAACGTCGACGTTGCGTCGGTCGGGGTCAGCGCCGACAACCCGACGCAGGACATCACCCAGCCCGCCGGGCTGGCAGCAGTCGACAGCACGGCCTACAACGCCACCGCTGTCACCGTTGCCGCCGGGGTCGCCAACGCGGGCACCGCTGAAGTCGCCGCGACTGCCCACGACCCGGCGGCCCAGCCGGCGCTCACCGCCACAGCCGGGCAGGCCGCGGTCACGGCGGACGGCTACAACGCGTCGGTGTCCACGGAGGCCAGCTACACGGCACAGGCAGGTGTCGCCGAAGTCGGGGCCGACGGGCACAACCCGCAAGCCCTGACCATCCTGATTGCCGCACCCGGCGCCGCTGAAGTCGGGGCCGAGGCGTACGGGGCGACAGTCTCGACCGCAGCGGCAACCGAGGCTCAGGCACTCGAAGCACTCGCTGGGGCGCAAGCGTTCAACGCGCTCGTCATCATCGGCGTCAGCGCTGGAACCGCTGAGGTCACAGCTGCGGCGTTCGACGTGCCGAAGAAGCGGACACCCGGTGTTCTCGTTGCCGGCACCATCCGATCCCGGCTCACCGCAGGCACCATGCGCGGACCCACCTACATGAGCGGGGGCTGAGGTGGCTTCGGATCTGAGTCTGGGGGACGTCGAGACCCCGTTCATCGTGGTCTCCCCCGCCGACGCCGACACCCAAGTCACCCTCGAAGTCCGGCCACCCAACGCCGACCCTTACCCGCTCGTCATGGCCGGCGGGGACCTCGAACCCATCGCCAACTCCAGCCCGCAGCAGTACAGCCAGCGGTGGGAAGCCGTCAGCCCCGTCACCTACGACGCGGCCAGCAAATGGGTGCTGCACTTCGACGTCACCGGCACCGGCGAAGGCGACGAAGACCTTGAGATCTACGTTGTTCCGTCGCCGGTTGCGGGCGGGCCAGCTTGGTGGCCGGGACGCAGTCGCGTGGCCGCATACGTTCCTCATCGCACTCTCGTCAGGTCCGTCGCCAGCACCATCAACTCCCAAGACGGCTACGCGATGACCTTCGACTCGACCACAGTGCCCGACGGCCTGACCGTTTCAAGGCTGATCGCCGACGGGGGCGCCTGGGTGGGCGCGCTGATCAGCCCGCTGCACGCCAAGAGCGAAGGACTGGCGAGCCTACTCGTTGCCCTCTGGGCTGCCATCGCTGTAGAACGCGGATATCCCGACGACGACCAGTCGCTGCAGCGGGCCAACGACATGGAGAAACAACTCAACACCATGCTCGGGCAGCTCACCGAAGCGAACAACGCCGCGAACGGGACTGATTCGTACGGCCTGGATCTGGCCTACCCGGTGTACAGCTTTCCGCCCGCCGACCTGCGCTACGACTACTCGACCTACTGGTGAGGCGGTGAGCCGTGGCGCAAGTCAAGGTCACTTTCCGTCCGAACCGGGCAGGCGTGAACGCCGCAGGTCGGTCGAACGCCGTTTACCGCGAGCTTGAGCGCCGCGCTGACAAGGTGATTGCGCTCGCCCAGGCCATCGCGCCTGTCGACACCGGCGTCTACCGGGCCAGTTTCGCCAAAGAACGAACCCGCGTCCGAGGCCAGGCCGCGGTACAGGTCACCAACACTGCCCCCTACGCGGCGGTGGTTGAGCACGGGTCGCGGCCCCACGTCATCGAGTCCACCGGGCCGTGGCCACTGCGTAACGCCAAGACCGGGCAGGTGTTCGGCCGCAAGGTCAACCACCCCGGCACGCCCGCCTTCCATGTCCTGCGGCGTGCACTCCGGGCGGCCGGCCGGTGACCGGATACGCCGACCCGGAACTGCTGATCACCGAGTGGATGCGGGACACCATAGGCGGGAAGTTCTGGACCAGCTATCACCTGCCCCCGAACGAACGGTACGTCGCCCCGCTTACCCATGTGCTTCGCGACATCAGCCCGAACGATCTGCCGTTGACACTCGATGACGTGCTCCTAGACGCCAACACGTACGCGGCGGACGAGGACCGGTGCAAGGCCGTGTCCCTGGATATCTGGAACGCGATGGTGTTCAAGCTTCCGGGCACGGTCTTCGGCAACGGCGTCCTGGTCAAGCATTGCCGGGCGACGCCGCCGATCTGGGCGCCTGACCCGTCTGTCTACCGACGCACCGCGGCCTACCGCGTGATCCTGCACGGCGTCATCTGATCCCAGCTCACCCCTGCACCCGGCGATAACCGCCGGGCTTTCGTCATGCCCGGAGGTTGCCATGCCCCGCACTGCCCTGACCGCCGTCGAATCGTCCAAGGCGGGCACTGTGCTCGCCGCGGGCACTGCCGCTGATGTGGCGAACGGCAACAGCGTCGCCCACGACGGCCGGTCGGTCATCATCATCGCCACCAATGCTGGTGCGTCGCCACGCACGATCACGATCACGCCGACCGCGACGGTCGATGGCCTGGTTCCGGCAGCGCGAACGGTGTCGCTGGCCGCGAGCGCCGTGAAGGTGCTCGGCCCGTATGACCTAGCCAGCTATTCGAGCGTGCTGCAGATCTCCGGCGATCACGCCGACGTGAAGTTCCAGGTCATCCGGGTTCCCGGTATCTGACCGCCTCTTCTGGCTTTTCCCTCTCACCCGGCGACCGCCGGGCCTTCACCATGCAAGGAGATGACCCATGGCGGTCGATGTCACCAAGATCCGCGCCTATCAGAACGGGCTCGTCGCGGTTTCGGGGTTCGGTGTCACCAACCCTGTTTTGCCGACCGATCCAACCACGTCGATCAACTCGGCGATCTACTCCGAGGTTGGGGCGCTGACTGACGAAGGCGTGACTGACGCAACCTCGCAGGATTCGACGGACATCTTCATGTGGCAGGGCAACGCTCTGGCCGCGTCGATCCCCGGCGAAGTCACCAAGACGTTCGCGTTCGGAGCCATGGAGACCAACCTGGTCACCCTCGGCATCCAGTACGCCGGCTCCACCATCACGCAGACCGCCTATGGCGTCTCCATCGCCGAAAAGGCGCCAGTCAAGGACGTGCGGACGTGGATCCTGCACGGCATTTCCGACTCCGGCAAGGCGCAGCGTGTCGTTGTGCCGCTCGGTCAGGTGTCGGAGCGCGGTGACGTCCTTTGGTCGTCACAGGAAACGACTGTGTACGCCTGGACGATCAAGGCGTTCCCTGACGCCAGTAATAACGTGGCTTATAGGTACATTTTGGACAGTTCGCTCGCGGTCTGACCTGCCTACCCCTGAACGACGCAGCCGGCCCTCGGGCGGGTGGCCGGCTGCGTCTCTACCCGCCCACACCCGCCAAGGAGAAACCATGAACAGCCCTTCCCGAGTGGAACTCGTACGCGTCGAAGAGTCCGCCGACCCCAGAACTGTCGCCGACCGCGAGTCCACGGTGCAGCGCCTCGCCGAGCTGGGCCACATCGACCCGGCAGCGGGTGAGGTCAACACGGTGTCGGCCGGTAGTTGGCAAGCACGCATCAACGGCGGCACCCCTATCGAAGTCCAGGACTTCGCGGTCTCCCCCGACGGCGAAGGGGGCGTGGTCCTGAACCTCGTCATGCCGGTAGATGCGCTGACGATCGGCGATGCCTCGCTCGGCCAGGAAGCACCCAACGTGCGCCCCGCCGTTCCGGCGCAGCCGATCTCGATGTGGGGTGGCATTCCGCAGCCGGACGGGCTCGGCTCGCAGGTTGCCGCGAACGCGGAACAGAACACGCACGATCACACGCTTAAGCGGTGGACGTGCGGATGCGACCCGGTGCTGCTCGGCATTCAGGACGCTGCGGCGAAGACCGGCAACATCGACCTTCGGGTGGTGCAGTCGTGACCACCGATGTGAGTGTGGATTGGGCGCCGGGAGACGACGGCGACCAGCTGCTCAACGCCCTGCGCGACATCATCCAGAAGCACTACCACGGCGATGTCCTCGCAGCGCTCGGTGGCCTGCCCGTCAGGCCGAAGCCCGCGCCTTGGTCGACGGAGGCCCTGCTGCTTGCGCGGGTCGAGCACCGCCTGGCGCGCATGGAGTGGACCCAGAATGGCCGGAAGGGCCCGGAGCCGAAGCTTCTGACTTCGGCGGACGATGCGGCTGAGCGTCTGCGTCGTATCGGTCTGCTGCCGGACGAAGACGAAGGCACGACGGGGGTGACGGCATGAGCGAGACCCCAGAGGACGAGACCATCCAGGGTGTCCCGGTCCTGAAGCCCGCCAAGGCCAACCCCAAACCGAGCCCCGTCCTTGGTCGCACCGTCGCCGACGATCTGGATGCCGCCTACGCGGAGATCCGCCGCGAGCCGTATTTCTTCACCTGGTCTGGCCGTGAGTGGTCCCTGCCGCACATCGGCGACCTGGACTACCGCGTGCTGGCCGAGATCGAGTCGATGGACGCCATCGACACCGAGCAGGTCCTCAGCCTTTTCTCCCGCATGTTCACCGCCGACCAGGTTGCGGCGTGGGCCGAAGTGCAGGTCCCCACCCCCGTCCTGTTCATGCTGTTCGAGCGGTGGGTGGCGCACGGCGGCGGCAAGTTGGGGGAAGCGCCGGCCTCGAGCGGCTCCTCCGGGAGCATTGGAAAGAGCTCGAGGCGGACTTCCGGTTCAAGTACGGTCTCCGCCTCTCGGAAGTCGTCTTCGGCCAAACCGAAGAAGGCCGCGGCGAAGCGCACACCGCGCAAGGCTGCCGCGGCACCTGCGGTTGTGGAACTGGCCGACTCCCCGCCAGGGAGCTCCTCAACCTGATCCAAGGGTTGGCCGGGTACGAGGATTCACTGCTGCACAAGAAGCTGCGCGGACCGATGGCGTCGTGGGACATGACCGCCCTACTGCTGCGGCAGATCGACCTGCGGCTTGCCGGTGCGAACTGGCAGCGGGCGGGCGGCAAAGGACAGAAGCCCAAGCCGATCGATCTGCCGTCTACGACGAGCCGCGGCAACCAGCCGGCCAGAGGCAAGCCGTCGGGTGACGACCTCGCCCAGCGGCTGCGGAACCTGAACCTGATCCCTCCCGGAGCCTCTGACTGATTGCGGCCGGGGGTGTCTTCGTGACCTCTCCGACGAGCGTTGGCCAGGTCAGTGTCGAGGTGGTCGCCGAACTGCGATCCCTCGTGAAGGACATCCGCAAGCGCGTCGAGGAAGGCCTCCGGAACCTCGACGTTGGCAGGCGGATCCGCGACTCCATCGGCCAGGACCCCATCTCGGTGCCGGTTGAGATGGACGTCGACACCAGCGCCATCAACCAGCAGCTGCGCAACCTGAACGGCCTGCGCGTGCCGGTCGAGGTCGAACCGGAGACTGGTAGCTTCGCCGGCCGGTTGCGGTCGCAGTTGGCGCGCGTGACGTCGCAGGTGCGGTCAGCCGTCACCGTCGATGTCGACGTTGACCAGAACCGGTCGTCGTCAAGGCTCGGAAGTCTTCTGCAGGGCGCTGTCGGTGCTGCAGGCGCGGTGGGTGGGGCACTGACCGGGGCGGCGGGTGCCGCAGGTTCACTGCTGGGCGCACTCGGCCCGGTGGTCGGTGTTGTCGGCGCGATCGCTGCCGGCCTGACGTTGCTGCCGCCTCTGCTGGCAGCGGCGGCAGGTGCGGCGGCGGCGATTCCCGGTGCAATGGCCGGCATCGGTGCGGCGGTCGGCACCCTGGCGCTCGGATTCAAAGGCATCTCCGAAGCATTCAAGCCGTCCGCAGGTGGCGGCGGCGGCGGCGGTGGTGGGGCGGCCGGCCAGGCGGCGAACCAGGCCCGCCAGATCGCGTCCGCGTCCCGGCAGGTGGAGGCAGCGCGGCGGGGTATCGCCGCGGCGAACCGCCAGTATTTGGCGTCGCTGCGGTCGGTGGCCGCCGCAGAGCGTGGCCTGGTGGCGGCGCAACGCGCTGTCGGCGAGTCGCAGGACACGCTCATCGAAGCCCAGCAGCGCGCCATCCGTAGCCAGGAGGCCGTGAATCGGGCCCGCCGTGAGGCCCGCGAGGACATTGAAGACCTCGGCCGGGCGTTGCGCGGGGCGGTCATCTCCGAGGCGGAGGCGGCTCAGGCCGTCAACGATGCCTTGTTCGCCTTGAACGAGGCGAAACTGACCGGCGACCTGAAAGCGATCGCCCGCGCGTCGAACGCCTACGACCGTTCGGTGTTGTCGTTGGAGGATGCCAAGGATTCCGTCGAGGATTTGACGGAGGAGTCGCAGGAGTTCGCGGCGAAGGGCGTCGAGGGCAGCGACAAGGTTCAGGGCGCCCTTGAGGACCAGGTATCGGCGTGGGATGCGGTCAAGGACGCGCAGCAGGGTGTTCGGGACGCACAGAACGGTGTCATTGACGCCACCGACTCTCTGATCTCCGCGCAGGACGGCGTCAAGTCGGCCCTGGACGGCCAGAAGTCCGCCACGGATGGGCTGATCGCGGCGCAGGAGTCGCTGGCGGCGGCGCAGCAGAAAGTTGCTGCCGGTTCTGGCGGGGTGGCCAAAGAGGTCATCAAGCTCGCCCCGGCGGCGCAGAGGTTCGTCAACGCGATCAAGGCACTCAAGCCGGCGTTCGAGAACCTGCGACTTGATGTGCAGCAGAGGCTGTTCGAGGGCCTTGACAAGACGGTGACCCGGGTAGGTGAGGCGTGGATTCCGCGGCTGCGGGAGACGCTGGGCAGCTACGCGGACACGTTCAACGGATTTTTCAAAAACCTCGGCAAGAGCATCACCACGCCGAAGTTCATGGACGATATCCAGGCCGGCGCGGAGGGGTTCCGGCAGCTGCTGGACAAGCTCGGCGCGTCGATCACTACCAGTCTGGTACCGGCGTTCGGTGCCCTGTCGAAGGCGGCCGGGCCGTTCCTGTCGAAGCTCGGCGACGAACTGGCCGGGATCGTCACCGAGTTCTCGAACTGGGTGCTTCAGGGCGAGAAGACCGGCGGCCTGGAATCGTTTTTCGACAAGGCCGCGAAGGCGATGCACGACATCTTCGACATTGGCAGGTCCGTCGGGTCGATCATCGCCAGCCTGTTCGAGATCATCACCGGGGACAACACGAACACCGGCAAGACCCCACTGGAGTCCTTCAAGCAGGCGCTCGACAAGGTCGCCGTGTGGCTGAAGGACCCTGACAATCAGCAGCGCATCCGCCAGCTGATCGACGACGTAAAAGAGGCAGGCCAGCAGTTCCTGGAGTTCGCCAACACGGTCCGTCGTGCCTTCGACCGCGTCCAGGAAGCGTTCTTCCGCCTCCAAACCTTCATCTACCAGCTGTCCGACATTTTCGGCCTGAGCGGTTCGGCCGGCGGCGAGGTCGGCAAAGCGATCAGCGGTGCCGTGACCGGCAACGACGGTGGCAGCCTGGTCGAGCAGTTCCGCGAGGGCGGCCGGAACATCATTGATGGCCTGATCGAAGGCATCGAGGAACGTCTCGGCCAGTTCTCGATCGCCGGCCTGCTGTGGGAGGGCCCTGATTCTCTGCTGGGCCGGATCCGGGCCGGGTTCGGGATCGCGTCGCCGTCAACGGTCATGGCTGAGGTCGGCCGGAACCTGATTGACGGGCTTGTCCTCGGAATTGGGGAGAAGTTCGGGCAGCTGGTGGACAAGGTGCGGGAGATCCCGGACCGGGTCCGGGGCGCCCTTTCCGGTGCCGGTACGTGGCTTCAGCAGCATGGTCAGAGTGCGATCAACGGCCTGAGCTCGGGTGTCTCGTCGAGGATGGCGGACCTGCGTAGTCGTGCCGGCCAGGCCCGAACAACAGTGCAGAACGCCCTGTCGAATGCGGGCACGTGGCTCTCCACCCATGGGCGCAACGCGATTATCGGCCTTGCCAACGGCATGACCTCCTGGTTCGGGAACCTGCGCGCCTACGCGGGCAACGCCCGGGTGACGGTGCAGAACGCTCTGGCCAACGCCGGGTCGTGGCTGGTGAATCATGGACGCGCCGTGATTTCCGGCCTTATGCAAGGCATTTCGTCGATGTTCAACACGCTCGGCTCGTTCCTCGGCGGGGTCGGCCGGTTCATTCAGGCCAACAAGGGGCCGATCGAGAAGGACCGGGTACTGCTCCGCCCGGCTGGTGCCGCGATCATGTCTGGCTTGATCACCGGGATTGCGGACCGGAAATCCGCGCTGGCTGCGGAACTGAGCGACGTGACCTCGATCGTCGCAGGGACGAACCTGCCGGCGCTCGGCGCCGACATGGACGCGTCGATCCGGTCCAGCCTGTCGGTGGCGGACAACAAGACGATCACCGCGGAGTGGAAGACCGGCAGCTCGGGAGACCCGGTGCTTGACTCGCTGCGGGACATGATCGGGTTCCGGTTCCGGGGAGACCCCGTCGCGGCGCTGTCGAGCTGAAAGGCGGACTGATGTCGATCGTCCACGTTCTCCCGGTCAACGACCTCATCGAGCATGAGGACGAAGGCGAAGACTGCCCGTGCGGGGTCCGTACCGAGCCGGTCAAGGACGAGGAGACCGGGGCGGTCGGCTGGCTGGTCGTGCACAGTTCGCTCGACGGCCGGGAGCGATTCGAGAAGGCGTAGAGCAGGGCGGGTGCGGCCTCGCGGCGACACCCGCCCTGCAGCCACCGGAAGTCGACTCCTACTGGCCAAGCCAAGACGGCTCGGTCAGGTCGACTACAAGCGGGTTCCCATCAAACGGATCGCGGGTCTTGCGGGACGGCGGCGGGGTTTCCTGCCGCAGTCGATCAACCCGATCCGCAGCCTCAAGCCGCATGAGCTCCTCCACCTCGTCGAGAAACGACCAGTCGGCGGACTTCACGGCGCGCCCGTCGGCAAACTGGATACCGAGCGGTACGCCCTGACTGTCGTCGCGGAGACAGACAGCGAACCGGGCCGCCTCCTCCTCGGTGGCACACAGTTCGTATTCGATGTTGTAGTAGCGCATGTACCAGACAGCGCAGGTGTACGACGGGTCGGTCATTCGCTTCTCCTCGGTGCATCTTTGAGCTTCAACTACTCATCGGTATGCCTTGCCGTTGTAGTACGGCAGAGGTTGAGCGGATCGAAGCAACAGGTCTTCCGCCACGTAGGCCGCCTCGCGATCGACGTGCGGTTCGGCCATCCAGGATTCGAAGATCTTCCCGTCGTCCTTGTGCCACTTCAGCCGATCACGCAGGTTGCCGCTGCTTCCGATATAGCAGCAAGCCCCAGATCCGTCATAGAGGTAGTAGACAACGGCTTGGCGGGCGGCGGGGAGTGACAGGCCAGAGTAAAGCGGCCAAGGCCCGCGCCACCTCCCGTCCGAGTCGGGCTCGTTGTACATCTGCCCGATCACAAGACTCGACTTGAACGAAACGGTCTCATCCCAGCGAGCGCTGTGCCCTGGACGGGCAAGTGGTCGGTATCCCTCGTAGATCTGACGAAGGTCGCGCTGGGTGAACCTGCCCGACCGGTACCCGGCTTCCACGTCTTTCAGGAAGCGGCGCTCAGCGTGATCGAGAAGACGCTCCGCCTCGGCTAAATCGTTGACCATGCGCTCAGGGTCGAGACCCATCGGCGCAAGTCGTGCAATAGCCGCCTCGGCGGGAAGAACAACCAGCGCGGGCGGGCGCCGAGGATCCGGGGGCTCCTGCACGGTGTGCTTGGGCTCAAAGCCAGGTGCGCAGACTGTTTGCCGAAACTCGGCGATAGCATTACCCATTGGGTCGCCCTCCGTTGGCGATCAAGAGCCCGGCACGGCGGTGTAGGAGTCGCCATGTCGGGCTCGTTTCTGCTCTCTATTGTCTCATTCCTGAATGATCAATAGAGCTGCGGATTGCCTCCCGAACTAGTGAAAGGGAGGCGGCAATGGCGCGTTCTTCATACGGCGGCGGCGCCGACGATGTGATCGTCTCCGAAGTCACCATCTCCGGCCAGCAAGTCGCCGGACTCCCCGCAGCACAAACCTTCCAAGTCTGGAACCTCGCGAACACCGTCCAGCTCACCGGCATTGTCGACGGCGTCGGTTCGGCCCTCCCGTCGAACCTGGTCACCTCCACCACGCTCGGGCAGATCCCCGTCTTCCAAGGCCCCGACGGGTTCATCGGCTCCCTACGCCTGAAACACGTCGGCACGGGCGTGTCCTGGATTCTCGACCCCCACGACAACGGCATCAGCGCCTCCGGCATGGTCAACGTCCGGGCGTTCGGTGCCCGCGGTGACGGCACCACCGACGACGCGGCAGCGATCAACGCCGCCATCACCTACGCGGCAGCGTTGGGCGCATCCGGGACCGGCTCGGCAGGCCAGAGCCTGACCGGCGGGACCGTGTTCTTCCCGGCCGGCGTGTACCTGCACTCGCAGACCATCGCCCTGAAGTCGCAGGTCCGGCTGATGGGCGCGTCCCGCGAAGCCGTCACACTGCGCCGCACCGCCAACGTCGTGTCGTTGGGTATCTACGGCACCGGCTCGGCTGATGTGAACCGCAACTGGTACGCGTCGGTGGAGCACCTGACGATCGACGGCGACGGCGAAACCGCGACCGGCGTCGACATGGTGTACGCCTCCCAGGTCGTGTTCAACTCGGTGTTCATCTTCAACGTGTCCGGCATTGGCATGGACCTCGTCGAAGTCTGGGACTCCCAGTTCTACAGCCTGTGGATGCAGTACTGCTCCGGTATCGGCGTCACCGAACAACCAGCCCTGTACGTCCGCTCCAAGCGGGCCAGTTCCGGGTTCGGCTCATCGGTCGACAGCTCGAATGAAATCGTCTTCACGGGCTTGCACATCGAGCATTTCCGGGCGGGCGCGGTCCGGATCGGGCCGGGTTTCGCGGGGTACAGCAACGGCCCGAACGGCATCTACATCCAGAAGCTGAAGACCGAGTCGCCGTTCATCTCCTTCGGCGAACCCGTCGTGATGATCGAAGCGAACACGGAACGGATCCACCTTGAACGGCATTACGCGTTCTGCGCGGACCTGTCCGACGGCGGGCCGGTCACGGTCATCCAGAACAACAGCTTGGGCATGACGAGCCTGCGGGACATTTTCGTCGCCAACGCCGGCGTGGACACCATCTCGACGGCGGTCACCCTGTCCTGCGATGACGGGTATCCGATCGTCGACGGGGTGTACGGCAACTACGGCACCGCCCCGTCGACTGCGCATGTGCAGGTCGATTCCCTGTTCGCGGGCTCGATCACGAACCTGCGCACCAACCTGGGCACGCTGATCGCCAACCATGAGCAGGCGTCACACTCCCGCGGTAAAGCGCTGACGTCGGACTTGACGACCACGTCGACGACGACGGCGAACATCACCGGTCTAACGTTCAACGACGTCCCACCGGGCACCTACCGGGTGTCCTTGGAGGGCCTGTTCCAGTCGTCGTCGACCACGAACGGACCGCGGTTCGGGGTGGGCGGTAGCGCGACGACCACGGTCAACTCGGGTTTCGTGACCATGTGGACGTCCCCGACCGCATCCACCACCACGGCGATGACCGCCTGGAACACGGCGGTGGGTACAAGCCCGGCTGCGACCGCGACCAGCTACCGCGTTGACCTTGTATTCGTCATGACGGTCACCGCGATCGGCACGGCCGGGATCCGCTGGAACGTCAACGCGTCGGCCACCGGCACCCTGAAAGCCGGGGCGGTCGCCACCCTCACCCGCCTCTAACTCACCGCCCTGAGCTCGCTCCTACGAGTCGCGGGGGTGGACTGTGCCGATCCTCATCCCAGGCCTCCTGTCGAGCACACCGGGGGTGGACATGCCGTCTTTCGTCGACGGCGGCGACCTCGAAATGACGTTGGAGCTGGCGTTCGGCGCCGACCTCAACGCGTCCCCCGCCAGCTGGGATTTCGTCGACTTCTCCGACCGCATCACCACCGTCTCCCCCATCCAGATTTCCCGTGGTGTGACCGTCGGGGCGGGCACCCGCAAAACCGCCTCCTGCACCGGGTTGACGCTGCTCAACGACGACGGCGCTTTGACGCCGGAACTGGTCACCTCCCCGTACTGGCCGTACGTCGACCTCGGGGTGCCCGCCCGGCTGTCCATCCGCACCGACGCCAGCGTGTGGCTGTCCGACACGTTCACCCGGACTGTCGCCTCCGGCTGGGGCACCGCCGACGTCGGCGGTGCGTGGGCGGGAATCACCGGCACATCCGTGTCCGCCGGCGCCGGAAAGCTGGCGTTCTCGGCAACCAACCAGATCCGGCTGATGCGCGCCGGTATCCCGCACCGCGACGTCGACCTGACGTTTGATTCGTCGGTTGCGGCTGTGACGACGGGCGCCCCGATCACCGTCGGCCCGGCCCTGCGATCCAGCATGACCATGAGCGACTTCGTGTGGCCGATGGTCGAATTCGATCCGGCCGGCACCATCCGGATCGGCCTGTGGCGGCGAACCGGCGGCACCTACTCGCAGATCACCTCCATCGTCCAGCCCGGCCTCACCTACACCGGCGGCACCGCCATCCGCTGCCGGATCCTGCACGTCGGCAACCGGCTGCGGGCGAAAGCATGGCTAGCGGCGGGCACCGAGCCCGACAACTGGCTGTTCGACCTGGTCGTGGACACGCACACCACCGGCACCGACTATCTCGGGGTGGCGTCGTGGTGCCTGCCCGGCAACACCAACGTCACACCCGTCGTGTCCGTCGACAATGTGACGGCGCAGCAGCCCCGCTACCCACGCATCGAAGGATTCATCGCCGACATCCGGGCGACGTTCCGGCCGATCGGTGACGGCACCACCCACAGCCTTGTACAGCTCGACATCGGCGGGGTGTCGACCCGCCTGGAACGGCGCACCGCCGACGCGATTTCACCACTGCGGCGGTCGATGGAGAAAGCACCGATCCCGCCGATCGCCTACTGGCCACTCGAAGACAAAGCGCAGTCCACGTCGGCCGCCTCGGCGTTCCCGGATCAGCCGCCGATGGTGCCCACCGGCCCCGTCGGATTCGCCTTCGACCTTGGCGTGCCCGACGACACCATCATCAGCCAGTTCGGATCCAGCGCCCTCGTCTCCCTCGCGGCCGGTGCCCGCCTGTCCGGGCCGGTACCGCTGTCCGCGACCGGCGAATGGACAGTGTCTGCGGAACTGCAAACCCTCGCCCCACTGGCGGGCGGCGGCATCACCGAAATCCGCACCATGGAATGGTCAACCCCGTCCGGCACCCACCAGCGCTGGGCTTTGGTCAACACGGCTACGGGTTTCCAGGTGCGCGCCTACAACGACACCACCGCCACGGTCACCAACGTCGTCACCTACGGAACCCTGTTTTCCAGCCTGGTCAACTATTCGGTGACGGCGGAACAAAACGGCGCCAACATCGACGTCGTCCTGTACGGCAATGCCTCCTCCCTCGCCGTCGGGTCGGTGGCGGGCACCCTCGGCGCGGTAGGCCGGCTGAACCTGAACCCGGACCAGAAGAACACCACCGCGTCGGTGGACCCGTTCGGTATCCGCTTCCTGGCCGGGCATGCCACCGTCCACGACCAGGTCGCCACCGCCCTGCCGTTCTACTACGACGGGTTGCTCGCGGTCCGCGCGGACCGGGGGTGGGCGTACGAGCGGCTGCACATGCGGGCGGCGCGGCTGGCCGATGAGGAGAATGTGCCGCTCCGGTGGGTCGGTGACGTCGAGCAGGTGACGTCGTTGAATGCCCAGCCGGAGGGTGCGTTCATCGATTTGATGACGGCCACCGTCGACTCCGGCAGCGGATCGTTGCTGTGGGAGGCGGAGTTCGGGTACCTGTACCGGGACCGCACCGACCGGTACAACCAAGACCCGGCGTTGGTTGTCGACTTGGGGGCGTTCGCCCATTCCGGGTCAGTGGATCCAGCGGACGTGCTCGTCCCGAAGTTGAATGTCGGCAGCCCCAACTTCTGGACGGTAGAACGCCGCAACGGGTCTGCCTCGACTGCCGCCGCGGCCAAGGAGTTCCGGGACCGCAGAGGGACCGTCGCCGACAAAGCCACCCTGGACGTGCTGTACGACGCCGACACCGGCCCGCACGCCCAATGGCGGGTCCACACCTCCGTTGACGGTAAAGGCGCCCACTACCCCGCCTTTACCGTCGAACTGCACGCCAATCCGGATCTGATCGACGACTGGCTGCTGTGCGACATCGGCTCCCGCGCCCAATGGCCGAACGCACCCACCATCGCCGGGCTGTCCACGATCGACCAGATCGTTGACGGGATCACCGAACGGTTCAGCGCCCGGCAGTCGGGTGACGGCATCACCTGGACCGCAGGCTTGGACACGTCGCCCGCTTCGGTGTGGGACGTAGGGGTGTGGGACGGCGACTCGGTGTGGGAGCCCTCCAACACCGTCCTGTCGTCGGGTGTGATCAGCTCCGCGACGTCGTGGTCGATGAACTCCAACGGCGAACCCTGGACCACCGGCGCGGTGAGCCTGCGGGCGCAGCTCGGCAAAGAAGAAGTCCTCATCACCAACATCTCCGGCTCCGGGTCGGCGTGGACGTTCACCGTCACCCGGGCCGTCAACGGCGTCTCGACCGCACACACGGCGGGCGCCGACAAGGTGACCCTGCTCGACGCCGGCGCCTGGGCGCTATGAACGGAGGTATCCGGTGACGGCACCTGTGGCCGGCGGGAAGACGTTCCTCGCCAACCTGATGTCGGTGATCGCCGGGACGACGGCGAAACCGCTCGTCCGGTTGAAACAGTCGGCGGCGCAGACCGGCATCGCCAACAACACGGCGACGACCATCCTGTTCGACACCGAAGACTTCGACACCCACGGCTACCACTCCACGTCGAGCAATACGGGCCGGATCACCCCGTTGAAGGCCGGCTACTACCGGGTGGCGGGCACCGTGATCTGGCAGAACCGCACGGACTGGCAACTGCTGTATTGCTTCCTGCGGTTGAACGGGTCGACGCAGATCCCGCCCGGCGGCCGTAATCCGGGTACGACCCAGTCGTTCGCGCATGCCGTGTCCTGCACCGCACTGATCGCGTTCAACGGCACCACCGACTACGTCGAACTGATGGGCCAGGCGGCCATCCTCGCCGGTGGCACCCATTCGACGGTGGTGGGTGGCGCCCAGAACTCGGTCCTCGAACTCGAGTTTGTCCGCGACCTCTGAGTCGCCCCTGTTCGGGGTGTTCCGGGCGTGGTTCTCTTCGTGCCCCCACGATGCGCGCCGGCCCTGCGAAGTCACGGTCTTCGGGCCGTCCGGAACACCCTCTTCAACCCGCCTGATCGAAAGACCAAGGTCATGAACGACGTCTTCAGTACGGACGGCTGGACCGTCATCGGCTGTCACGAGGCCCATCCGGGACAGAGCTGCTCCGAATATGAGGCGTGGCTTGACCGGATTGAGAAGGAAGGCGAGGCCGACGATGCAGCTTGACAGTGACGACCTGATCGCACGGTTCCGGCAGCAGTACCCGGTCGAGTTTGAATTGTGCCGCCTCTCCCTTCTGGCCGAGGTGCAGGCCGCCCGCATCCAGGAACTCGAGGCTCTCCTGCCGACCAGCTACTCGGCGTCCACGGCCCGCCCGTACGTGACCGCCCACGAGCAGGACCACCGCCATGAGTGAGGCTGTGACCGCCTGGTGCGAGGAGGGCCCGCTCAACGGCAAGCAGGTTACGGTCACCTCACCGGATGGGTTCATCGCCACCGACCGCGCCGCCGGCAAGGCGTGGATCTACAAGCGCAGCAGCTCAGACCGGTTCACGCTTTGCTTCGATCATGACAACTCGCTGGTCTACCCGCAGGGCGTGGACACCGGTGAGCGTCGCATCGACTGGGACCGGCTGCCGCTGGCCACCGACCCGATGAACGAGATCAAGCTGGGCGACAGTGCTGAAGCCCTGTCTGGGGATCCGGTCGACGACGGCTGGGGGCAATGACCATGCGCTACTTCTACGACTGCGAATTCCTCGAGGACGGCAAGACGATCGAGCTGATCTCGATCGGCATTGTCGCTGAGGACGGCCGGGAGCTGTACCTGGTTAGCCGGGACGCCCCGTGGAAGCGGATCAAGAAGGACGAGTGGCTGATGGCCAACGTCGTGCCGAAGCTCCCGCAGCCGCATGGCGACCGGCGCAACCAGGTGCCGAAGAGCTGGCTGATCGACTTCCACGACCCGGCCGTCCGCGAGCGGGAAGCCATTGCCAACCGGGTGGCCGCCTTCCTGCTCGGCAACGACCTGGAGACCTACACCGACCTGGAGCTGTGGGCGGACTACGGCGCTTATGACCACGTCGTGCTCTGCCAACTCTTCGGGCCGATGGTCGCCCTGCCGTCCGGCATCCCGATGTTCACCCACGACTTCCAGCAGGCGCTGCGAGCGGCAGGCAATCCGCCGATCCCGGAGCAGGCCGCCGGGCAGCACAACGCGCTGGACGACGCACGGCACCTGCGCGCTTGCTTCAACGCTTTGCATGCGACGGCAAGCCATGGCTAGCTGGTCGCTTGTGCCATGCCTGGTAGCGCTGCGGTCCGAGGTCAACACCCTCGCGCCGGGGCGAGACAAAGGCAGCGACGGAGCCGTCGGCGATCTTCGGCACCAGGCGACGAAGTCAGACCACAACCCGGACTCCCGTGGCTGGGTACACGCTCTGGACCTTGACAAAGACCTTCGCAAGCCGGGCTGGCCGATGGACCGGATCGTGCAGATCCTTGTCACCCGCTGTCGAGCCGGTCTCGAAGATCGCATCCAGTACATCATCTGGAACGGCCGGATCTGGTCACGCTCGTGGGGCTGGACCGCCCGCACCTACACCGGACCGAACCCGCACGACAAGCATGCACACGTGTCTGCCCGTGACCTGGTCGCGCTCGAACAGAACACCCGCCCGTGGGGGCTGCTGGCCGCCGCACCCGCCAAGCAGGAGGACGACGACATGACCACCAAGGCCGAGTTCACGACCTGGCTCAAAGACCCCGATGTCCGCAAAGCCCTCTGCTCCGCCGTCCTCGGCACCGACGGCGTCCTCGCCGCACCCGGCAAACCCGCACCGGGCAAGAACGCGGACGGCTCCGAGGTCAACACACATTGGGCTGGGGTGTCGTGGCTCGAACAGATCTACGCCCACGTGCTGGTGCTGCGGCAGTACGCCGGCCTCGAAGCCGCCGAAGTCCCGCCCAGCGCCGCGCAGAACGCCGCCGCGGTCATCGAAGCCCTCGGCGCAGGCGATCGGACGCCCGTGCAGATCGCTGACGCTCTGCGGGCCGCGCTCGGCACGAAAGCAGCCGACGTGGGGCGCATCCTCGCCTCCATCTAGCTCCAGCAGAACACTGCGCCATCACGGGGGACGGCCATGCATGATCCAGGTGAACTCCAGCATGACCTCGACAACCTGCGGCACAGCCTCGCATCAGTCGGCCGAGACCTGACCGACCTGACCGAGCATCAGCGCCGCTCCACCACCGGCAGGCTGTCGCTGCTGCACATCCACGCCATCACCGCTGTGCTCGTCGGCGGCGCGGTTATTGCGAACGGGCCGGCCGGCATCGCAACACCTGCGTACGCCGGCATCCGGATAGTGCCGGGCGCCCCGTTCACCGTCGGTGCCGTCTTGGTCATCCTCGGCCTGGTGCTGGGTGTCGCAACGTGGCGGCGCCACGTCCAGACGGAGATGGTTGCCGCCGCAGGCATCGTGATCTGGTATTTGATGTTCGCGACCAGCTTTGCCGGAGCCATGATCGCCTGGCAGATAAATCCGGACGGCCAGAAGCCGTCTTGGCAGGGCATGTTTTCGTACTACGGATGGGCGGCACTACTTATCGCCCACCTGCGCATCCTCACCTGGGTGCGCGCCACCCGGGTTCGGGTAAAGAAGTGACAGCAGCACCAGCGCTGGAAAGCACCGTCTGGATTCCAGCGCTGATCGTTCTGGCCGGCACCATCATCACAGCGGGGTTGGGTTTCTTGGGCACAGTGCTGGTGAAGCGGATGTCCCGCTCGAGTGAGACGGCGACGGCCCGCCGCATGGAGGCGGAGGCCCGCAAGCTCGAGGTGGAGGCGGGGGTGTTGACGGAGCGGGAACGCGACGACGACGCCGACCGGGACCTGGCCCGCATGCAGAAAACCCTCGCGTTCGCGTTCGACACGCTGGACCGGCTGACGCAGCAGGTCGCCGCCCAGTCGGCTGCCTACGACCAGCTGGTGGCACAGGAACGCGCGGACCGGACGGCGCAGTTCGCGGCGCATGTGGAGTCCGCGGACCAGCGGATCAGTGCGTTGCAGGAGCAGGCGGACCGGCGGTTCGAGTTCATGCGTTCCGAGGTGCAGGAGCTGCGCGAGGAACTCGGGGCGACCCGGACCAGGATCCGCGGGCATAGGCCCTGGGACGAGAAGGTCGCGAAGATGGTCCGCGACAACTTGGACCACGAGTTCCCCGACCCACCTGACCTGTAGGGGGTGCGGTCGTGGGCATCCAGTTTGAGGAGCATCTGGCTGGCCTGGTCGGTCCGGGCCATTCGACGTCCAGCCATTACCTGCTGGGCTGGTGCGCGAAGTGCCCCGGCTACTCCCACGTGCAGGAATGCGATGCGTGGCGCAGGTGGGCGATCAGGAACGTGCCTGAAGTGATGGATCTGATCGGGCCTGGTGTTCGGCTGCCTGCTTCAACTCCTGCCACATCCCTGGTCCGCCCCGGCGCCTGATCCATGACGTGACGGCGTCGCAGGCCTGCCGTTCACTGTGCGCCGCCCATGCCTGGTTGCGGCCATGCTCGGCGCGGGCGGCGAACCATGTGCCGTCGATGGTTTGGCCGAGCCCGATGGCGGCATGGCCGATCTCGCCGGGTTGGCCTCTGATCCACCAGCGGTGAACAACGTGTTCGACGGACCCCAGGTCGATGCGCTGCATGCCCGCATTCTGGCGGCGGGGTCTGACATCTTTCCGGCCTAACCTTTCTTTGATCATGGCCGGATGGAACCTTACGGCCGATCCTTTTGATCCACATGAAATCCGGCAGCTGAATCTCTCGCCAAAGCCGACCTACTTCAAAACCGCCCTTGCGGCGGCACTCAACCCTGCAAGGAGCACCCATGGACTCGATCGTCTTTCCCACGTTGCCGACCTACCTGTTCGAGCCGTCGCTGGCCGGCGTCCTCAGCCTCGCGCTGACCGTGATCCTGCCGCTGCTCGCCGCCGTGCTGATGCGCTCCAACTGGGGCAGCTTCAAGAAGGGGCTCGTGCTTCTGGCGATGGCTGCAGTGAAGGCATTCCTCGAGGCGTGGATCGGCTCCGTCGAATCCGGCGAGTTCTTCGACTTCGCTCGCACCGCCTACAGCGTCCTCATCAACTTCGGCATCGCGGTGATCTTCTACTTCGGCATCCTCAAGGGATCCGACATCCAGAAGTCGGCGCTCAACTCCGGCGTCCAGCCCAAGACCATCGACGGTCACGTCGTCAACTAACCGGAAAGGCTCCCGTTGAGCTTCGACAACTGCGCCCAGGCATACGACGCCGGCCAGTCACACATCAAGAAGACCAGCCCGCTGTACGCCAAGCATCTCGACCGCGACCGGGACGGGATCGCCTGCGACAACCCGCCCGAAGGGTTCGTCGCCAAGCCTGCTGTGACGAAGACCGCGAAGCCGCAGCCGACCGCCACCACCACAGCGCAGGCCGGTGTCGGCACCGCGGACCGGCTGCCGGTGACCGGGCCTGGCGAGGTCGGGGGTGTCGCTGCGCTGCTGCTGGTTATCGGCGTTGCTGTTCTTGCGGTGACCCGGCGCCGCCGTCGTTCCTGATCCACCGCACCACCCATGATCACGCCGGTCGGCGTTTTCGTCCCCAGCGTCCCGCCGACCGGCGTCTAGCAGCCCGTCCTCCGCCTCACGCGGAGGACGGGCTCTTTTTGTTTGTGCGTTTCGGGGCCGCTTGGGCGACCCCTATCTAGCGACTATTCGGAAAGAGGCGATAGCCCTACGTTTGTGTCGTTGCCGAGGAAACAGCTCGGACCACCACCTAATAGGAGAACCATTCTTATGTCGCTGTACCAGGACGAGACCGCATTCATCGCCGCGAAGACCGCCGAGGCCGAGAAGATCGCTGCCGGCGCCGCGAAGAAGAAGTCCCGCAAGATCTGGGCGTTCGCCGCCGTCGGCACCGTTTTCGCAGGTGGCGCCGCGTTCGCCGCCGTGCAGCTGTTCGGCTTCGGCACCCTCGACCAGGGCCCGGCCACCATGAAGAACCTCGCAGTCGCCAGCCCGAAGCTCACCGGGTCGCTGGTTCCCGGCCAGTCTGTCGGCGGTTCGGTCGACGTCGGCAACGAGAACGACTTCCCCGTCAAGGTCACCGGTGTGATCATCCAGGACTCGAGCCTGCAGGTCAGCGGTGACGGCTGCGACCCGGCCAGCCTCAGCCTCAACGGCAGCGCGGCCACCTACCCGGGTCAGAACGGTGGACCCGGTCACCAGATCAACCTGACCACCCCGATCACCCTGAACCCGGGCGAGGGCAAGACCATCACCGTGCAGAACGTGGTGTCGCAGAACGCCGGTGCGACCAAGCTGTGTGGCGTCAAGGCCAACTTCGCGGTCGTCGCGTCCGTGGGAAACTGACCCGGCCTGCCGCACTTGCTTTAACCGGCGGACGCCCGTCGCTCCTTCTGGGGGCGGCGGGCGTCGCCGTCGTTGTGGCGGACCTACTCCTGTACCGAACACCCCGGAAACGGCGATGAGCGCCAGTCCCGGGACCTGGACTGGCGCTCATCTGTGCCGTTCAAACCATCCACCTGCTACAAGCGTAGGCAGCAACCAAGCGAACCGGTGTCGGTCGTGCGGGCGACCCCGACTGGGTGCCTACGGGAGGCCTCGTGTCTGAGATCAAGTTGACGCCGTCAACCCAGGCGGTTCTGCAGGCCATCTGGGGCGGCTACAACTGGGGCGTCGCCATCATCAAAGAGTCCGGGGTGTCCATGACCACCGTCTACGACACCCTCCGGCGCCTACGCAAGGCAGGCTGGGTGACCGAACAGCTCGAACCCGTCGAACTGATGCACGAACTCGGCCGGCCGCGGCGGCGCATCTACCACCTGTCCCCCACCGCCCTCGAGGCACTGGGCTGGACTGAGAACGTCGCCCTACCTGCTGGCGTTGCTACGCCGCCGCCCCACATCGATCAGCCAACGGCGGAGCTGGACTTCATCCTCGACGCTCAAGTCTACGAGACCACCGGCGGCGTTGATCCAGACGGTTCCGCCGGGTCGTAGCCCTGCACGCAGCTGCCCGCCGTCAACCGGGTCACCCACGACCAGTTCCCGCGGCGAGTGCCGCTCATTCGTCGGCCGGGTCACCGGACGCCGCCAAGCATGGACGCTGCCGCAAACCCGATCGCGGCCATCAAAGCGACCACCACGGTCTCGGTGCGAGATCCGGTGCGGAACCGCAGCCACCTCGGAGCTCCCACCCGGGCCCAGCGGCAGCCACGGATCCGAGCCGGCCAGAGTAGCGGCACTCGCGAATAGGTGAGCGCGTCGCCGAGGCTGTGTGCCAGGCATCCCCAGCCGACGGCCAACCCGAGCCACCAGCCGATCTGCTGGTCGGCGACCAGGGCGACAGCGAGCAGCCCGACGAGGGCGGCGCCGACGGCCGCGGTGAACCGGAAAGCCGTCCTGTTGAGCCGCCGGAACTTGCCCGGCAGGATCAGGTCGCCGAGCTGGGCGCGAACTTTGGAACTGAGGGCGGTGTGGGCGAGCAGCCACACCGCGAACCCGATCACCGCGAGGGCGAACCCGCGGCCGGCCAGCAGGACGCCTGCCGTGACGGCGAGACCGGTCGTCAGCGCACCTGCAGCGGTGTGGGTCAACCCGCGGTGCCCGCCCGATTCGGGATCTCGGCCGCAGTGGGTGCAGGACACCTGCTGGCTTTGTCGGGCCACCCACACCACCGCTGCCGACAATCCTCGGGTGATCGGGCCGAGCGTGCGTGACACGGTCGAGCCGGGGTGGTCAAGGTCGGGCAGCAGCGCCAGCCCGGCGGACACTGCGGCACCCATCCAGACGGTGGCCGGTTCGAGGTCGACGCCGCAGGTGGTGAGCACTGCCGAGCCGGCCAGCCAACCGACCGCCCCGGACAGGGCATGAGATTTCCCCATCACCGGGCATCACCGCGCAGATCGTCATTCAGCGAACGAGCGTTTACCCTGATCGCATGGTCACGGTGCAGCTGCGCGACGAATCCAACCCGGAACGGCTCCTGATCGACCACATCATGCTGCCGTTCGAACCGAAACTCGGCACCCCGATCTACGTCTTCGACCGGTTCGAGCAGGCCAAACTGAGCTTCTTCAGCTTCCGCAGCAAAGGTAAACAGCGCTGCTACATCGCCACCGAAGTGCTGCAGTACGAGATCTCCCTCGACGACCCTGCCCAGTCCGGGATCGTCTACCTGGCCCGCGAAGTTAAGCCGTAGCTCACGCATCCGCGTCCACCTCGACCAGCACATACGCGCCGTGCCCGTCACGCTTCACCGCACCGAACTCGTCCATCAGCTCGTCAAGGATCTGATGGACTCGCCGCACCGAATAGCTGGTGGCCTCAGCGATCGGGGTCGGTGATGTGATGCCCACCTTCACCGCGTCGAGGACTTTGCGATGCCCGTCGTGCATCTGCCGGGCCTGCACCTTCTGCGTCGCCGGATTCCACACCGGGAACTCCGCCACCGCAGGCAGGTCCCCCAGCCCGGCGGCGCCGTCTGTGCCCCTGGCCGCTGCGAAGATCCGGTCAGTGTCACCACCGATGTAAGTACCGTTGCGCCGTTCCTTGACTCGGCGCCGGATCTCCTCACGGGCCATCTCCGCGAGTTGCGCGCGCATCAGGTACACCACGCCGGCGGCGTTGCCGGAGCCGGTGTCCAGCGACCGCCACCGGATCTTCGCGGGCCACTCCTTGCGCTGATCGTTGGTCAGTTCGTACGCCCGGAACGGCGCGTCCCGCCCGCCGGAGTCGCCGGCCACGAACCGGCCGTAGCCGGGCAGCTCGGGGAACTGCGACGGGTCGTCGTCGACTTTGAACACCTGCCGGGCGTTCGCGTCCATCGAACGCATCATGATCCCGTTGCCCATGAGCAGGTTCGAACGGATCATCTCGGCGGCGTTGCCTGCCCCACCGAACGCACCCAGCGTGGACTCCTGCGTCTCGAGGATCTCGGCGACGCCGACCTTCTGCCCCTCACGGGCGATCTGCATGATGATTTTCTGGAGACCTTCCCACATCTCTGGGTTCTCGGCCTTCATCAGCGGCTTGTGGCACTCCGAAAGGATCAGCAGGAGACCAGGCCGGTCCTCACGTGGCGTGAACCCGATCAGCTCCTCAAGACCGTTCTCGTCCTGCCGCAACTCCATCACCAGCTGCGCCGCGGCGAACTGGGTGCAGATCTGCTCGTGGGTCTGCGCACCCCAATCGGAGTACTTCATCAGCGTCGGGCTCGACGAGTTGCCCTGCCCGTCGCCGTACCAGACCACCGTCGGATAGTCCTCCGACGCGGCCACACTCATGGCGATGATCTCGATCAGGCGGGTCTTCCCGGCGTTGCTACCGCCTTGGACGAAACCGCCCTTCATCCGCTGATGCTCGAGGTTGTACACCGTCCACGAGGCGGTGCCCTCACCGTCGACGTACGGGCCGAGCCGCACCTTCCCGTCGACGAACACCGACGGACCGGGCCACTGGTGCGAGTCCTTGATCTGAGGTTTCGTCACCACGGTCAGCAGAACCGCAGGCTCCTCGAGAACGGGGTGCCGTTCGGCGATGACGTCCTGCTCGATGGTCAGGCCCAGCCCGCCGCGGACAAGGATCATCACCGACATAAGGGCGGCGATGGACTGCTTGCCGGGGACGAGGCGCAGCACGTACCGCCAGCCGGCTTTGACCTGTTCCGGCGATTCGAGCCGCGAACCTGCGAGGGTGCCGTTCGGGCAGCCGAGGTACTTGTCCCAGCGGGCGGTGTACCGGTCCACGGTCGGCTCAGCCTGGCTTTCCGCGACGGGGGTGGCCGGGGTGCTGTTGGGGATGCGGTGCTTGCGCCACCAGTGCAACGACAGCGCCGACCCGAGAGCGGTCAGGATGCCGACGGCGTTCCAGGACAGCCCCCACGCCGTGGTGGTGGTCAGCCACGTCGCGGCGACTGCTACGAACGCGAGGCCACGGTGCAGGCTTTTGCGGTCATCGAGGCGCTTACGCATCTGGTGCGCGGCGACAACGGCGACCACCACGCACACCGCGGCGGTCCCGCCGAGGATCTCCGCGTCATTGGTGCTCGCGGTCTTCGCCGCGTTCAGGGCGGCCGACGCCAGTACGAGCAGGCCCATGCCGGCGAACGGCGCGACCTGCTTCTGCACGCCACGGGTGTGGGTGTGGGCGGTCTGCGCGTAAGCCCGGTAGCGGACGGCACGCTGCCGGTACGTCTCGGGAGGCTGCGGCGTCGCCTGAGTCTTCGAGTTGGTCTGCTTGGTCGGCATCGCTGCCTCCCTCCTTCACATGGTGAGGCCCGGCCCTCGGAGGCTCAGGGGGTGAGGGCCGGGCCGGTACAGGGTTGGGTTACTCGTTGGTGTTGGCGTGCTTGTTCGCCGCGTTCGGGCTGGCCGAGTACGCCTCGGCGACGGGCATGTTGTTCTGCCGCACCCCGTCCGCGGTCATCTGCCACCAGTCACCGGCCGCCTGCGACTGCGCCATGGCCTGCTGCACCAGATCGACGTCGGACTGGCCGACCTCCATCGTGTTCAGCGACCCGGCGAACCCTTCGTTGCCGGCGACCTGACGGTTCTGGTTGGCGACACCCTCGAGGTAGGCGATCAAACCCCGAACACTGGTGATCTCGTCGTTGGACTGGGTGGCGGGCTGCGTCATCGAGGTCTCCTCGCTGCTCATTCGGCGGTCTGGTACTGCTTCTCGGCGGCACCCGGCGCGGCACCGTACGCCTCCCGCACACCCTGGTTGTGCAGCTCGATCGCGTCGGCGGCCGTCTCCCACGCGGCGGCGGCCTTCTCGGACGCCTCCTTCGCGGTGGCCAGGTTGTTCTCGTCGCTGCCGGTGACCGTCATCTTCTGCATGGCGTGGCCGGCCTGTTCGGCACTGGCGGCGTGGGTGCGGTGGATCGCCGCGACCTGCCGCATGTAGTGGATCGCGGACGGGATACCGGTGACTTCACCGGACATGGCTGCGGTCATGTCGTCTCCTCGGGTGATCGTGTCGAGCGGGTTGGCCGGGTAGCCGGGCGCCGGGTCGTAGTTGACGCCGAACAGTTCCTGAACGTGTTGCGGGTCGACCGGTGCGGTGGCGGTTGCTTCGTCCCAGCAGGCCTGATCGGCGGGGCAGGCGAACGGCGGATGTTGGGTGCCGCACAGGTCGCAGATGCTGTGGCGCGGCCCTTGGCACAGCCCGGCATGGACTTTCTCCGCCGCGGCTGCGTCGGCCGGGTGCTGCAGGTACTGGAACGTCCGATCACACTTCGGGCAGTGGAAGCCGAAGTTCGGCGACGGGCCGTTGGCTGGGTTCTTCGGGCAGTCCCGTTCATGCCGGTCGACGCCGACCTTCGCGCTGACCGGATGGGTGGAGGTGACCGGGTGTCCGCAGAACTGGCAGTTCAGCGTGGTGGTCAGCGACTGCAGCGGCTTCCGGGGCTCCGCGGGAACTGGCTTGCGGTGGGCCTTCGGGCAGTTGCTGCCCGCTGGGTGCTCCCAGGCGCCTTCGGGCAGCGTGACGCCGCACTCGTCGCACGCAATGACCGGCTCGTCAGGCTTGGGCCGGTCATCCAAGTCAAGGTCTAGCCCCATCGGACCGTCGACACTGTCGGCCTTGTCGGCCGGCTGCGGTTCTTTCTTCTCCCCCACCGGCCGGACCAGGGCGTTGTCGAGCAGCCACTGCCATATGGCCCTCTTCTCCGACTTCACCGTCGGCTTCGCGGGCGGCGCCGTGCCCTCGGCGACGGCTTTCGCCTTGTCGGCCATGTACTGCTCATGCCGGGCTTTGTGGTCGGCGGCGAGGCCTTCCCACAGCGCCCGCCAGCGCTGCCACGCGTAAGCCCACATGCCCGGCTTGGCGACCTTCGCCGACGCGGGGGCCTTCCCCCGCGCTTTGCGGCCTTCCAGCCACTTCTCGACCAGGCCGTACGAGGCGGGCGGCTTCCCTTGCTTCGCCAGCTCCCGGTCGACGGTTGCCACCTTCAACCCGGTGGTGATCGCCGCGGACATGAGCAAGACCGCACCGAGGAGCGGATTGGCGAGGAACACCAGCGCCGAGATACCCCACATCAGCGGCCACCCCCGCCCTGTGCTTTCGCCGCAGACTGCTTCGCCAGAACCCGCTTGGCGGTGACAGTCGCGATCAGGATGCAGATGATGCCCAACCCGGACGCGCCGATGTCACCGATCCAGGCGGCCAACTGACCGCCGACCTTGCCTTGCAGCGCCGTTGACCAGCCCTCAACCCTGTCGGCAAGCTTCGCCGGGTGCGGACCGTTGTTGACGATCACCGCGATGATCGGTGCGAGGATCGCGGAGCTGACGGCTCCCTGGTTGGGTGTCATGTCGCCGACCAAGTCGAGGAATGTGACGACGAAGCCGACTGCGAGCAGGGCGTGCGGCAGGTAGTCCCACGGCACGATGCCGAGAATGAAGCCGACGGTGTCGCCGATCCACGTGCTTGCGGCGAACGTGCCGCCGACGATGGCGAGGCCGAAGGACATCCAGCCGAGAATGTAGATCCCGGCTTCCTGCTTCTGCTTGACGCCCTGGCGCTCGGTGAGGAGGTTGCGGCCCACAGCGGTGGTCCTTTCTAGAGGAGGATGTGGCCCGCGATGCGCGCGGCCGGGTAGACGATGTGGTCGACGACCCAGATGCCTGGGCCGGTCAGGGAGAACACTTTGATGCCGCCAGCCAGGGCGGCGAGGCGCAGCGGGCGCTGCACCAGCCACTCCCGGTAGCGGGAGATGACGGTGTAGGGGATGGCGACGGTGTGCTGGTAGCCGACACCGGCTTTGCGGAGGATCCCGGCCTGCTGGTGGGTCCACGGCGCGTGGCGGGCGTATACGGCGAGGTCAGTGAGGGCGGGCGGCCGTTCGGTGAAGATGGCCGGCGGGGTCCAGTAGGCCCGGCTGGCGGCCCGGAACTCTGCAATCCGCGACCGTACGGGGGCCGGGATTGCACTATCTGCGGTTCCCGGCACATCGCTGACCTGCGAATCTTCACTGCGGGGGGTGTTCTTGGCGGCTGCAGTTTCAGGTTGCAGAGTCGGCTCGGGCACAACGTGCAGGTGGGCCGAGTCCGGGCGTGACTGACCCGCCGGCCGGGGACGCGGGCTGGGCCGGTACACCCCGGCAGTAGCAGCGGTTTCAGTCACAGCGGACTCCTTCATCAGATGTTTCCGCAGGTCAGACGCTCGACAGCAGGAAGCCGGCGAAGAACACGGCCAGCAGGATCAACACGAACGCGGTCAGCGCCCCGCCGAGGGTCGGACCACCGCGGACAGCGCGGTACCGGCCGTCGATCGTGCGGCCGTCATCGGCGGCGGGCAGGGTGGTCACGTTGGCGGGCCGCTTGCGGGCCAGCTCGCGGGGCATGGTGGTCACAGGACTTCCTTCCGCTGGTAGGCGACGTACTGGTTGACCAGCAAGGCTCCTGCCGCGACGAACCCGTCGAACAGGCCGAAGATGGCGAATGACGCGTTGCTGCCGAAGAAGGCGACGATGAGCAAAAGGCACGCCGCGACGATCAGGCCGGCGGCAACACTGCGCAGATCAAAAGGGCCGAAGTGGGTGGTGGCCATGAGTGCTCCTCGGAGGGGGTTCGGGTGGGTCTCTGGCGTGCTGCTCACTGGTTCACCGCGCGGTCTTCGGAGGCGTCCTCCGCGGTGAGGTTTCGCTGCGCCTCCGTGACGGCCTCCAAGAGCCGGGGTGCCCTCGACCAGCCCACCGGGAGGGTGTCGACGATGGCCTGCTGTGACCATTCGCGGACGTCGCCGGAGGGCAGGTTTCTGACCGGGTCGGGGGGCGCCTCCAACAGGCGCTGAACTGCTTCTTCGTCGGTGAGGCGGGCACGGTTGGAGGGCTTGAGGTTGGCCCTCCCGGTGGTGGCCCTCCGCCCGCCGGAGATGTTCGGGATCTTCGCCTCGGCCTTGGCTTTGCGGAGGGCGTCCGTGTGCTCTTTGGCGGTGTCGCGGAGGCGCTCCTCCAACCCGCCGACCTTGGTGGTCAGAGAGGCCACTTCGGAGGTGCGCTCCTTCAGGTCGGAGGTGGCCTCCGACAGTCGTTCGGTGGCGGTGTCGAGCTTGCTCTGGAGGTCCCCCAGCGTCCCCTCCGCGGCGGTGAGCCGGGTGGTCGTGGAGGACACCTCCGAGCGGAGGTCCTCAAGCTCGCGGAGGTGCTCTTCCCGTTCGGCGGAGAGGGTTGCCACGGAGGCGTCGGCCGCCTCGAGGAGGTGCGCGGCGGATGCCAGCTCCGCCCGGTTCTGATCGAGCGCGGAGGTCGCCTCGGCCAGCCGCGTCTCCAGGTCGGTGATGCGGGAGGCCTGCCCGGCGTTGATGGTGCGCTGCTCGGTGAGCCCGGCGGTCAACTGCCGGACCCGGGCGACCGGGTTGACCCGCATCCACCAGCCGGGTGTGTCGACGCTGCGCGCCCACCGCTGCCGCAGCTCCGCGTTGTAGCCCTCCCACGCCTGCTTGGGGTCGGTGACGTAGTTGTCGATGGACCAGCGGCGGGCGGCGTAGGCACGGAACGGGAACGAGCGGACCCGCTCGCCGGAGAACGTGGCGCCGGTGGCGTCGACGACGCCTTCTTTGCGCAGCTGCACGTGCTGCATGCGCCGGGTGTGCAGCCCCCACAGCCACGGGGACAGCAGGGACAGCAGCCCGAACGCGAGGGACGCGGCGGTGAGGCCGAGCCGGTTGTCGTCGGCGGGGTTGGCGAAGTGGGCGTAGTTGATGCCGGCGACGAGCGCGGCGATGACGTAGGAGGCGCGGCGTAGGCGGGCGGCGGTGTTGCCTGCTTTGTTGAGCAGGGCGTCGTGGGCGTGCCATCCGACGTACACGGCGATGGATTCGATGGCTGCGGCGATGACGGAGGCCAGGGCGAGTTTGCCGATGACGGGCCACGCGCTGGGTGCGACGTTGTCGTAGAAGAACGCGACTTGGCCGTAGATGGCGGCGGCGTTGACGAGCAGCAGCGGCACGTACATGAGGTGTTTGCTGAAGTCGCGGCCGGTGCGGCGGCGGGTGATGAGCCAGACGGTGAGGCCGCCGATGACCGCCGCTAGTACGGCGGTGGCGATGTGGCCGGTCGCTACGTCGACGGTCTGTGCCCAGCCACCGTCGGCCGGCAGCACGGTGCTGTCAGCTGGGGTGTTGCCGGCGTCCGGCAGGGCAGTGATCGTCTCGGGCATGGACTGAAGTCTGCCACAAGTTTTTGTCGATTGCTAGGCGATCGACAACTTCTCTTATACGCTCTAGCCATGACCGACACTGACCTGCGGCTTCCTCAGCCGCTCTCCCTTGCAGAAGAGGTGCGCCTCACGCGGCTCCCTCCACCCGGTATTCGGCGGGCGATCCGCGACGGCGCCGGGGTCAGCCTGCGTCGCTTCGCCCGCGCCATCGGAGTCAGTCATGGCTCAGTGGCCTACTACGAGCGCGGCGGTACGCCAGCGCCGTGCATCGCCATTCGGTACCGGGCCGAACTCGAGGAACTCGCCAAGGTAATCGGCTACGACCTCGACAGCCCGACGGGCGCCCACACCCAGAAATGACGATGGCCGCAGCGATTGCAGCGCCACGGCCTCACGTCATGCCCCACGTACGCCTCTACGGGAGCAGATATCTTGACGGTAACCGACGACCCGCACAAGGAGAAGCTGTTCACCGCAGCCGAACTCCTCGACATCGTGCTGGCCGCCTACGAACGCGGACTACTGGATGCTGCAACGCAGGCCGCCCGCACCAGATGGAACAACTCTCAGCTTGCCGTCCAGCTTCGCAACGGCCGACGCCAGAGCGAGATCCGCTGGATGAGGGAACGAGCTGCCACGGCCTACGAAGCGCGCGGACTCACAGCCGGGTACGACTACCGCGGAGGGTCCGTCGACTACGACACGGGCATGCCACCGAGGACACCCTGCGCGGGGCTACGCCGCGGCAGGCTCTACACACTGGCCGGCGGAAGCCGGTGAACGACGCCCTGAACGCATGCCACCTGGTCTTCCGGCACTGGCTCGGCGCTGAGTACGACCTTGACGCGCTTGACGCCGTACTAGCGGTCGCGGCCACTGAACAGCTGGGCGGCGACCCACCCTGGCTGCTTGTCGTGTCGGGCTCCGGTAACGCCAAGACCGAGACGGTCGGCGCCCTCGCCGGGATCGGCGCGTTCGTCACCAGCACGATCGCCAGCGAAGGCGCCCTACTGTCCGCCTCGTCCAAGAAGGAGCAGGCCAAGGATGCAACCGGTGGACTCCTTCGTCGCATCGGCGAGCGCGGGCTGCTCGTGGTCAAAGACTTCACGTCGATCATTTCGATGAGCCGTGACGCTCGAGCCTCCGTGCTGGCCGCGCTCCGGGAGGTCTACGACGGCAAATGGGAACGCAACGTCGGCACCAACGGTGGGCGCACTCTCACCTGGGAGGGCCGCATCGTCATGGTCGGCGCGGTCACCACCGCCTACGACTCGGCGCACGCCGTGATCTCGTCGATGGGTGATCGGTTCGCGCTGGTCCGTGTCGATTCCGGAGCGGGAGCCAGTCGCCTCGCGGCTGGCCGTCAGGCTTTGGCGAACGTCAATCAGGAAGTTCAAATGCGCACCGAGTTGACGGGTGCCGTGTCGGTGCTGATGGATCGGCTGGCCCCGGAGCTGGCTGTTCTCACCGACGAGGACATGGACACGCTCCTGCGTGTCGCCGACCTGGTGACGCTGGCCCGGACCGCGGTGGAGCGCGACTACCGCGGCGACGTGATCGAGGCGCATGCCCCGGAGATGCCGACCCGGTTCGCGAAGATGCTGGGCCAGATCATCCGGGGTGGCCTTGCGATCGGTATGGAGCGCGACCACGCGCTGGCGGTAGCTGTCCGCGTGGCCGGCGACTCGATGCCTCCGCTGCGCTTTTTGATCCTTCAGGATGTCGCCGACCATCCAGGCTCGCGCACGACGGATGTCCGTAAGCGGCTTCAGCGTCCGCATAACACCGTTGACCGGGAGCTTCAGGCTCTGCATGTGCTTGGTCTGCTGCAGCAGAACGACGCGGAACGGCAGGGCTGGCTGTACTCGCTGACCGATGTTGTCGACCCGCAGACGCTGAAGCTCATCGCAGTTTCCAGATTTGGCTGCATGCATACAAGAGGAACAACGGAAGTAGAGCAGGAAGTCTGTGTGCAGGTACAGCCAAATCTGGAAACTGCTCAGGCCACTTTGGGCACACCTCCCGCGCTATTAGCCGCCGAGGAGATCTCGTGAGTCGCCCCGCTGCGAACCTCGCCAAGAGGAGGGCTGAGATCCTGCGACTGGTCGCCGAGGGCATGACCAACGCTGAGATCGCTACGGAACTCGTCGCACCAGTCGACGCTGTTCGTGGGTATCTCCTGCGCGTAGCTAGGGAGTGGGGTGCCCGCAACCGCGCTCAGTGCGTTCACCTGGCCTACCAGCTCGGTGTTCTTCGAACGTCAAGCCCCCGGCCGCTGAAGCCGCTGGCCACCCCTGCTCGACCGCAGTCGGAGCAGCTGTTCGAGAAGGTCGGCATGGTCTACCAGGCAGTCCAGCCGAAGACTTCACCCGCAGCGGGTCGGACCCAAGTCGAGCAGGTTCCGGCAACCCATGTCCTCGCCGTTGACCACCCAGCCGATCCGAAACAGTCCTGGCGGCTCGATGTCTGCGTGACCAACGACGAGCAGGCGCTGCTTCGCGCCTGCCAGCTGGCCGACTGGGTGCACCCACCCTTCGTGGTGTCGGTGACTCGAAACAGCGACCAACTGACCTTGTCCTCCTTCGCCGGCTGTCGCGACGACAGCGTGACCTGACCGCTCGGCACACACAAAAGCTCACGGGCACCAACGCCCGTGCTGGAACCAACCGAAAGGAATCACCATGACCACCGACCTGATCAACCTCGACGAGGAGATCCGCAACGTCATCCCCGGCGTCGCCCGCTTCGACGGCAACACCGTCACCTTCGGCACCTATGCCGCCGGCGGCGACGTCAACCTGCTCCTCGCCGACGAGAACGGCGCCCGCAACGTCGTCGTGACCGGCGGCTCCGGCACCGGGAAAACCGCGCTGCTGCATTCGTTGCTGGCCGGCGCCAACGCGCACCTCGAGGCCCGGCGCGTCGACCCGTACCAGAGCGACGTCCAATCCGTTGTGGAGCGCTACCGGTCCCTCGTGGCCGAAGGACGCAGCGACCACCAGGTGCGCATCCTGCTCGTCGATGATCTGACCGGTTTCGACGACGAGACGCTCACGGCACTCGAGCATGTGGCCCGTTTCGGCCGGACGGCCAACGTCGCGCTCGTGGTGGCGTCGCAGGACGTGCGGATGGGTGGTCGGGGTGGTCGGGTGCTGCAGCACCTCGCCGATGCCCCGCTGATCCACTTCAACGGCCCCCTGCCCGGCGTGGGTGAGGTCAACGGCGACGTGTTCCGGGCGTGGTGGACCTCCTAAACGACCGACTGCGGTGTAGGTGGTGCTTTGCCACCGAAGCAGGCGACCTCCTTGGCGACGTGCGTGACGCCAAGGAGGTCGCCCCGTTGATCAGCCGTGACCGACCCGGACCGCGATGCCTTCTACGACGAACTCCGCCAGATGTACCCTGAGGAAGCGCTACGCCTTATCCACGAATCCGACATGGAGGCCGACGACAAATGCGACTCGGCGCTGACCGTCCTTAAGTTTGCCGACCCGGTCCGGTCGCCTGATTTGTTCCTCGGTCTCCGGGAAACGATCTTTGCCGACCCCGAAGCGCGGACGCATATGATCATCCGCGCCTTCACGATTCGACTGAACGACCACACTGGGCTTTTGAGTGACCGCCTGTTCGTCGAGGCGGCGGCCGAGATGACCGCAATGGCGGCAACCATGCTCGAACCCATCTCCGACGAGGCCACTGAAGAGATCGACCTGTGGAAGCACGTCTTCGAGCAGATAGCTGACAGGCTGCCGGCACGGAAGTCGTATCAGTGCGCTCACTGTGGCGTGCGGCGGGATGACATGTTTGCCGTCATGGACGAGTGGGTTCTTTGCCTGTCCGCTTCGGACGGCGGACTCAGCTGCTACACGCGCGTGCACGACAAGGGTGAACCGCTGGGATCCGGGCGGGAGTCGGGGCAGAATTGATGGGTGAGGGCATTCGTCGCTGAGAGATATTCGCATATCAGGCCGTCCGAAATGCCTGCGTTACGCGATCAACTAGCTGAGTGGCTGGCCACTTATGGCCGCTCAGTTCTCAATAGTTATGCCCGGCACGCCGGGCACGAGGATATCGCCCTCCTGTACGAACCAATTTGCAAGACGGCCTTGCAGGCCAATCTCTACTGCGTAGCCCCGGACATGCTCGAACTTGCCCTCCAGGCGGCAACACCGAGCCTTGAGGATCTAGATATTTCCGAGCATGACTTGCCTGCGAACATGGGCCTGGTCAGCTTCGCGCAACCCATCCGTGTAGATCGAAATTATGGACAAACCACGCCTATCTCGGGGGCGCTGTGGTTTCGGTGGCAAAGTTCGAATCTGGACATCGTGACAGTCTGTTGGCTCACCGATCGGTATAGTCCCGACTTTGTATGGTTCCTCGGGGCCGACGGGACCCCTGCCAACCCGACTTTTGGTCACGGGTGCCGGCGAGTCACGGCGGAAGACTGGTACAACGCTGAGGACTTCCGGCTTGCGATTCACGGGATGGACAACCTTCCCGTCGGAGAACTGGACCCTTCCGCAACGATCACCGACGAGGGCTCTCTTGTCGGTGGAATGCGCTCGGACCGGGCAGTACTGAAAGCCATCTGGCTTCTGATGTCACAGAGCCTTGCCGAGGTGGAAACCGTGAAAGTCGGCCCTCCCCCTCAAAGGCGACGGGGTCCGGCGCTTCCGCGGCCCGAGGTTAGAGTCATCAAACTGCGCCGCCCCGCTGGCGCGTCGGGCGGCGCGGCTGACGGTCGCGAGTGGCAACACCGGTGGATGGTCCGCGGACACTGGCGCATGCAGCCGTGGGGTCCGAACCGTGAGCGCGTGCGCCCGGTCTGGATTGCCCCGCATCTGAAAGGCCCGGAGGGCAAGCCGATGCTTGGTGGAGAGAAGGTGTATCACCTTGCCCGCTGACAGTCTTCTTCAAGTGGGAGGTCACGTACCCAGCCCGAAGGCGCTCGAAGAGGCGTCAAAGATCAGTGCCATGGCCTGCAAGGCGGGACGCCCGGCGCCGGCCATGGTGCCGATGTCAAACGGCGGCGTCCAGCTCGAGTGGCACTACGGCGGCTGGGACATCGAGCTGTATGTGGAGCCGGACGGTGAGACGTCGATCTGGTACGGGGGCGTGAAGGGCGCGGAACTGATGCGCACCTTCCCCGCTGGGGTCGGCCAGTGACGAGCAGATACCGCTCTGGTAGTCACTGGGGACGCACGCTGATCCAGATCGGGAAGGAGCCAGCCGACGCTGAAGGGCGTCGCCCGGATGACCGCATCGTCGGGCTTATCGATGACCCCGCGCTGGTCGAGCGGATCTGCGCCCTGCTCAACGACGCGGCACGAAGCCTTGAGCAGGCTGGAAAGTCCGACCCGCTCTGCGTCTACCCCGATGGGGTATGCACCTGCGGTGAACCTGAGGGGCACCCGGCGTGATGTCCGGTGTTCAGTTGGTCGGCGCAGCGGGCGGCAGTGTTGAGACGCGTCTCGGCAAGTTCCGACCTCCGTCGATCTGCCACCGTCGAGATGGTGCGCCTTGGCAGCACTTCACCCGCGGTCCTGGCGATACCTACCTGTGGCTGAGTGCCTGCGCGGACATTGAGGGGCACGAGCCGCCGGCCGAATGGTGCTCGGCTACGTGGCAGGACGGTGAGCACCAGTGTGGCGAGCTGATCCCGCACGATGTGCACCGCTGCTGCTGCGGAGACAGTCTTCATCCGGCCAAGTCTGAAGTGGTTGGTTAAGGTGTCCCGATGAGTGATCAAGAGCCGCCTCTCGACCCGGCCATCCTCAAGGTGATGCGAAGCGACCTGCCCGACGAGGAGAAACGCCGCCTGGTCGAACTGCTCATCGCCGAACGCGAAGCGGCCCGGCCGCGGACTGAACAACTGGCGGCCCAGTTGACCGGCGAACAGAACTTCGAAGCCAAGGTTGATGAGACGATCCGTCTGATCCTCGAGGCTGAAGACCGACTACGCGGTAGGGACTGAACCGGCTGGATGATCGGCTGCACCTGCGGGCTGAAGGTCCGAATGCCTGCGTCGCGGTCCGTCAGTTGACGACTATGCGGCTGGGTTTCTTGGACTGGGGCCCAGCCGCGACCAGTCCTCATCCCGGTCCGTGGAGTCCCTCATGCGCAAACTGATGATCGGAACCTTCGTCGCTCTCGCTGGTATCGCCTTGGCTTGCGGCGCCGGCGAAGCGGACACGGCGGGCCCTGGCGCGCAGGCCGGCGCGGCGGACTCAGGCGACAAGCCTGCCGAGAACGACAAGCGCACCTATGTGCTCGAGGTGACCGGTCCGAAGAAGGCTGACATCAATTACAGCCTGAACGCCGACTCGTCGTCGGCGAACGGGGCGAAGCTGCCGTGGAAGAAGACCTTGACGTCGGTCGAGGACTTCACGTCGGTTTCGGTGCTGGCGTCGAACTCCGGCTCGGGAACCATCAAGTGCAAGATCACCCTGAATGGCAAGGTCGTCAAGGAGAACGCCGCAGAGGGTCAGTACGGCACGGTTACCTGCTCCACTGACAGCCTCACCCAGCCCTGACGCAAACGGCCCACACCATCTCTCTAGGTGTGGGCCGTTTGCGTCAGTTCAGGCGTCGACAACGATCACCGTCACGTTGTCCGGCGCTCCCACCTCGAGCGTTGAGGCTATGAGCTGCTCAACAGCCTGCTCACGGGATTCGCGCGCGACACCAGCCACGATGGTGTCGCGGTCAACGTACGAACTGAGTCCGTCGGAGCACAGCAGCAGCCGGTCGCCAGGTCGCGCCTTGAATATCGCCAAGTCTGGAGACCTGCCGTCCGCGCGCCCGTCGAGGAACCGCGAGATCCGTTCGTCCAGGCGCGGCACGCCACCGTACTGGTTCATCAGGCGGCCGTAGACGTGGTCGTCGCTGATCTGGCTGAGCTTTCCGCCGCGCATCAGATAGATGCGAGAGTCGCCGACGTTCGACACCCCGAACCATCCCTGCGACCAGGCCGCCGCGACCAGGGTGGTTCCCATCCCGGCCACCTCCGGCTGCTCTTTGATCCGCTGCCGCAGAGCCTCGTTCGCGGCATACGCGGCCTGACTCAACATCGGGGCAAGCTGCTGCGGGCTGCAGGGGCGATCGAAAGCCCGGACGGCTTCGATGGCGGTGGAGCTGGCGACATCCCCCGACACGTAGCCGCCCATGCCGTCGGCCACGGCGGCCAAATGCTTGCCGATGAAGAAGCTGTCCTCGTTGCGTTTACGCTTCAGGCCAACGTGCGTGCCGCCCGCTGTCATCGTCATGACTCGGCCTCCCCGTTAGCCGGCCACGGCAGCGTTGCCGATTCGTCGCGCTCAAGGACCTGCACGGATTCGACTCGATCCCCGTCGATGACGTACTGGGTCACCTCGACCGGCTTGTCATCACTGCCGGACCAGCCTTGTCGGGTGTACTCCATGACGGCTTTGCCGACTCGGATGCCCAGCAGCTTGGCTTCCTCTGGTGTGGCGTTGCGGGCGCGGATGAACTCGAACCATTTGATCGGCCAGTGGCCGCCGACCTCGATGCGATACAGCCACTCCCCTGCCGCCGGGTTCTTGTCGACGTCAGCGACAAGTTCAGCTACCCGAGGGTGGATCCAGCTGACGTTGATCTGGAAAGGCGCCTCGCCGATCGGGCCTGTGACCCGAAAGCGCCTCGGGACCACCTCCCCGACCTTGACGTTGAGCAGCTTCGCAACGCGCTCGTCGGTTATTGCCGTTGGCGTGTTGTCGGCTTCGCCGTGCTTCATCCACTGCTCGCCGGCGCTGGCTGACGGGAACGAGTAGCCGCGAAGCCACAGGTTGCGCTTGACGAGGTTTCCACGGGGGCGCCGCGCCCTCGCTGCGCCATAGCGGACAACCACACCGCTGCCGCGGGTGGCGGCCACATAGCCCAGGGTTTCGAGCAGGCCGATAGCGCGGTGCACGGTGTTGCGGGCGGCGCCGAACTCTTCGGCGAGCGCATCGATGACAGGCAGGCGGGCGTCTGGTTCCCACTCCCCTGCTTCGATACGCCGCCGCATGGCTTCGGCGATCTCTTCATACCTCGAGTGGGGTGCCATTCCGAGCCTTCCTGTTGGATGCTGGCTCAGATTATCTCAACATGCATTGACTAGGGAACACCTGCTGAGCAGGATGGCGGTAGGCGAGATGGCTCGCTGTTCTCATTGGAGGTTGAGATGACTGCCACCCCCATGGCAAGCAGAGTCATCGTCCAGTCCGACCCCGCATGGTGCTCCGGACACTACGAGCCGAGCCCGCTCGAGGCCTTCCATCAGCACAGCTTCGAGCCCAGTTGGGGCGACTTCGACGAGCGGATCCGCCTCGGCTTGGTCCGTTTCGACAGTGACGGCAGAGCCGGACGCGAACGGATTGAGATCCAATACCTCACTGAGGTCACCGACGTGCAGGGCTCAGTGAGCCTCGACGACACCGGCGCCCGACAGTTCGCTGGGAGCGTCCTGCATGCCCTGGCCACAAAGAAGAGCGCCGGACGCAGTCGCCTGGCGCTCTTCTTTGTGTGCCTCTACGAAGCGGGTAGGGCGTTCATCGCGGCGGTCAGGCACTCCCGGACTGCTTCGCCTCGGACGGCGTCTTCCCAGAGCCGGTCCATGAGGTCGATGTAGCGCGGCGCATGTTTCGGGGTGAGGTCAATGGCCGCTGCGAAGGAGTCGACGATGGTGATGTCGTCGAAGACGCTGAACGAACTGCGCAGTGGTCCGGCCGGGCCGAACGGGATAACACCGATCTCTACGCCGGGTTTGCCGACGAGGCGCTGCAACTCGCTGAGCTGGTCTCGCATGGTCCGGGCGTCGCCGGGAAAGAACCGCAGCGCCGACTCGGCGAGGATGATCTCGAAGTATTTGCCTTCGGTGCCGACCTTCTCGTTGTCGGCCCGACGTAGCCGCACCACATCAGCTACGCCTGGAATGTCGCCGACATCCTGCCGTGCGTATGCCGCGGTCTGCAGGAAGAAGGGGATCTCGGTCGCTGCGAATGCCCGGATGCGTGAGGCCTTGCCGAACAGTCTGCTGCGCTGTTCTTGCGCGAGTGCGGTGCCTTGCGATTCGGCGCGGAGCCTGGACTCGCGTTCCCGAAGTTCGCCGAGCAGGCTGACGAGGCTTTCGGCGTGGTCTTGGTCGGCGGTGGTCATCACCCAAGCGCGCACCAGTTCGGGCTTGGGCCAGCGTTCGCCGAGTTCAAGCCGGCTTACGAGGTCGCTGCTGACGCCCAGTTCGGCCGCGAGGTCTTTGGCGTATTTGCCGGAGGTGTCGCGCAGCTTCTTGAGTTGCTGTCCGAACTGCTGGCGTGGGGTGAGATCCCAGTCGGTGTTCATCGGCGCTGTCCTCGCGCTGCGGGGACGGCCAGGTCTCGCCACAGGCGCGTTGGGTGCACGAGTGTCTCCTTCGTGGTTGGTCTCTACTGCCGATGATCCCATCTTTGGTGAAGTAATCGTGAAGCAGATGCACTGCAATCGACGGATTACAGCAGAGCGGCCCCGACGCAGCTGACCTGCATCGGGGCCGCATGTGGCGGGACCTGGCTTCAGAAGGCTACAGAATTTGTCGATCGCTTGACAATCGACAGTTGTTGCACGAGCCTTGAACTAGGCATTCGCCCTTGGCTCCCGGTCCGGGTTGGCGCGGCAGAGATCCCCCAGCCCGGACCGGAAACACTCCCGGAGGCACGTCGTGCAGACGACCACCACACCCACCACCACCTGCCCCACCTGGTGCGTATCCGACCACCAGGCCAGCACAACCCTGCACTTCCAGGCAGACGTCACCATTCCCGCCATGAACGGCCAGGACCTGCCGGTGGCGGCGTTCATCACTGACGCCCGGCAGGGTGTCTCCATCGCCGGCTACGAGCTGTCCCCCAAGGACGCCCGCGAGCTGGCTTTGGTGCTGCTGGACCGGGCCGACCTGGCGACCGAGGCGGCAGAGGACGACTTCCGGTGACCGTCTACGAGCTGCGTATCTGGCCGATCCCCCACCACAGCGTGTCCCACCCGCTGCGTGTGGAGATGTTCCAGGCCGACACGAACGGCGCCGCCGAAGACCACATGCACGACTACGCGGCCCGGCTGCGCAAAGACCAGCAGGTGTTCCTGTGGGCGCAGGGCGGCGGCCGGTCCATTGCTTCCGCCGACGGTCTGGCGGATCTGCCATGAGCCGCTACCGCGTCGAGTCCGGCACCAACACCACAGGTCGCGTTCGCCCCGCCGACAGCAACCACCACGAGTTCGACGCGACCAACGACGACGACGCGTGCCGGATTGCCACCGCCTACGCCACCTCGCAGCACGGCCCGAACACTCTGTCGCGTGTGTACCGGCGCCAGTTCCTCGGCTGGGTTCCGGTGGCCGAGATGGTCACCCCGTGCCCCTGCGGCAACCACACCTGCGCTGACGCTTCGGAAGGAGCGAACCGATGACTCTCACCTGGCATGAGGAACGCCTCGTCGACCCCAGTTTCGACCGGCTCTGCCAAGCGGTGGAGGCGGTGCGCGCGGACTGGCCGCCCACTCCTCGACCGCCGATCTCCCCGCACGTGCACCCAGCCACCCGGGTTTTGTCGGTCACCGTCCACGGCCGTCCTGACATTCGTGACATCGCCGATGAGTTGCTGGGCCGGCACGGCTATGCGCTGGGTGGCTGGACTGAACTGCCGTCCGACTTCAGTCACCGGATCTGGCGCAAGGTCGTGGCCCGGTGAGCGACCCCTGCCAGTGCGGTGACTCCGGCTGTGAGGACACGTTCGGCCGTGCCACCCGAGGCCAGGACCGGTCCGGCTGCTGCCAGTACTGCGGCTATTTCGACTGTGACGTGTGCGGCTGGGCTGATCCGTCCGGCATGACCTTCACCGACTATCTGCGACGCCCGAAGGAGGCAGTGCAGTGAGCATTCAAACCCTGACCCCGCCCGCCGACGGTTTCGACCACGACGGCAGCCTGGCCGCGTTCCTGGCGCAGGTGCCGGCTGCCCGTGACTACGACCTGGCCGAACTCGACGCGGAGCCGAAGCTGTCGCACCGCCCGCACCGCGGCGCCGACAAGCGCCGGGCCATCAACGAATCCCTGAAGGGGGCGTAAGTCGTGCCGTTCGTTTTGTGTGTGGCCCGGACCGTCAACGGCGCTGAGCGCACCTTTCGCTGGCGCGGCCAGACAGATGACATCCGCGCGGACGTGGAAGCGATGATCGCCGACTTCACTGCCGGGCGGATGCGCATGGAGAACACCTTGACTTTGTCTGCCGACTCCAGCCTCCCGAGCGGCGTGAGCTTCGGCGAACGTCCGGAAGAACCTGACTGGGCCCGGTCGTGGCGTTGGGCCGACATCAAAGACATCTGGATCGAGGAGGGGCGATGACCCGCCTCGACCAGCGCCGCCGCAGCAACCGCCCGACCGCCAATGTGCGGACCACTGCCGCACTGCCGAAGCCGGACGGCGTGGACCTGGTGTTCATGACCGGCCGTGGACGGGGTGTGACCCGATGAGCGCCTGGACCGAGCGGCACGCCCCTAAGCCCGGTGACCTGTTCTACTCCCGCGACCCCGAAACCGGCGAGGTGTTCACCGACCGCGTGTGGGTGATCGCCGAAGTCGAAGACCTGATCACGCACAGCGGTCAGCAGGTCGGCACGACCGGTCTCACCTACGGCGGACCTGTCGACCCGGACAGGCCGCTGTGGTCGGTTCAGGTGCAGTGCGACTACCGCTGCGCCGAGCTCGGCATGGGCGACTGCCCCGGCCGGCCGTACCTGCACTCTTGGTATTTGGCCGCCGATGAGTTCGTGTTGGTGACGCGCCTGTCGGAGTTCGAGGTGCAGCGATGACTGCCATCCCTCGCTATGTGGATCCGTGGACGTCGCCGCTGTACCTGCACGTCGGTGACCGTGCCCGCAACGAGACCGGCTTGGTCGTCGAATGGGACGGCTCCCGCGGTGTGCCGGTGTGCGAGCCGTGTGATTTGGCCATGACGGAGTGGACGGCTACGGCCGAGCGCTGCTGCCCGCGGTGCGGTGCGACTGAGACTGAGCCGGTGGCGACGTGATGGGCCTGACCGACATGCCGTGCCCGTCGTGCGGCGGACGTGACCTTGAGGCGCGTGCGGGTGGGGTTGTGTGCCGCACCTGCGGCTGGCGGATCGGGCAGGTGACCCGGTGAGCGGCACTGGCTCTCACGTGTTCCGCCTGCCGTTCGAGTGCCCGCACTGCCGAGGGGTCAGGTGGCACCACACCCGGACGCTGGAGTGTGGCGGCACGCTACGGAACCCGCACGAGGTAGTTGAGATGGAAGCTGTCGACCCGGAAGGGCCTGACTCGCCGCCGAACACTCCGGATCTTCGCACCGGAAATGGATCAGAGCTGGCTGCGGACAGCGGGTGGTCGTGGTGAGCGACTTCGTGACCTACCACGGCTCGGAAACGCTGGAGGACACGTTCCGCCGCTCAGGCGGCGACGAGTTCGGCTACCGCATCCCCGACGAGCTGATCACCCGGTTGGAGACGTTGGACCGGGAACGGCAAGAGGCGATCGACGCGATCAAGAGGCATATCGAGCAGCACCAGCTGCCGGAGACCGACCTGGAAGCCGAAGAACCGACCGGAGAGGAGTACCCGTGGTGAGCGCTGTCGACGACCTACGAGCTGAAGCGCTGTTCTGCTCGGACCTGCAGCCCTCCGACCGTCCGTCTCGGGAGGCCATCGACCAAGCCGTGACCGCGATGCTGCTGGCGTACGCAACCGAGGGCTGCGCCGGCCATGTCGCCCAGGAGTTCGGTGACCACCCGGAGCAGGCGGCTACACGCATGCGTTGGTGTATGACCGCCGTTGTGTACGGCGTGTTCGCCATAGCGGGTACCCGATGAGCAGTCTCGACGCACCCAACGTCACTAAGGACAGCGACACGCAGTACAACGTGTTGTTCCCGACCGGCCACTGGATTGTCAGCGCCTGGACGTCGTGGACCAAGTGGGACGTGATGTGGCTGCCTTCAGGCGCCAGCATGTTCGCCGGCTATCCGAACAATCCTGTGCACGACTGGGAGGCCGAGTCCTTCACGTCTGCTGCCGAGGCTGTCGATTGGTGCCAGGGTCACCCGCGCTGACCGGCTTCCCGGGTCATCAGCGCGTCCCGACATGTTCTTCCCCCGCGCTGATGGCTCCCGGTGGCCGGTCAGGCCTGACTACCAAGAAGGAGCATCCATGAACGAGATCCACCTGAGCCCGGCCGACCTGATGTCCGCCCGCAACGGAGAAACCACTGTCGTGCGTATCGCCGACTGGAACTCCGGTATTGAGGTCGCCTTCGACGTTGAAGGCGGGGAGATGGCCAGGCTCGACGACGGGATCGCCCGGGTTGTGCTGTCTCCTGCCGACTTTCAGTTGATCGCCGACAACAAGGGCCGCGGCCATGAGGTGAAGGCCGATGACGGCACTGTGTACGGCGTTTCGGTGTGGGCATGAGTGCCTACGCCAACGATCCGCGGGTGGCCGATCCGACTAAGCGCGGTGAACTGTTCCACGTGACGTGCGATGGGGGCTCCACTGCCCAGGTGCGTCGCTTCCTGGACACCGACGTGTTCGTGGTGTGGGGAGACGACGAGGACCGGAGTGCCGACTGGCGGGAGTTCGCTACCGCTGACGAGGCGATCCGGTCGCTGATCGGAGAGCCGCAATGAGCAGCGCGGACCCGTTTGACTACCCGGGTGTCCAGCGTCTCAGCGTTGGATATGAGCTGACCACCAAAGGCCGAGTTGTCTACGTCCTTCCGACCGAGCAGGGCACCTGGAGCCTGTTCGAGGGGAGCAGGCTGGCGCAGGTTCTCCTCGGGCAAGGTCCCGACCAATTCGAGACGCCGACGGACGCCTTCGATGCGTGGCTGAAATACATGGAGGCGTGGTGAACGTGCTCGAGCATCTGCGGGAGTGGTCGGCGTCGTCCGACGAGTGGGCCGAGCTGTGCGAAACCCAGTACCGGGTCAGCGACGCCCCGACCGTCGAGGAACGTGCGGCAGCAGGCCAGCGCATGGCCGAGTTGTTGGAGTCGTACGCCGACCGGGTGGAGCGGTCGGGCCTGGTGCGGTTCCTCGGTCCGTCGTCGCCGGAATACCTGCGTGCTGAGGCTGCCGAGTATCGGGCGGGCCGTGACCCGCACGCCGACAACGACTGATGTCCGAGAGCACGGATGGGGCGCCCGAATGCTTGGCGGCTGTGGGCGCCCCGGTGAAACCCCTGGAAGGGAGTAACGCGAATGACGGTACAGGAAGTGAACGAGACTCAGCCCCGCGATTGGACGCCCGACCCGGCGACGATCGCCCGCATGCTGGACGCGGTGAACCGGGAAGCCTACCCACCGCGGCAGCGCACCAACGTGGCCCGGCCGGCGTCCTGATGGCGCATACACGCGCGGACACGCTGGTTGTCGAACACGACGACGGCCGCCACAGCAGGTACGAGAACGTGTCCTACGCCCCGCATCGCGGTGGGCGCGGGATCACTATCTACACGGACGGCGGGGAAGTCCGGCACGAGGATGTGCACACCACGGACGCCCGACGCCGGCACCGCTGATGCAGGTCGACCAGCGGCATTGAGGATTCGGCCCCGTTCAGCTTCCGGCTGGCGGGGCCTTCTTCTTGGGGCGCCCTCGTGGCGTCTCGTCGTCGACGGCCTTCATGAACGGGGAGAGCTGTCGGAGCCGGCGCGGGTCGTCGACGATCCATCGGAAGAACGCTCGGATTGCCACGTTGACGTTGTAGCCAGCCTTCTCGAACTCGTCCTTCGCCGGTTCGTACTCGTCGTCGGCGGGTCGGTAGTTCCGGTTGGTGTGCCGGTGCTGGCTACTCACGGCCGAATCATTCCATAGGCGGCTTGCCACCTTCTAGCAGGACTGAGAGACTGTCCGTTAGTGGCAGGCCACTTTTGATCAGGAGATCCAATGCGATACGACACCCGCTTTACCAAGCCGCGAGCCCTACGCGCAGCCGATACCCGCGTGGGCGACCACCTGGCATTCACCAACAAAGCCGACGACGCCGTTGAGTGGCTGTTCGACGCTCGCGACGCCGATGGCCCGGACGTGGTGTGGACTGTCGTGTCCTCGATCGGCGGCGACGGGATCCTCCGGTTCCGGTTCACCAATGGCTACTTCGAGGAGTTCTTCGCGGGTCAGACCGTGGTCATCCGAGAGGCGGTCGAGCGATGACCGCCGAGCAAGCCATTCGTGAGCAAGTTGCCGCCGAGCTGACCGCGTTCGCAAACAAGCGCCGTGCTGCGGCCTACCGCTACGCAGACGAACTCGACATCTGTGCACGCAAGAGCAACGACTGTGTCGTGAACGCCTACTACACGGCGGCGGCGATTGCGCGGGACGGCCAGCAGCGCAACCCGAACTGCGAGACCTGTTCGGACACGCGTGGCGGTCGGCAGGGTCACTCGACGTCGGAGTGCTTCTGGGTGCCGTGCAACACCGCTGAGGACGTCTGATGGTCACCGAGCACGCCGTCTGCGCCCTGCCCGACGACCACCGCGACTGGCGGCACCTGGCCATCCGTGTGCAGCAGCGTTCGAACTCCGGCCGATGGGTGCTCAACCACAGCGGTTTCTTCCTCACCCCGGACGGCCTGTGGTCGCCGACGATCCAGGACGCCATCGAGTTCGACGAGCAGGGTGCGCTGGCTCAGGCCGCCGAGTGGGCGCCGCTGGTCACCATGCCCGACGGCTCAATCGCCGCTGACCTGCTGAACCGCTAACCCCGAACGGAGACCCCGATGTCAGTTGGAGTGCAGCGCTACTTCGCTGCCGTCCGCATCTACACCCCCACGTCCAGATATCACCTGAACTTCGACCGGCTCCTCGCCGCTGTCGAGATCCTCAACGAGGACGGCGTAGCTGGCCGCCTCACTGAGAAGTTCCGGGAGCGATTTCCTGAGCTGTCACCTAAGGAGATCCACGACTATTTCTGCGCGGCTCAGGCCGTCGTGTCGAACAACATCGACTTGAGTGAGGTGGCGTCGTGACCCGCGAGGACGTCCTGGCCGCGTTGGTGGCCGGTGACCGTACCCGAGCCCAGCTGGCCGAGTCGCTGAACGTTCCGGCAACGTCGGCGTGGCTGCTGGTGCAGCTGAACGCCCTGGTCGACGACGCCCTGGCGCTGGCGGTGGACGGCCAGTACAAGCCGACCCGCAAGGGCCGGGCGCGGGTGAAAGTCCGGGTGGCGGCGTGAGTGCCGACGACCTGGCGCCGGCGCGCGCGTGGGAGCCGCAGCCCAACGAACGTGTCTGCCGCCGCAGCGAACCCGCCCGCATGGGCACGGTGGTGAACTGCAACCGGTTCGGGCATGTCGCTGACCCGTACTGGCTGGTGACGGTGCGCTGGGACGACGGCGGGTTTACGCACGGGGTGGAGACGTCGCTGCTGGTCCGCGAAGACGGAACGCAGGGCCCGGCATGAGCATCCACAACGTGACCGGCGCCCAGCTCGTCGAGGCGATGCTCGCCAACAACTGGCAGGTCGTCGGCGAACGCGAAGGCCTTTACAAGCGGTTGGCGCTGATGGACGAGGGGCAGCCCCGACACACGCTCACCGTGCCACTCAACCCGAAGTACTCCGACTACGACGATCTGCTGGGCGCCGCGATCGGCAGCCTCGAGGTGTTGTGGATCGACGGGCAGGAAGCCCACAGAGTGCTGCACCGTCTCGACCCGGCGCTGTATCAGTGAGCTGGTACGACATCTCCTCGGACGCGGTCCTGAAGCTGATCCAGGCCGGAGTGCACACCCGCCCGGAACTGGCCGACCGGTTCCACGTGCTCGCCAACTCGCCGCATCTTCACGACGCGATCGAAGAGCTGGTGGCCCGCGGTGAGATCGCCGACCGTGGCGGCCGGCTGATCGTGCACGACCTACTCGAACCCCTGACCGACATCAACGACCTGGAGGAACTGTGACCTACCGACCGTCTTACACCTCACTCGTAGCCGCACTGCGGTCCGAGTTTCACCGCCGATGACCTCCGCACGCTGCACGCGAAGTTCGTGCTCTGGAAGGCAATGGAGGGCGAGGGCGGCGCGAGCGACGTTCAGGAGACCTTGCATGGCGCCATCGTCGATGCCCTGAACTCCGAGTACGACCCGGGCGAGAACGCCCACCCGGCTGTGCGTGAGTGGTTCGCCGGGGAGCGCCGATGAACCGCACCGTGAATGACATCGCCGACATGATCCGTGAGGTCGACGGCGACAACCGGATGACCTCGACCTTCCTAGGCGCGACGCTCGCCAGCCGGCTGTGCGTCTTCTACAGCGACCTCGAGGTGGTGGACGTGATCGCGTTCGTAGACCGCACCAACCCGGACAAGCGGATGGGCGCCGGCCGTCTCGCTGAGCTGCTCGACGCCGAGTTCAACCTGGACAAGGAGTAGCCATGGGAGCCAAGCAGATCACCTGCTTCATCGCCGAATGCGATGACTGCGGCACCGAGTACGAGCACGACTACACGCCCCACTGGCCCAGCGACCGTGAAGCCATCGACGACGCCGTTAACAGCGCCGACTGGTGGACTGACGAGAAGACGCTGCTCTGCAATGACTGTAAGGACAAGCCACACGCGGTCGTTCCGGACAAGTTCGACCCGGAAGGCTGCGATCGTTGCCCGCATCCGGCGGAGGAGCACGAGACCGCGGCGGCCACTCGATGACCGCCCTTGCTCTTCCTCGGCCCGCCGCGCCACTTCCGGAGTCGCAGGACCCGGCCAGGCTGTACGCGATGCTCGCCGACCCTGCCCTGATCGGCTTCCGCACGGAGATCTTGGACGCGATCGAGCGGCTGACCGGCAGCCGGCCGGAGGTGGACTGACATGCCTGTTGGTGACCGGCAGCCGATCGAGCTGCTGCAAGACGACCAGGCGTGGGCTGATGAGCCACGCCGTCTGGCCGAGGACGTGTTCGGGCATCGCACGGTGCCGGATGGCTGCGACCGAACCGACCCGCATACGTGCGATCGGCTGACGTGCTCCTCGTGCGGTCGGGCTGTGCTGCGGATCGGGCGCAACATCTACGGCTCGGCGGTGCAGGTGGGCTGCCAGTTCACTGAGGCCGGGCGCCGTTACAACAAGGAGAACGGGGTGCAGTGGTGAACGACCTCGAACCGACACCTGAGCTGATCGCCGCAGCCAAGCGCGTAGCGACCGGGACATGGACGGCTGGCCACCGCGGTCCGGCCGAGCTGACCGATCCGGCATTGCGGGAGTTGGTCGATGCCCGCCTGGCGTATCTGCACTACACGCCTGCTTTCAAGCGGGCCGACGACTACTGGCGGCTGTCCACGGAGGGCGAAGAATGGCTTGCCCGCGCCGAGCAGGAGTCGCAGCGGTGACCGTCGACCTGTATCGCGTGCTCCGCGATATCCGAGACGGCCACCTCAACCTATGGGTGACGGTTGCCCGTTTCGACGTTTCGACGGGCGCCGCCGTGCCGCCAACGGAGATCGAGACAAGTCCTGACCGGACACCATCGGCCGCAGCAGGCAATGGTGTGCATTGGTGGCGCGTGCTGGCCGAGCAGGGCTGGATCCGGCTGCCGGATCTGTACGAACACTCGGTGTGGCAACTGACAGAGAAAGCCCTGGCCGCCATCCTCGAGCACGAGGCAGAGTCATGACCGCCACCCTGTTCAGTCAGCCGTTGTCGACCCGTGACCGCCTTGAGTGGGCGAAGTCCCAGATCGGCCTGCTCCACTTGAATGCCGTAATCCATCTGCTTGAGGATGCGGGCTTTCCGACGGAGGACGCCCGTGAAGTAGCCCTGTACGGGCTGGCCGCCTCCTACCTGGTCGCGGCCGGCGAAGACGAGGAGACGCTGTGAGCGACGACTGGACGAACGTGACGTGCGCCCGCGAGCTGCCCGACGGCACTGTCGTGCGGCACGAGGGCAGTGACTACATCGCCTACCCCGATCATGAGATGGCCGGCTCCCGGGTGCGCTGGCACTCAGAGACGACGGTCATGTCCGACCGCGGCATGGACATGCTGCTCGACGACGGCGGCAAGGTGGTCGGGCTGGACCTGGACGCGGTCGCCGAGTTCGAGAAGCTGGTATCCCGGTGACCGCGCTTCGGGTAGTGGCCCTGCCGGTCGGCAGCATCGTCGCAACGGCTACGGAGGTGTTCATCAAGACCGAGAAGGATGACACCGGCGAGTGGTACAAGACCTGCAGTGATGACCTGTGGTGGGACAGCGAGGTTCAGAGCGACCTGGACCGGGACGCCCAGGTGCTGCGGGTCGGCACTGGGTCCGGGCAGTGAACTGAGCCCCTTCAACGACAGCCCCGCCCGGACCCCGGCGCGGGGCTTAGTTTTGTCCGAACGACACGAGTGGCATTCACTGAGCAACTCCCCGACCGCCTGACCTGCGGCTACGTTCGAATAGTGAAGGTCAGGATGGCGCTTGAGACCTCGGACGGCCGCTGGAGGGTCGAGGTCGCCCAGCGGGGCGCCCGGGTCGGCTACCGCATCCTGAAGGACGGCAAACAGTGGCACGCGTGGACGGGTATCGCCGCGGTGGAGCACCTGCTCGCCAAAGAGGGCGTGAGCATGGCCGACCTGGTCGAGGCGGCTGTAGCACCTGTACGACGTCCTACAGGGCGCTAAGCCGTCCTACAGGTCGCCGCAACCTCGACGCCGCGCATCCACTGCAGGGCGGTCAGCGACACCGTCAGGCCCTCTCTCAACGAGGCGCACGTGCGGCAGTCGAGGCTCGCACATCCGGCGTGGTCTTCGGCGACCTGCACGAACAGCCGCTGCAAGGTACCCGTCACCCATGTGGTCGGGTCCTGATGGCGGGACAGCTGGACGTCGCGGCGCTGGATCGACTGGACTTTCGCCGGCGCCTGGTAGTGGTCGGCGGCGGCACGGTTCCGGCGGATCTCTTCGTCGAGGGTTTCCAGTACATCCACGGTGACCTCCCGTTTGGTCGATGGCTGCGATCGACGCTAAGCGGGCCGTTGGCGTTCCGGATCGGGTGAACAGATCGAGAATCGCCGTGGTGCCCGAACGTGGTCGGCCGAACACCCGAGAGGATGTCACGCTTCTCCGTCGGGTGGGCCGTTCAGCCAGCCTTCAGGGCGTCAACCGGGTAGGTTCAATCCGCCCATTCGGCCGACATGCGAAAGCCCCGGTCGCTGGGACCGGGGCCTCTTCACTCCTCATTCACGGAAATCGTCGGCTGCAACGCTCCGGGGCAGGTCGCCCTATCGCCGGCAGGCTGGTGAGGTGGGCACGGATCGCCCACCTCTGCGGTCACGATCGCCCGGCACTCACTGCATCGGGCTTTGGGGAGGGGTCCGTCTTCGTGGTACTGCTTCCATTCAGGCACGTTTTCACCTCCTGCGGGATGACGTAGTCGGGGAACGGTTCAGTCTCGGGCTCGAAACCCATGGTCGGGCCGGTCGCGGTGGCCCTGAGCAGGACACGCTTGTCTTCGATGGTGACGATCGACAGGCCGAACGGTAGGCCGTCCTGCACCTTCGGGCTCCCTAGGTCAGGCAGCGACACGAGCCGCCACGCCTTGAACTGGGCAGGCTGCGCGACCTCGAGCAGCTGCGCGACGAACAGCAGCAGCCTGGGCGCCCGGTTCTGCTTCGGCGTCGGCATCGTGGGGATGGTGTCGAGGGGCTGTTCGCCGGGCCACACGGCTTCCCACAGGCTGGCGGTGGCGGTGGACTGATGCTTCGCGTACACGCCGGTGATCTTCGAGACCTTCGAGGTGTTGACGGTCGGCCCCCACGGTCCCTGACCTGGCCCGTACCGTTCGATCCCGGCGATATCCGGGTGCTTCGCTGCCCTGAGCAGCGTCTCGATCACGTCCAGTACCTGCATGTGTGCCCCCAGCGTGCGTGTGCGTCCGGGCGAGTCTAGTAGCGGACGGAGGGTGGTCTGGGTCACCGCCGCACCTCTGACTCGAGGAGCCGGTTCCGTTCGAACACCTCAGCCGGCACCTCGGAGCCGTCGCATTCGACGAGCTCATACCGACCGCCGTCACCCCAAGTCCCGTACTTGCGGACGTATTCGGCATGCCGGAAGGGGGCGTCGTGCAGGTCGTGACGGCCCCAGGCCTTGGAGGAGCAGATGTGCGATGCGAGCACCTCGCCGTCGTCAGCGAGGGCAACCATCTGCAGGTCTTCCGTTCCGAAAGTGCCGTTGGCGAACAGGTAGACCTTCGGCTTGGCGCTCAGTTCGGCGGCCTTGATGTCGGTCATGCCGTCTTCCCTTCCTGGGTCAGCCGCTTTACCGCAGCCAAGGTTTCTGCATCCTGGCTGTAGTCGTGCGCCTCGTCGACAACGAAGATCGGCGGTCTTTCCTCCGACGGCGTCCAACCTGCCCCACCGCCCCGCGCCTTCATCTCCTCGGCGACCTCATGCAGCGCCTGCCTGATGTCTTCGTGACCCATGTCGCTCATGCGTTCACCCCGCTCCGGTCGACGAACTCGACGTGAGCGAGATCGCCCAGCTCGGTCAGCTCTCGCCAGGTGAGCGGCGGCCTTTCTGGGTTACTTCGGCAGAACCAGTGCGCAGCCCCGTGGCCGAGATCAAGCGCGCGTCCGTCCAGTCGTCGATAGATGGCCGGTGAGCTGGTAGCCGGACGGACGGCTACATAGCCGCCGTCGGCCGGCTCGTCGAGGTGGCTCATGCGGACACCTCCGGCATCTGCTCGCGGGAGAACACCAGCGCACCGTCGATACGGCGAAGCACGCCCACGAACTCCGGCGTGCCGCCGACCAGGACCCGAACGACAGGTACGAGGTCCCCAACGTCCATCGGCAGGGCATACACGTTGGGCTCGTCGCACAGGCCCGCTGCGCCCAAGACGCCAGGGATGCGGGAGTCGTCTACACGGAACTCGGAGTCACGGGGCGACACGAACAGCCGTCGGCTTTCGAGGAGCGCGTGGGCTGCCGTCTTGGTGCGTTCAGCGGCGATGATCTGCACCTGGCGGATCCAGTTGGGCAGGCCGAGGGCTTCGATCACCTCCCGGCGGGGCATGCCGTTGATGCCCAGGGTGTAGGTCTTGAGGCGGCTCATCACGCGCTCACCTCCGGGTGGTCGTAGTCGCAGTGCACGTCGTCGCAACCACGTTCCGGGTGAGCCTTAACGTGGCCGATGATCGCGCACACCGAGCAGTGGCCCGGCAGCCCGACGCCCGCACGACGGACGTCCATGCCGCAGTCCGGCGCGGACGGCGGGTAGTGACGATCGTGCGCGGACATGTACGCGTCTAGTAGCTCGGCGGTCTCGGCGAACACCTTGCGCGGCACGTCGCCGGTGTCATCGTGGATGCCGAACGCAGAGGCCTTGTCGAGGCAACGGGTCGTCATAGCGGGTTCTCCTCAGTGGTGGGCTGGGCGGCGGGAACCACCCAGCAGGCGGGGAAGGTCAGGAAGCTGGCTCGTCCTGCATGCCGACGAACTCAGCACCGGAGACAAGTCCAGTCGAGGTGGAACCGACGAACGTAGGCGCCCACCCGGCCTGCACGAACTGCATCGCCGCCGGGTACGGCATCCCGTCCTTCGCGTACCGGTCGGTCCGGTCCGGGTTGCTGATCCACGTCGCCAGCTCCTCGGCCGTGCCGAACACGGGTGAGACCGGCGAACCTTCAGAGGTGGTTTCCCACAGCTGCCAGCCGTCGCCGGTCGGGGGTCCGGTCTGCTGCCATGCCTCAGCCTCGGCGCGCTGACCCGGGTACGCCTCGAACGGGCCGTGACCGTCGCAGGTCGCACACGTCTCGGGCTGCCCTTCGCGTTCACAACGGGCACGCACCACGATCATGCAGTTGATCGAATCGTGGGCGAGGCCACCAAGCGACCACGCGTTGACCTGCTCCGCGGTGACCGTCGGCGTCGGCTCGATCGGCTTCCAGCCGTCACCCTTGACCCAGGTGTGCGTAAAGTCGTGCAGCCGCCCGTCGGCGACCAACGCGTCCACGTCGTCCTGATGCAGGTGATGAGACCACTGGCTGTTGAACAGGGCGGCCAGGCGGTTCGCCTCGCGGACGATCGCGTCTTCACCGCGTCCGTAGTACTGCGGCGAGTGTTCGATGTTGCGTTCGGCGCGCTCGCGGATGGCCGGGGTGTCGATGGTGAAAGGCGTCGACCCTGTCGAGTCCGGGTCGAACGGGAGGTGACCGTACCAGAGGTCCTTCAGGTGGCGGGCGTGCGCCGAATAGCCTGTGCCTTCGCAGGCCTCGCAGCTGACCTCGTCGAGCTCGTCGGGTCGCAGGTAGCCCGGCCATACCTCGTACAGCGGCTGGTCGAATCCGACCGGCACTCGCTTGATCTCGCGCCCCACAGTGTCTCCTTCGTCTCGTCGCTCAGTTTGTGCTTCGCCGGGCCGGTCATCGTTCGTGGATTCGGCCATCGCGGATCACATGGTTTTCGAACGTGTACCACCGGTCCCCGGCGTGCTGCTCCTGCACGAACACGCCTACCGCGGTCCCGTCCGCGAGTTCGGGGGCCTGCTCGTTCAGCCACTTGTAGGTGGCGTTCTCCGAGCGGTGCTTCTTCTCGGCACCGTCGATGACGGTCTTCCAGGCGGTGTAGCGGGCCATTGCTGCTCCTCGGTTCAGGTCAGTGTGGTCAGTTCGGGCCGGGCCGGTCATCCGTGTTCAGCCGCGCGGGTCAAGCTCGCCGCAGTCCACAACACCGCGCTGCATCACCAGCGATTCATCGGCGGGGTGCGTGTCGACGAGCTGCCACACATGCCGGGCGAGCGGCCGATTGCAGCGCCCACACCGCTGGCCGGGCACGGACAGGAAGTCCACGACGGTGGGGGTTTCGCTGCGCCAGGTGATAACGCCGGAGAGGGGGCCGTTGGCGGGGTCGTGCAGGATCTGAATCATGGGGTGCTCCGATCAGGGTTGGGGTGGCCCGGCCTCGGCAAAGAGCCGGGCCACCAGGGAGGAAAGATCAGGAGCCGACTGCGGCGCGCATCTGGTCGACCACGGCAGCCTTCTCGCGGATCGCCGCCAGCAGCTCGACATGCAGCTCCGAACCGGACAGGGCTTCGATGTCGACCACGCCGGGGCTGGTCTGCGGCAGCGCCACCGAGATCCCCGAACCGACGGTGTCGTTCACGCCGAGGAACATGCGCCCGGCAGCCTGAACGATGATGTCGAAGACCGTCGGGACGAGGAGGACGAACCATTCGGCGCCAGCGGCCGGCGTCGCCGCGTAGTCGCGGAGGGTCGGGTCCGCCAGCGGGTGTGACATGTTGCGGTTCCGACCGCGGTAGAACTGGGCGCGGATCGGCAGCTCGGGGTTTTCGGTGATCAGGTCGCGGACCATCTGCTCGACGGCCAGCATGGCGGGCTCGGGGATGTAGGTCATCTGCGTACTCCGTTCGGTTGGGCGGTGGTGGCCCGGTCTCGGGTTGACCGGGCCACCAAGGGGAAGGTCTAGCTGCGGTACGCCGGCAAACCGGCGTAGGTGGTCTCCAGCCACCCGGCGAGCTCGGCGTCCACGACGGGCCGGTCGGAGTAGCCGTCACGCCAGTTCCCGATCAAGTGCCGTTCCGGGGTGACCGATTCCTTGTCGGTCATCGGCCGGGTCTTCTGCCGCCACACACCGTCGCAGCGGACGTAGTCGACGAACTGGTCGTAGGAGAGCTCGGCGCGCAGGCCGGGAGTGAACGGCTCGCCGTCGGCCCAGACCCAGCGGGGGTAGGTGCTCATGCGGGCACCCCGATCCCGGCGAGTCCCGCGATCTCGCTACCAGACAACCGGCCAGCAGCAAGCAGCGCATCGGCAACACACTCGACCGCATCCCAATGGCGGCCGACCTGCTCGTACGCCCGATCGGCGTCACGCCCGCCGAAGTCCGACACGTGGTCAAGCGCGAACTGCAGGTCTCCGTAGCCGCAGACAACCAGGTCAACAACGGCCGCGTCGTCGAGCATTAGCATCCGATCCGCCCAGTGCAGTGTGGCGGCGACACCACCCCACGTCCCAGTGAGGAATTCATCCCTGCTCAGCGAGCCACTGAACCGGACCTGGCCGCTGTCGCGCTGGCCGGGATTGAGGACTGCGTACTCAACGTCGGCGCCAGCGGCCACGTACATCACCGCGTGCCCAGCCTCGTGCACGGCCGCCTTCTCGGCGTCGTCGAACAGGTGGCCCGGAATCCGGGCGTTGTCGCAGTCGCGGCAGTCGAGGTACGCGCCGAACGTGCCGTTGATGGGGCAGTCGGCGGGCCACAGCCGGGTGTCGAGGATGAAGCTCCGGTGTCGGCCGCACAGCAGGTCGATCAGCCGGGCGGTCACGCGGCAGCCCCAACACTCGTGGTCCACGCGCCGGCGATCTCACGCCGGTTGCCGACCTTGCGGTAATCCAGAACGACCAGGCCGCGCGCTTTCAAGCCGATCAGCTGCCGGGTGTTGGCCTGGCCGGGCTGCCCACCGCGCGGGATGTAGCCGTTGACGGCGTTGTCCAGGAGGCGCTGCATGAGGTCGGTGCGGGGGGATGCGGTGCGGCTCACCCCCTGCCGGAACGCGGCCCAGGATTCGGCCGGGTCGGCGGTGGCGGCCTGCGCGGTTGCGGTGTCCGCCTGCACCTCGGCCCGGAGCTCGGCGTTCACAGCGTCCATGTTGGCGGTGATGCCGACCCGCATGTCCAGCTCCGCGCCGTCGGCCGGCGTCGTGGCCTGAAGCCGCGCGATGGTCGGCTCCGCGGCGATAGTGCGCGGGTCGGCAAGCGCCTCGGCCAGCTGGGCGTCGTGTTCGGCCTTGTACATCTCGGCGTACCCACGGGCGACGGCGCGGGCCTCTACCTCGGTGGGGTAGCTGCCGCAGTTGTCTTCGATGCGGTCGACGCCGCAGCGGGTGGTGACGACGGTGTAGGCGCCGTAGGCGACCCACTGCAGGGCGATGATGATGTTCCCGATCTGGTAGCGGATCACGTCGTCGATGGCCGTAAGCTGCTTAGTCACTGGTCGGCTCCTGGTTGCTCAGGTGTCGGTCGGTTGGCGGTGGGGTGTTGACGCACCCTGTTGCCTTGGCCCCGTTTCGCAGTTGACGCTGCGGGCGGGGCCTTCTTGCTGTCCTGCGTAGCTCCAACTGTAGCTACAGTCGCAACTACAGGCAAGCTGTTCACTCTGCCGGATTACGCACGGCCTGTAGCTATCGCCGCAACTACAGTGAATGCGGTACTGTAGCTACGACAAGCGAGATCGAGAGGAGGTGAAGATGACCACCACACCGGCTGAGAGCACCAAGAAGACCAACGAAACGCCAACGCGTCCCATCCGAGTCACGAAAGAACTTTGGGAGGCGTTCGGCGCGGTCGCCACGCAGCAAGGCACCAACCGAACCGCACTGATCCTCGACTACATGCGCTGGATGACGCGCCAACCCGGCGCGAAGCTGCCGAAGCGACCAGATACGCCACCAGCCGCATCTGACTGACTAACAAATCGGCCCCAGGACGGCGTTGGAGCGCCGGCCCAGGGCCTGGGTCATCCCAGCTACATCACGGGTATCTCACACACACGACGAACGGAACGACTTATGGCGGAGGTTACCGCTCGAACGGCCGTGCCATGTGATCAACCGGTTGAGTCAACCCAACTCAACCACGTTGCCGAGGCACTGCGCGGTCGAGACATGTTCGACCGCGCCCAGCTGGCGTGGCTCATGTCTGTCGCCTACCGCTGGGGCTACGAGGCGCGGGTCGACGAGGAAAACGGCGCTTGGCCACCAGGACCGATCAAGGTCGCGGGCCGATGGTACGAGCAGGCCGTCGAGCGCGAGAAGGCAGACGCTACTGCTCGCCTGTCCCGGCCCGGTGACTACCGAGGAGGCCCGGTCGAATGGGCCGAGCCTGGTGACCTTCAGGTGGCCGCGTGACCAGCATCGAATCCCCGGAGCGGGCAAGGGCGCCGATTGAGCGCGAAGACTGGCCACTCGACAACGAGACACCGGTCCTGCTGCCCCCGCCGACTGACCCCATGGCGGTTGCGCGCGAGCTGGTGAAGTCCGCCATCACGCATGTTCAGGGACTACCGATCTGGACCTGGTGGCGGGGCGACTTCTACCAATGGGCCAAGACGCACTGGGCGATCCTGCCGGAACCCACCATCGAGCAATGGGCGTACACGGCCACCGAGGACGCCCTGTACCAGGGCGTGGACCGGAAGGGCAAGCCGATCGCTGAGCGCTGGTCGCCGACCACCGTCAAGGTGCGCAACCTGATCCACGCCCTCGGCCGCGGAGTCATCCAGCGCGACCACAGCCTCGAAGCCGAAGACGAACCCAACGCGATTGCCTGCGCCAACGGTGTCCTGACCATCGGTCAGGACCGGCTGGGCATTCACACGCCGGCCAGGTTCAACCTGTTCGCACTGCCCTTCGCCTACGACGCGCAGGCCGTGTGCCCAAGGTGGCTGCTCTTCCTCAGTGAAGTTCTTCCCGGCGAAGACGAGCAAGACGCCGTCCTGTTCATTCAGGAGTGGTTCGGTTACGTCGTCTCGGGTCGCACCGACCTGCACAAGATCGCGTCGTTCATCGGCGATAAGCGCTGCGGCAAGGGCACCATCGCCCGCGTGCTCGTGGGCCTGGTCGGTGCCAACTTCGTCACGGGACCGCAGCTCGGTGACCTTGCTGGAACGTTCGGCAAAGAGCCACTCATCGGCAAACGCCTCGCCGTCATGGGCGACGTCCGCTGGAACAGCAAGAGCGCCACCGACGCCGTGCCCATCCTGCTCGGCATTTCCGGCGACGACCACGGCACCGTGCACCGCAAAAACCAGAAAGCGTGGGAGGGGCGCCTCGGAGTCCGGTTCCTGCTCATGAGTAACGACGAGCCTCGGTTCACCGACGCATCCGGCGCCATGGCATCACGGATGATTCACGTCGACTTCCAGCAGTCGTTCTTCGGCCGCGAGAATCCCGGACTGACCGGTGAACTCCTGTCGGAACTGCCCGGCATCCTCAACTGGGCGCTGGAAGGGCTGGCCCGGCTCAACCGGAACGGCCGCTTCACGGTGCCCAAGTCGTCGGCGAGAGTGGACGAGCATGTGCAGCGCACCGCCTCACCGGCAAAGGCGTTCATCGAAGACAAGTGTGTGATCGAGGCGGACGCGAAGGTCAGCCTGGGTGACCTGTTCGTGGCGTGGCAGGAATGGTGCCGACACACGGGCCGCCCGGAGCTGATGGCGTCCGAGGACATGCTTTCGGCACAACTGCGGTCGGCGGTCCGCGGCAGCAACCCGAAGGTGGTTACGAAACGCCAGATGGTCAGGGGTGTCCGCACGACGTGGTTCTTCAACCTGCGACTCCGGACGGCGCTCGACGACGAGAACGCGGACGGGGAACCTGTCGCGGACACGCCAGGCAATCAGTGGCTGATCGGTGGCGGTGGCTGGTGACCGCGGACGGAATTGCCACCCTCCCGGGCGATTGCCACCCCGATATGCCCCATTGCCACCCTAGGGTGGCAGCGTGTTTCGGCAGCTCAGACAGCGTATTGCCACCATTGCCACCCTCATTGCCCATTAGAAGCTCATGTGCGCACACGGAAAAGTACGGAGCGCAATGGCGAAACAGGGTGGCAGAGGGTGGCAATGGATCTCCGCAAGTTCAACCGAACAGCCTCCCACCTGCGTAAAGACCACCCTGGCCTGATTGCCACCACTCGGCTTGAGGGTGGCAATCAGGGTGGCAAACCCTCGTCCCTCGATGCGCCGTTGACTTTGGAGCTCGCATGAACCCGACACTCGCCCTCGACGCCCTACTCACCGACCCCCGCTTCCCGGAGATCGCCGCCGAACTCGAAGCGTGGATCCCCCAATCCCTCGCCGACCAGTACGCCGCAGCCGGGCAGCACACCGGCGCCATCCGTGACCTGGCCGCCGATGCGATCGGAGCCGACCCCGCCCGGTCCGGCTGGATGCGCACCCGTGACATCCCGGAGTGGATCCGGCTGGGCGCCCTCGACGCCCTCATGGGCTGGTACACCGGCAAGGCCGACACCTGCCGGCACAGCCCCAGCCCCGACCACCCTCAGCCGATCAACGCCGCCGCCTGGAAGCCGGGCCTGATCGTCTGCCTTCAGTGCACCCACCTGCTGAAGTGCCGTCCTGGCTCCCTTGAGGAGCGCACCTGTGACGGGTGTGGGCACGAGTGCACCGGGCCGGAGAACGACGACGGTGTCTGGCCGGGGCTTACTCAGGCCGGGGTGCTGCTGTACGAGTACGGCGTGTGCAGCGACTGCAAAGGCTCGCTCCCGGAACCGGCCGCCCGCTGACCCTGCCGAGTACCGCCAGCCGTTCTCTGGTGCTGTCGCCGCCAGGCACAAGCCGTTCCGCAACCCGCCCGACATCAGCGCCTACGAAGGAGAGCTATGACCTACCCGCCCTTGAAGCTCTGCGCCCCGTGCTCCCAACGCCGCTGCGAGGACCGCGGTCCCGACTGTGACAGCACGGACGTCTGCCAGTGCCCGTGCGCCCTAGCCGGCAGCCCGGAGGAGGTCGCGGTGTTCGCCCGGCAGCTCCGTTCGGTGCCGTTCCCGGAGGAGGCGGTACGGCATGGCTGACCTGTCTCGGGTCGAGTCACTGGAAGCGGCAGCTCAGCAGCCCCACGCCATGTGCAACGACCACGGCGAGGTGTTCTATCCCGACAGCGAGGAAGACGCCCGCTGGTTCACCGCCGAGCACGATGCCCGACCGCTCGATGCTGACGTGTTCCCGTTCCAGCTTTGACCTTCAAGGAGAACCCATGACCGCCGACCGCGCGCCCATCCTGCTCAGCGCCATCGACAACGCCCTGCGCAACGGCAGCTACATGACCGGCGCGAACCTCGCGTTGGAAATCCTGTGTGACGACCTCGGCATCGAACGGGACAGGCTTCCCGTGTTCGAGCCGGGCTGGGCGCGTGATCTGCCTGACGCCTGCGCGTGCAGCCAGCCTGACTGCCCGTGGAACCACGCCGACAAGGAGCGTCGTGTTGCTGCGCTTGACGCCGAGAACACCACGGCGGCGTCCTGACCCTCGATTTGACCTTGTCCCACCCACCAACCGGAAGGAACCCGCGATGACCAACGCCGTGTTCGGCCACGCCCGCCCGTTCACCGAAGAAGAGCACGCCGAACTGAACGCCTACCGCGAAGGCGCGTGCAGCATCGCCTTCGACCCGATCAGCCGCGGTCGCGAGCTGCACTTCGTCAATCGTCCCGCCGACGAGCGCAGCTACCACGTACAGGAAACCCACCGCGGGCAACCGGTATGGCACTGCGCCGTCTGCGCCCGGTACACGGTCGGTGGTGGAGCGGATGATCCGTGCGTCGGCTGCGGGAACCGTGACCTGAACTACGTGCTGTCCGCGCCGCTGGCCTGTAAGTCCTGGTCCCCTGATCTTGGTGGCGGCTATCCGGGCATCTGCCTGATCGCCGGTTCTGACGGCTGCGAATGCCCGGACGGTGTGCTGTGACCACCGACCCTCAACCCGAGCCGTTCGACCCGACCACCGCCTGCCATCCCAGCTCGCTGTTCGGTGACGGTTCCGGTCAGTGTCCGTACGGGACGCCGTGCACCCTGCGCTGCCAGATCCGATTCCTCGACGACCAGCCGCAGCCGAACGACTTGCTCGCGGACGCTGAGCAGGCCGCTTCGTGGCGCCGCTACTACGACGCGAACCCGGGCGCGGAAGAAGCGTCGAGGGCGGCCTGCGACCCGAAGACGTACGAGAAAGGAACGGCATGACCACCACCGAGGAACCGACCGCGGCCGACCCGGTACCGCAATCGGCAATCGACCTGATGGCGGCGCTGAAGGCATCACTGGATCGGGCAAAGGAGAGGCGGACTCAGCCCGGCGAAAACCCGACCGTGTTCGCGGTTACCGATCCCCGCTGCTACCCGGATCTGCGCTGCGAAGACAGCATCGCCCAGCGCGGCCGTGACGGGCAGTGGGTCGGCTACGACTGTGTCCTCGAGGACGAGCATGACGACGACCACACCGACGGCGCCCTGTACTGGAACGACGCCGGCGACTTCACCTTCCGCTGACCCCGCTGCGCCTTGACCTTGAAAGAGAGTGACCATGATCGACAGCAACCTCATCCCACGGGGCAGGGACGTGATCTTCCGTTCGATTGGCGCGACTGTCCTCGTCGCCGGAGTCATTGCGGCCATCCCCGGCTGGTCTTCTTGGTTCGCGCTGTCACTGCCGGTCGGCTTGGTCTGGGCGCTTGGAGAGATCTTCCGAGCTTCGCGGGCCGTTGACCGGGAGTGGAGGTGTATCGAACAGCGCTGGGCCGCTCTCGAGGTTTCGCGTGCCACCCGGCAGCAAACTGGCTCGTGGCCGTGGGGGCAGAAGCCGGGCCGCTACATGGTCGACCCGGCCGGCAACCTGGCCGGCCCGCTGTCCGATCCTGAGGGCTGGATCGCAGCCCACCGCAGCAACATCGACGGCGCCTGACCTGCCACGCCTGACCTTCATCCCACCACCGGAAGGAACCGCCATGACCGATCTGATCACTCGCACCATCGACCGGATTGCCGAACTCACCGGCGACACGGACGGCGCGAAACGTGTCCCAGCGTTGGGCCGGTGCTCGCACTGTGGTGTGGCACCTGGCCGCAAGCACCAGCTTGTCCTGTGCACCGGTAACCGACGTGACCGGTTCATCATCGCCCTGGTGGAGGCGCCCGACGCCGGATTCACGGTGGAGACCGCTACTGAGCTGGTCGACCGGACTATGCCGCATCTGCGCTGACCTCAACCCCATCTGACGAAGGAGAACGACATGACCACCAACGAGCCGACCCCGCACGACGCCGAGCACTGCTTCGATTGCAACCCGGGCGCTGCACAAGAAGGCGACTCCATGACGGTCAAGCCCCGAGAGTGGACCCCGATCGACGACAACGGCACCGAGATCTACCTGTACGGGGATCAGCCTGTCGACATCGTCGTGAAGCTGCCCGCGTGAGCACGATCCGTACCATCCAGTCCGCAGCCTGGGCCAACAAGCTCACCAAGGGTTTCAACACCAGCGACGTGCCGCTGGAGTTCTGCTACCTGTCCGCCGAGGTGGCCGAGGCGTTCGATGCGTGGCGTAAAGGCCGCCCTGATCTCGGTGAGGAGTTGGCCGACGTCGCCCTGTTCCTGGTGTCGCTGGCCGAGATGAACGGCGTCGACCTGCAAGCCGAGGTGGAACGCAAGCTGGCGAAGAACGCCGGCCGAACGTACGTGACTGGGGCGGCGGGTCTGCCTGTTCGGGTGGACGTCTAACCCGGACCGCTGACCCCGAACCCATCCGACGAAGGAGAACCACATGACCACCGCAAAGCCCACCACCGTGAACCAGTCAAGCGGACACGACTGCTGCTATCACGTCGCTGCTGCCAAGGCTGTGCTAGCCGACCGGGAGCGGGAGTTGCTTGAGCTGAAGGGCCCGTGCTCTGGTGCGGCCGGGCATGCGTGCCGGCTGCATTGCGCCCACTCGGGGCCGTGCGACACCCGGCCGCAGCTCTGACCCGCCCTGACCTACAACCGGAGGAGAACGGCATGCCCGACGACAACTACCCCGCCACCCTCGATGAAGCCGCCAGCATCGAGCAAGAGCAGCTGTGGGCCGACCTGGACAACGCTGTCACCTCGGCCAGGAACGGTGTCTGGTCGATGCAGTGCGACAACCTGCAATGGCGAATCATCCACTTGGCCCGGCTGGTCGGCCCGACACCGTGGGAGCAGATCCAGGTGACGCTGCTTCGGTCCGGGGTGTACGGGCGGATCCTCGACGAGGCCGGCATCCCGTACCTGCCGATTGATTGGGATGCCGTAGCGGAGACTGAGGCGGCGATTGCGGGCGGGTTGAACCGGTGACCGAGTTCGAGCAGCGCATGGCGTCGGAGCTGCAGACCCTGACCGACAGGTGGGTGCCGAGGCTGCGCAGATTCGTGGCCAGCGTGCAGGCTCCGCCCTGCTGCGACTCCCATAACCGCAACTGTGAGCCGCCGTCGGAGTTGTGCTGCCACGACTGCACCGAGAAGACGCACGACATGTTCCCGATCCGGCATGCGGACGGGTCCCGCTGTGTGATGGAGGATGGCTGACATGCTGCTGACCTGCTGGTGGTGCGGTACCGAACCCGACGAGGTGACCGAGGTGCGCAGCTTCGAAGGCGTGGTCCGGCGCATCCCCCACTGGCCGGCGTCCGACCATGACTGCGCGGAGACGCCACCGTCGGCTGACATGCTGCTCGATCGGGTGCTGCTCAGTGCAGCATGGACCGATGCCTGAGATCCGCCTGAAGCTGCCCAAGCCGGGGAAGGTCAGCCGTTCGTACCCGGCCTGGCTGGAATGGCCCCGCTATGTGGTTCCTTACCGGTTTCGCCGAGTGCACCGCTGGTGGGCTCACCGGGCGCCGTTCTTCTGGCTGCCGTGCCCGCTGTGCGGTGAAGAGTTCGGCGGGCATGAGTGGCGTGACATCGGCGGCCTGCCGTCTCGGGTGCCGGACCCGATGAACCAGCCCGCGAGCCCTTCCGGGCCCGTGATGTCGGTGGGGATCTGCCCGGCATGCACCCGCGCTGGGCGAGGGGTGGAGGACCAGTGACCACGACCCCGTCCGCAGCCGACATGATCGCCCAGATGCGCGCCCTACTGGAATCCTTGCCCGACCGCTTGCCGACCGTCGTGCGGGTCGGTCCGGGCGTCACGGAGGAGCTGAACGACGGCAAACCCGTCACCCGCCCGCTGCTCGAACCGCCACTCCCCCTCGGCATGGACATCATCTTGGACCCTGACTATCCGCCCGGCCAGTGGCGGATCTTCGACCAGCATGGTGAGGAAATGTCGGATGGGGTACTGCCCGTTCCGGGTGCGACCGTCCGCGTGCAGTTCGAGGACGGCACGAGCAAGGACATGCGGGTGATGACGGTCAGCCGCGACGATCAGGGGCGGATCCGCGAGTACACGGTGGCGGATGCGGCGCTGGTTGACGGCATGCCGTATGCGACGGACTGGCTGTTCCGGTGACCGGCCGCGAGTTTGCCGCCGTGCGCAGCGTTGACGTGGTCCGTGAGAGTCGTTTCTGCTGGCGGGTGCACTTGCGCATCCCCGACGGCCTGGGTATGACGGTAGAGCCGCCCTGCTGGTTTGAGTGGACGGCCCGGCGTGCTGCCCGCCGGGTGTGGGAGCAGGAGCGGCGAGACGCGCAGGAGCAGGATGTGGTGCTGAGTCTTGCGGTTGATGTCAAGGAACCAGTCCGGCTTCCGCCCGCCTAGCTGTTCTTGCGTGGCCGGCCGCGTTTGCGGGGCGGCTTGAACGGCTCCAACTGCTTCTCGCGGGTCCGGGGGCGTTTCACGTATTCGGCGACAGCGGCGACCACGATGTCGTTGAGCGTCCATGGGTCGTCGCGCTCCGGCTGGCCCTTGAGGGCTTCCTGGGCGGCGGTCTTCAGCTCGGGCGGCACCCGGAAGTCTTTCGCCTGGTGTTTGTGTGGGCCGCCCATCCGTCAAGCATGGCATGCGGGGACCCAGATTCAGCCCTCAGGGCAACCGATCAAGATGTTCCGGGCGGTAGACTGGAGTGAAAGCGGGGACCCTTTTTTTGATCATCTGAGCAGCTAGGAGCACACATGAGCGACCGGTTGATGTCTTCGATCCACGAGACGCTGACGCAGCAGAGCGTCCCCCAGCCCTACGTCGTCGCCCAGGCCGTCCGGGACAACCTCGTTATCGAGATCACCGACGAGATGGTTGAGCAGGCAGACGAGGCCGAGGAGAACACGCCCGGTCTCGCCCACGACCAGATGAAGGCCGCACTGTCCGCCGCGTTCAAGGCGGCCGGCTTCATCGTGGCGGCGCACTGATGGCCGGCACCCACCGAGGTGAGATGGCGCTCAGCGCCTCCCAGCTCGAAACGATCCGCACCGACGGCATGGTCACTGGCTACATCTATCCGCAGGCTCAGTCGGCCAATGTGTTCGTCAAGCCGGGCCGGTTCGGCACCCCCTACGGCAGGGCGCTTGGCATCACCGAACAGGACCTGGCCCATCTTGTGGACGGCGGCCGAGTCTCGGATGTCCCGATTTACGAGTCCACCGCTCTAACCGAGGACACCGCCGACCTTTCCGCCGAGGTGACTGCCTGATGGCCGCCGACGATGTTGCCCCCGCCGAGGTCAGCGACCCAGCCGCGCAGATCATCCGCGCCAGCTACCTGGCCGGAATCCTCGACCTCGAAACAGCCCTGGCCCGGCTTCAGGACAACAACATGCACTTCAGCCGGCAGTGGGCGGTGAACCTGCTGTCCCGGCCGATGAGTGCGGAGCGGGTGGAGCATTGGGCTGGCGTGGCTGTCACCGACGGGCAGATCACGGCCCGACTGGCGGAGGTGACCGCGTGAACCTTGAGGACATGTCCCACTTCGAGGTGGGCGGCAACACTGACGAAGGCGATGCCGACATCCAGCTGACCTGCCTCCGCTGCCCTGTCGTCGGCCCGTGGCTGACGGTCAGTCCCGACGAGGACGGGCCCGGTGTGAACCTTGCCGACCTGTTCCAGCGTGCGGAGAAGCACCTCGAGGAGGCGCACCGATGAACGTCGCTTTCGTGTGCGCGAAGGAAGACGAGCAGGGCCCGGAACGCACCCACGAAACCGCCATCGCGATGAAACGCTGCCCGCGCTGCCGTAAGCAGGCCGTCGCCGGCTACTGGTGTATGGAGGAGGGCTGCGAGCACCAGGACGTTGACCCGGACGACCAGCTCACCGGTCACGGTGAGGGCAAATGCGAGCTGGCGGAGGTGAACGCCTGATGGCCGCGACGATCCCCCGCGCGGAACTTGCTGAGGTGGGGCGCCGACACTCCATCGACTACGACGTGGACTGTGACCCGACCATCCACTGGGTTCGCGGTCTAGCGTCTGGCTTACGCGCTGGCGCCGGTTTAGGGTCCCCCAGCGATGCAGTGCTTGCCGAGGCCAACGAACTGGACGCCTTGGCCGACCGGTACGAGCAGAAGGCGGGAGCCTGATGACTGCGATCACCGTCAACGCCGAGCCGTGCTGGATCGTCACCCACGCGGACGGCAGCCCGTCAGGCTACGAAGACGAGGAGCCGCACTACGCCACCGAGGACGAGGCGCGGAAGGCTGCCGCGGACATCACCTACGCCGACGACCCGGTCCCGGTCGTGAAGCGCCTCGACAACCTGTGCCCCTCCGCGACGGCGGCGTGTGGCTACCGCTACGACGAGGACGGCGAAGGTGTGCAGCATTGGCCCGACACCGCTGAGGCGTTCCGCGTCTACCTGACCGGCACGGCCGACTGGCGGGAGGGTTCTGGCGGGTCGCTGCTGTGTCCTGCTGAGCATGGCTGCGAGGAGTGTGACGCGGCGCTACTGCGGCAGTACGAGACCGGAGAGGTGACCGCCTGATGGGTAGCACTCCCCGAGCACATCTGGCCTACGGCTACGACCTGGGTTCTGCCGAGGATTTCAAGGCCGCCGAACGCGACGAGTACGGCTCCCCGGACCTGCCGTGGGTGCCTGACGACGCCTACGCGTACACCTTCGCCGGCGCCCTGGAGAAGCAACTACCGGACCCTCGCGCCGTGGGCGTGGAGTTCTCCGGCGCCGAGGAATCGACTGGCTGGATGCTGATCGCGAAGGGTTCGGAGCGGTCGGTGGACTGGGACGAGGCGATGGCTCTCGACTTGGACGAGCTCGAAGGTCGGCCGGCGGCGGAGGGTTGGGATGTCCGGCTCGGTGAGGCGCTCGCCGCACTCGGCATCACACCGACGCAGGTGCGCGCGCGGTGGCTTGTTTTCCCCACCTACGGCTGACCCCAACTACCTGCAAGGAGCTCAACGAATGGCCCGCTTCGGTGTCCTGACATGGGACTGGCGCGAACAGCCCAACCTTGAAACCCTCGGCCGCATCCTCGGCGAACTCGGCGGCCTGTCACTGCATCAGGTCGACACCGGCGGCGACGAGTACGCCATTGTGATCAGCGAGTCCGGCGGGCTGACCGATGCGCAGGTGACCGCGGTGTGGGAGCGGAGCGAGTACGAACCGATCGTCACCTTGGACTTGGAGCGCTGACCGGGGGTGTAGACGGCCCACCACGACGGCTGGTTCGCTGGGCCGATGACCCCTGACGAGCACGCTGTCGAAGCTGAACGACTCTTGGGTATTGCCCGGGAAATCTACGACCAAGCGGTTCTTGAGGCCGTCCCGCCGATCGACCCGACAGCGCACGCCGAGATCCAAAGCATCGCCGCTCTCGCCCAGGTCTACGCGACGTTGTCGCTGCGCCGACCGGCCTTGTCCGTTCTGCCCGCCGGGCGGGGTGCGGAGACTCCGCTGCCTCACCTGGGTATCCCGATGCCGGAGGACCGCGACGGCCGGCCAAGGCATGTGCCGTCGAACGAGGTCGTCGACTTTCCGGACGAGCGGTAGCCCGGCAGCGTCGCTGTTAGCCCGTGCGCGAACCGCCTGTCGGGTCGGCGGCGTACCGATCATCCATGGGGGTATCGGCTGGCCAGATGGTGGCCTGGGGCTGGACAGTCACCCACCCACCACCAAAGTGGATCTCGTTAACGACAGGGCGCCGCCCACCGTCGCACATCTGCGGACCAAACGGACAACAACCACTCGGCAGTGGTTAACAAGCCCGTAACTGGAACCGTTCCACCGACGTTCTCCCCGTATTGGACCTTCACGGGACTTGGGGACGACGTGAGCCAAACGCCAGGCGAAAACACCCGCGACATCCTTGCCCTCAGACAAGCACACCCCGCCGAGAAAAACCTGCAACCCGGCGAACGCGAAGACGACATCCGACGGGTCGGCCGGCGCGACTACATCCTCGGCACCGCCGTATTCCTCGGCACCTTCGTCCTCGCCCTCGTCATCGCCCTCATCAGCGAACAGCGAGTGTTCGAAACCCGGCCAGGGCAGCTGTTCGCCGTCATGGCGTTGATGGCACTCATGGCATTGGGTGGCAGTCTCGTCATCAACGGCCGCACCGAACGCCGCGAACGCAACCAGCGGGCGTCGGTACGGGTCGCGTTGAAAGAGATCGCCGAGATGCGGGAGCAGCTGCACCTGGCGATCGGGCTGGTGGCGCCGCTACCTGGGCGGCTTGACCAGACCAGTGAACGCCTCGACCGTATCGGTGACGCCATGACGCACCTAGCCGCGAGTCTGCCCGACGAACTGCTCAGCCAGCATTGGAAGGGTTTCAGCGATGCTGTTCGTGAGGGATTCGGCGAGCGGACCGGAACAGAGGGCAGCAAGAGGCGGCCCAGTCGGCATCTTGGGATTGCCCATCCGGACCCGCCAAGCAGCTAATGAGCCCCTTGGAGCCAGCTAGACCCTGACAGTGTCGATTAGGTGGTGGGGTCCACCGGGTAACCGCCCCACCGGACCACTGAACCGGACTGCCTACTGTCTCCCGCGTGATCAATCCGGAGCCGGGAGGCGCGCTTTATGCGCAACTCGCCGCCACGCTGCGGGAACAGATCACCGCCGGCACGCTGCGCCCTGGACAGGTCATCCCGTCTGAGCGGACACTGGCTCAGCAGTACAACGTCGGCCGGGAAACCGTCAGCCGGGCCGTGAAGTCGCTACGCGCGGAAGGCCTGCTCGAGTATCGCCGCGGAATGGGGGTGTTCGTGCGCGAGCCCACCGCATTCGCACCGCTGACCCCACTGCCCGGGTCGACTGCCGTGGCGCGGATGCCCACTCTCGCCGAACGGGGCCGGCTCGGCCTGGACGACGGGGTTCCGGTCATTGAGGTCATACCACAGGACGGCGGCAGGGCCGAGGTGTACGCCGCTGACCAGTGGCAATTGCACTGGCCCACCTGACTGGGTGCTTTGCGCCATTGATGACGTAACTCCCTAACTCGACATGCGTTCAGCCCGAGGTTTGTATTACGGGTTGCCGTTGTTAGCGTGACCGAATGCGCACCGACCTGTACGCCCGCAAGTCCTCCAGTGACCTTGGGCGTTCCGTGGCCCGCCAGGAACGCACCTGGCGGGCCGACTGCGAGGCAGAAGGGCTCGAGCCAGGCCGCGTTTTTGTCGACCCGGACTTCTCGGCAAGCCAGTACGCCCGCAAAGACCGCCCGGACTACACCGCCCTCCTCGAACACATCCGGGCCGGCGAGACGGAGATGGTGTCGCTGTGGGAGGTGACCCGAGGCTCCCGCCAGATGGGCGAGTGGGTGACCTTCCTCGACCTGTGCAGGGAGAAACGCGTCATGGTGCGCGTCTTCGGCGACGGCGAAGACGCGTTCACCTACCGGACATGGGTGCAGCGCGACCGCGACTCACTGATGAAGGAAGGCATTGCCGCCGAGAGTGAGGTGGAGCGGATCCGCACCCGCACCCGGGCCGGTACGGCTGACGCAGCCCACGAGGGCCGCCCACCGGGGCCGCTACTGGATGGCTACGTTCGGGAGTACGGGGCGTTGACCGGTGACAGCCTCTCACCGTCAGGCGCGAAACGTCGGGAGATCCGCCAGGTGATTGACGAGCCCAGGGCGGCTATCTACCGCGCTGCGGCGGAAGGCGTCATCAACGGTGTGCCGCTGAACTTCATCGTGCGGGTCCTGACCGCCTGGGGAATCCCGACGGCGTCCGGGGGCAGTGTGTGGCAGGGGACCGTGATGCGCCGCATGCTCCTCAATCCTGGGATGCAAGGGCATCGGGTGCTCGCCGGGAAGATTGTCAGGCGCGACGCCTGGCCCGCGATCTTCGACCCGGTGACGGCGGCCCGGGTGCGTGAGATCCTCACGGAGAGCGGCCGGCGACACCGGTCCGACGGCCGGCTGAAGTACATGCTGACCGGGGCGCTGAAGTGCGGGGCGTGCCGACACCCGATGGGCAGCCGGACGTGGAGTCAGCAGCAGTACCAGTGCGCCCAGCCGGGATGTTCCAAGGTAGCTGTTTCGATGCGGCTGGTGGAGGACGAGGTGTCTCGGCTGATCGTGGCCCGCCTGATTCAGCATGACGCGATGAGTGCACCCGCGTTCGCGGCGACCACCGATGACTCTGCCGTCCGGGCGGCGAAGGCTGAGCTTGCGGTTCTGGCCAGCCGCCGCGATGAGCTGTACCGCGAGGCGGCGAAACCGGACGGGCCGAGCTTGGCCTTGGTTGCCGCCGCAGAGCGGGAACTACTTCCCCGAATCGACGCGATGCAGGATGAGATCCGGCGCCTGACCCTGCCGCCGGTGCTGCACGACTTCGATCCGCAGGACCTCGCACGGAGATGGGATTCCGGGTATTACGCGGTGGGTGATCGCCGGGCGGTGGTGATGGGCTTGGCTGATCTGGTGTTGTCGCCGGTGGGTAAGGCGGGCCGTTGGTCGCGGTGGCGCTTGGCGGAGTCCCGCTGGCGTGGCGATGCCCTGACGTGGGGTGAGCGTTGGGGCGCCGAAGCCCGTATCGATTCCTGATCAGCTTGCTTGGCTGCGGTAGGAAGCAGCCTGCAGGTACTTGAGGTAGTTGATCCATTCGCGGCGGCTTTCGGCGGAGATGTTGCCGCTTTGCAGGATCTGCAGGACTTCCTCGACTTCGGCGGGGAGCGCATCGTCTCCGGGGGAGATCTCTTCCTCGGTGAGGTAGCCGAGGGCGACTGCAGCGCGCCTTGGATCGATGCCGAGGGCGGTGCACACGCTGCGGACGTGCTGGGGTTCGGGCCGGTCGGCGAGACCCCTTTCCCATCTACTGATGGTGCTGCGGCTGACGCCGGATTCCTGCTCGAGGTCCTCCTGTGACCAGCCTTTGGCTCGCCGGGCGTTGCCGATGAGGTCGGCGAAGCTCTCGGCTCCTGCTGAGTCATCCATGACGCAATCGTAGGGGATTCCGCCCGTCCAGGAATGCGTCATGTGCGATGCGTGCATAGGTGACGAGTGCACGAAGCCGTCCAATCCTCGCCCAATTCCCGTGAGGGCAACGGCAAGCCGCCGCATGTCATCGATCATCTTTTATCTTTGACACGAACGGAAGACTTTTCTGCGCCACTGTTGACTCATGACGCAGCAACCGTCACTCTTGAGCCATGAGTGACGCAGAGACTGTGGCACCGCGCGTCATACCTGACGAGCCCCCCAAACTCCGCCTGGACCTGTACAACGCTGCATGCCAGGCCAAAGGACTAACCCGCCGAGCGGACCGGGCGGTCCTGTTTCAGATCCCTCGCCGCGCTGTCTACCGGCTCGAGAAGAACGAAGTCGTGCCGCTGCTCACCACGGCACAGCGGATCGCCTCCAAGCTCGACCTGACCGTCGACGAGCTCTGGCCGGCCGCATGAACATCGACGACCTGCCGGACTACGCCATCCAGCTCGCCAGTGAGGCACCGCGGCTAAGCACCGATCAGCTTGAGCTGCTTGGTTCAGTGCTTTACCGCAACGAGCCGGTTCGCCCGGCTGCGGTCAAGGTTCTCCCTGCGGTTGCGGCCCGTGTAGCCATTGCACCCGAGCAGCGTGCCGCATGAGCCCCGCGATCCTGACCCCGCAGCGCGACGGCTGCCTGTTCGAGCGGGACGGTCTCGTGCGCCGTTTCGACTCGTACGCGGACGCCGAGGCTGAGGCGATTGCCGGTCTGGTGCCGTTCACAGTCGACCGGTTCCCAATGTCGCCGATCGTGCTGGCCGTATCGCCGGCCCTCAAAGCCTGACAACGAGGAAGCCGTGAGCGCTGCTATCGCCCACGGCCCTCACTTCCCAGTTCAACGCCTCTACCGCTCCGGGAGTGACGTTCTATGACTATCGATATCACAAAGCCTCCGGTTCCCGCGAACATGCTGCGCCTGGATGGCACACCCATTCGCCCGACCGTGGAGATCCCACTCAAGCCGTGCTGCCGCGAGGTGCTCCTCGGCGAGGAGTGCCCCTGCGACTCTGCCGACCTGGCCGACATGTTCGCGCAGCCCCTGTTCCTGGACCTGCGCCCGGCGGTGAACGCGTGATCCCGTCGGCTCTTCCGCTGCCGTTCACCTTCACCGGCCATTCGGTGTCGGCGGTACGGCAGGTGGTGCCGTACTTCGTGGAGATCCCCGGCCAGGGCATGCTGCGGCGCACCGCGGAGTACTTCGGCTGGTCGTGCACGTGCGGTGAGGTGTCGCGCCCGGAGAACCGGTGGAGTCACGAGCATCTCGCGGTGGATATGGGGATGCGGCATGCCGAGCAGCTGGGCATTGCATCGTGACCGGCAACGAGCGCACCAACCTGTTCCAGCGGTGGACTGCGAAGCGTCGCGCGAAGCATGAGTCGCCGATTCCTGCGGATCTGATGGCGGACCTGAAGCGCAAGGGCTGGCGCCTGGTGGCCCAGTCGAAGCAGCAGAAAGCAGCAGAGTCGTGACCGCCTTGGCGCTGGTGGCCCTGGCCGGCTGTGTCGCCCTGCTGGCGGACACGGCATGCCGGCCGTTGCAGGCGGATGTGCTGCTGCGCGATCTGGTGTTGCGGGACGCCGCCGCTCAGGGTGTGGCGCACGCCGAACGTCTTGGCCTGGTCAATCCGCCCGTGCCGCGCCGCTGGTCGCATGACCGTAAGCCGAGTGCTGAGCCGGCACCGCGGGTCCTCGACCTGATGCCGCGCTCCTGACCCGCAGTTCCTCCCTTTTCGATCTTTCTCTTGAGGTGAACCATGCCCGTCAACACCCAAACCCGCATCATGCGGCCCGCCGAACTGGCCGAGTTTGACCCGACCACCGCGACCATGCCGACGGTGGCGGATGCCCGCCCGGTCGGTGAGCTGTATCGGGGCCGGCACCGCACGACCGACGAGGTGACAACCCGGCTGATCGATCCGGACATGCGGGAAGCGGTGGTGGGGGTTCCGCTTCCCGCCCGCGCCCGCGGTGCGGCCTACTCCGCGGAGTCGGTCCCGCGTCGTCTTCCGAAGCCGGCCGCGGTGCTGCGTGACGCCCTCCGCTCGCTGCGGCCACGCCGATGACCGTCCAGTGGGATGCGCTGCTCGCGGCGTTCATGGTGGTCGTGGTGGTGTTCGGCCGGCCGTTCCTGAACCTGGTCGCCAGGCGGCGGCCCGCTCCCCCGCCGGAGCCGTTCACCGAGTCGGTGGAGACGGCCGCAGAGTGGCTGCTCGACGGCTACGACTGGGATTCCGAGCTCGAGTGGTTCCTGTACTACGAGGGCCACTACTACGGCCGGCCCGACTGGGACACGTCGTCGTGGCTGGACGATGCCCCGCGTGAGGGTGGTGGCGCGTGAACAGTGCTTTCAACCAGCCGCACCGTTCCCGGTACGCGGATTTGGACGGTCGCCGGCCGGAGAACGTGCCGTTCCCGGAGTGGGCTGAGGATCAGTCGCGGCGTTCGAACGAGGGCAACGCCTACTGGATCGGCGGGGTGCAGGTGGTGGACGGGTTCGAGCGGCTGCTGTCGGCTGAGGCCCGACGTTTGGAGCGGCGCCGTACCGCGCAGGCTGAGGGCTGGCGGGCGGGTGAGCCGGGTGAGTGAGACCGGCACCTGGGTCGAGGCGTCCGCGATCAGTGATTCCGTCACTGACCTGCACGCCCTCGCCCTTGATGTGCGTGCCCGTATCCACGCCTTGGAGCGGGATGACCCGGATCGGGTGTGGCTGGTCAACCACTGGCACAGCCTGGACCAGTTGGAACGCCGCCTACGGGCGGCGCTGGCCGGTGCAGGTCGTGCGGAGGCACGCCCGGTTGGTGAGGACACGCAGGCGTGGCTTGCGGGCTGGCTGCCCCAGATGCCCCGCAACAGGGGGCCACGGTGAGCGCCGAACCGATCGCTGCCGTGGTCGCAGACATCCGGGCGGGGCGAGGCGTGCGCAACGTCGCGGTGGAGGCGGCATACCCGGACCAAGCGGCTAGGGCCCGCGCACCGCAGCCTGTCGTCGACACCACGGCCATCTACACCTCCTTGCAGGGTCGCGCTGAAGCGGGCGTGAACCTGTACGAGGACTTCCCGACAACGGTTTCGCCCTGGGATGACGCGCTGTTCGCATACGTCAACCGGCACGGGAACGTCATGGTGCTACAGGTTCACCAGGAGCCCTGGGTGGAGGCGCGGCAGTGGGAGACGGAGAACCAGGTCGACTGGTCCCGGGTTCGGTGGCTCGTCGAGGCGTCTGTGTGGATCGGCGGACGTAACGGCGGCGGCAAGCGAATCGACACGCAGGGCCCTGTCCGGCTTATGCAGCACGCGGTGTACGAGGACGGCTCACCGGCGGACATGCATTGGGTGTCGCTCGCTCGTGGTGGCGATGAACCGTCGGTGTGGGAGATGGCAACAGTTGTTCTCAACGCGTCGCTGAACTTCCTGGCCTGCCAGAACGTGGAGGTGGCGGAGCCGAAGCGGCCTTTCCCGGTGCGTCAGCGTCTGCGGAAGACGCGGGTTCAGGTGCAGGCGATCGTGGTGCGCCCGCCGGGGAAGCGCCGGTCCGGTCCGTTGGCGGCGGCTCGGCCGATGGATGAGCTGGACGCGCAGATCACGAGTGTGCGTGGGTCGTTCGCCACCTACGGCAGCAACGGCCGTGGGCTGCTGTTCGGCAAGCTCGCCGGAAAGTTTTGGCGGCCGGCTCACATTCGCGGCGGCGCTGAGGCGGAGCCGCGTGACTACCTGCTGAAGCCGGGGACTGCCGCGTGATCCGCGACCAGGTGGCCGGGTTGGGGGCCCTGTTCACGCAGGGTCCCGTCCTGCTGCTGCTCTTCCTGGTGGTGGTGCTCCTGGCCGTGCTGGCGGGGATCGGTATTGGCCGGCGGCAGGCGTTCCGGGAGGTCGACGAGCAGCGGGCTGAGGTGCTGCGGGCGTGCGAGGACGCGGCTGCTGCGCTGGTGCAGGTGCCGGGGCAGCGGCAGGGTTCGAGCTGATGCGTCAGTCGTTCTTGCGGGTTGACGCCTGGTTAGTGGCTCGCATGACAGCGGACTTGCGGGGCCCGGTCCGCCCGTGTCGGGCGCCGGTTGGCTCGTCGAGGGGCTTGTCACTTACCGGGATGTCCGGCCGGTGCTCGCGGATCCAGTCGTCGATGTCTTTGATCCACCAGACCTTGCCCATGGCGAGGACGTCGAACGGCTCGGGCCAGTTCGGCTTCGCGATCAGCTGTTGGACGCGCTGGCGGGTCACGCCGAGTCGCTCTGCGATCTCCATCTGGCCCATCAGGTATCGCCCCATGGCGGTCAACATGACTCGCAGCGTACTTGTCACTTGACAATCGGGGCAAGAGTCAGCAGGCTAGGTCTTGTCACTTAACAAGTGCTCGGTCGAGTGCTTGGAAGATGGGAGTGATCTGCAAATGTCGTTGGGAGAACTCGCTCTTACGGAGTCTCGGACTCTGCGAGAGCAGCACATGTCCCGTACCGAGGTGCTTGACAGGGTCAAGTCTCTGACCATGCTTCCCGGCGACACCCACGTCACTGTCGAGATGGCCGCCACCTTCTATGAGGTGTCGGTCGATGCGGTCGAGAGCCACATTCGGCGGGACCGTGACGAACTCGCAGGTGACGGGCTCGAAGTCCTCACTGGCGGCCGACTCTCCGCCTTCAAGACGGAGAGTGGCTTCCGCTCCCGCGCCGCCTCGCTGACCCTGATTCCCCGCCGTGCGCTACTTCGACTCGGAATGCTGCTCCGGGACAGCAAGGTGGCGCGGGAGGTCCGGACCCACCTGCTCAACATCGAGGCGGCTCCTGCCTCGCGGTACGACGAGCTCGACATCAACGACCCCAACATGGTTCTGATCCTCGCGCAAGCGGCCCACAAGTCCGCCGCACTCGCGATCGAGGAGCGAAACGGGCGACTTGCCGCCGAAGCGCAGGTCGCCGAACTTGAGCCCAAGGCCGCCGCCCTCGACGCGATCGAGGCCGGCGAGGGGATGACGACCCGCGTCTACCGCAAGACCTACTTCCCTGACATCCCAGAGGGTGAGTTCTTCGCCCACCTGTACCGCCGCGGTTTCCTGATCAACCAGCGCGGGACCGGGACATGGGACGAGCGGCGCCAGTGCTACCGCGACGGATCCCAGCACGGACACCCCGGCGCAGTCGGGAACGCCTACTTCTACCTCCACTCGCAGCTCGACCGGTACGAGATCCGCCGCTACCACGCGCGAGTCCGTCCCGGCCAGCCCGAGATCAAGCTTCGTGACCTGCTGATCCGGCAGGGACTCACTCCGAAGCTCATCACCGATGCCGACCTGGAAAGGACTGCCCGATGACAACTCCGCAGCTCAAGACCATTCAGTCGTCCGGCCCGAAGCGCACCACCTGGATCATCGAAGGTCAGCGGCACGTGCACGAGCGGTACACGCCGTGCGAGTTCTGCGAGAAGCGCATCGAGGAAGGCGCCGACATCAGCTTCTTCCGCGGCGACTGGCTGCACGCGGACTGCGCGACCAAGTCGCTGATGGAGTTGGAAGCGCACAACGCCTGGCTGGCCCTCGGTGCCGATCTGGCCCGTCACCCGCGTGCCTACAGCGCCGCGGAGACGAAGGTGATCCTCAACCAGCTGATGCGGATCGCGTCGGCTATGGCCGTGGACGCCTTCGAGGTCGACACCGCGCCGGCTCCTCGCCCGATGCGTGTCGTGCAGGGCGGCATCGCCTGATGGCCCGCTCGACTTACATCTGGTTCGTCCAGGACGGCCAAGGCGATGTCGTTGCGGCGTTCACCGTCAAGCACGAGCTGACCAAATGGCTTGAGGCGAACGGCACGAACTTCCTGGTGTCACGGATCCGTGACGGACTTCAGGCGCCCGGCGAGCGGCCTGTCGAGCTGAACCCGCGCACGTTGGAGCGTGCCCTGTGACCACCCTCAACGCAGTCCAGCTGCACACCGGCGTCCAGGTCGCCTCAACCACCTTGTCCGTCACGCTGGTCAGCCTGCGTGCGGTGTCACGCTGGCCCGACGGCCGGCTCGTTCTGCACGACCTGCGCCAGATGGCCGCCGACCCGTTGTACGTGCCGTACGCGGACACCGTCGAACGCCTCACCGAGCTGGGCCTGGTCGAGCACGGCGGTCTGCACGACGACATTCGGTCGATCGTTTTGGCCGCGGTCGACGAGGACGGGTTCACGCTGCGGGATCCACGGGTGGCGTCATGAACGCCCCACCGCTGCTCGAGTCCTCGGCTGAGGCGTACTCGCAGCTGGCCCACGGGCGGTTCGAGTTGCGCTTGGCAGAACTTGACGCCGACGGGTTCTGCCCGCTGCACGGCGACCGCCTAGACGGTGCCGGCGACTGCGTCAGCTGCTACATCGACTACGACGCCTGGATGCGCCGGGTGGAGGACCTGTGACCGCCCCCGCGAAGGTCGACCGCCACCCGATCAACTCCGAAACCAACCAGGACGGCACCCGCTACTACATCCACCCGACCACTGGGGAACGGTTCATCTCCGTCACCACCGTCCTCGGCAACATCGCCAAGTTCGGCCTCACCCCGTGGGCGGCGAAGCTGTCCGCGACCGCCGCGTTCGACCGGCTCCCCCAACTCGTGCGGGCATCCCGGATGCCGGCCTGTAACTCGACCAAAACCGATGACGCGTGCGGCACCTGCCGCGACTGCGTCACCTACTGGCTCGCCGACCGACACAACCAGGTCCGTGACGACGCCGCCGACCTCGGCGTGAAGCTCCACGACGTTGCCGAATCCGATGCCCTGTTCGGTGAGGGCGCCCACATCGACGAGGACGTCCGGCCGTTCGTCGAGCAGTTCCGCCGCTGGCGGACCGCCTACGAGCCGGAGTTCCTGGCCTCGGAGATGACGGTCGTCTCCCGCAAGTGGGGGTACGCCGGCACCCTCGACGCGATCCTGTCGATCCCGGTCATGCCGAAACCGCTTGAGCACCTGTCCGGCTTGCCGAACTGCGTCGACTGGAAGACGTCGAAGACGGTCGACCGGGTCAAGGGCTGGCAGGTGGTGGCCTACGCGAACGCCGACGCGGTGTTGCTGCCCGACGGCACGGAACTGCCCATGCCGGAGATCAAGGGCGGGCTGATCGTGCACATCCGCCCGGACAAGGTGCAGATGCGCGAAGTCCACCTGACCAGCGAGAACTTCCAGTACTTCGTCCACATGCTGCGCGTGGTGGAGGGATTGAGCGCCGGCCTGAACACCGTGCTCTCCCGCCCCGTGACCTTGAAGGAGAACTGACATGGCGATCATCGGTTTGCAGCT